TATATTACCTTGTAATATTGCTACATTACCTTGTAACGCCGAAACATTTGTTGTAATACTAGATGTATTAACTGAAGTAGCGACGCCCCCAACCGTTGTTCCGTTATGAAGATATAAGGTATTAGTATCGGTATTAACTATCAATTCACCAGGGGCACCAACGTAGGTACTAATTGCCGCTGTGTTGCCTCTTCGTAACTGTAATCTTCTTGGTGCCTGCATTATATTATACCTAGGTCAACGTTGCCACTGTAGTCTGTAGTGCTTGATGTAAATGCGTCTGTTTCAAATGCTGGATTAATTCTTAGTTCAGCATAGACGCCATAGTTATCATCACTATAAGTAGGTGTTTCATGTACACCATTGTATTTTAGGAACGCAAGTTTGTATCTGCTCTGCGGTAGTGTGTTAATAAAATCACTAGTCAGCATACAATTTGCTGTAGCTGTGCTGACATTACTAACCGTTACACTCACGTTTGATACTACGTTGCCTTTTAAATAATCAATAATATAACCACTAAAGGTTAGGCCAGCAATATTAGCCGTCTTTTGATCTTGGTTCTTAAATTTGATAACAATAGGGTTATCTGCCCCGCGATAAATTTCGATTGGTCTTTGATACACGATGTTGTTCCTTCTGTCAGAAATGGCAGGATCGTTATAGTCCAAAATCTGAACAGTGAAAATATTCTGATATAAATAACTTGTGATTACAGGCACTTTTGCTTGATCCTTTAGAGTATTTATCGCGAGATGTATGGAAGATAGTTACAAGAATTTATTAGATCAATACCCATTTATTAGCTATCTCACCTATGGTGGCAATGAATATATAGGGATTGTACAGAACGCAGACGAATTTATTACTACTATTTACGACTATGCTCTACTCAGAACCTTAGATCAAAAGACTCGCTATTTAGAACTAGCAGATCAATGGTGGTGGGAAAGTAATAGGCTTGTACCTATTAACGTATTTTTAAAACAAGATTGGGTAGAGTTTAGAGTCTGTTTAAAGACATTCAACAGTAAGGATGTAATTATACAGCACGGTCCTTACATTAGTCTTAGAGAAATCAGTTCAAAGCGATCAAAAAGAAAATCAATTACGCTTGTTCGTCGAGTAAGTTAAGATTTACCACAACCAGTTGTGAATATGCAATGGCATGCGCCTTCTTAAAACTATATTCACCTTCAACTTTATCCCAAACAGTAAGACTAACATCTTTCCAAGTACGACCTATTAGGTGACGTTTACCTGGGCGTATAACTGCCAGGAACATAGCCAGTCTGGGAATAGTATCCACAGGCTCTGGCATTTTAAGTAAGGTATCATAGTGATTATTAATATGTATTAACTGCTGACAGACAGCAAGATCATATAACTTTGCCCAGTCTGGCTCTCGCATTAACTCTATTAGATGTTGTTCGCTCTTAACTTGCTTGTATAGATTAACATTAAGTAAGTCTAGTTTCATATAACCACGATCTTCAGCAGTTTCATAATCTAAACTAGCATACCCTGTAAATGGATCTACCGGTATATCAGTCGCATAAACCCCTGTGTTGTGCTTGATCAATTTACCGTCACGTAGAATACTAGCAGGCGTTGTAGACAATACTGCTAATGCTTGGTCACGGTCAGCAAAGTCAATATCAACGTCTGACTTAAAGTTTTTCAATGATTTTTCCTAACATTGCGTCTGTTTGTTTTTTTGGGTCATTAATTTCAGCAGTTAGTTTAGTTACCTGCGCTTCTAAACGTTCTACTATTCTAATTAAGTATAACACATCACTGCGTAGGTTAACAACCTCACCGGTTAATTTTTTAATATCTTCCATTATAATCCGGCTTCCTTTAATATCACTTTAACCCATTCAGTATCTGCCATATAATCTTGGAAGCGACGTTGCCAGTGGTCCGGATCAATCCAAGGTAAAATAATATTAATTTGTTCTTCTGTTAGGGTTTCAAGAAATGCTACACCGGATTGGCAATTAAACACAATCCAAGGACTAACTCGACCGTTAGCAATATGATGACAGATTCTATTAGTACCACCGTATCTAAAATAATCTCTAAATCCATTCTTAAGTTCAAGATGTTCGTCAGCATATTCCTGCATTTCGATTAGAGCACGTTCGAGCGCATCTTGTACTGCTTCTTTCTTGATGTAGGTCTGTAGATATTCTACATAGACTGCTTCGTGTGTCCAGTGGTCTAGCTTTTTGTTTTGTTTAATGACCCAATCAATGAACATCCGAGGATTAACAGCACGAATACTAACCATGTGGCGACCAAACTTAACAAAGGCTGTGTAATATGGACTGCCAACGAAATCAGCATAGGTCTTTAACTTGGCTGATCCTTGGGTCATTTCAAAGAAACGTAGGTATGCTTGATAGCCGAATTGTACACCTGTTTCTTTTTCCTGTTGCCAGCGTCGCTTGTTTTCACAGAGATGCGCCGTAAGAGTACTTTCCTTACGGAATTCTTTATCGCAATATCGACACTTATAACTTGGACTTGATTGTTTTATCGTCTTGTCCGTGTTGTCTTGCCAGGTCTTCAAGATCTCGTTTATCATTAATTTTCGCTAACAGTTCAATTTCATCTTGTTTCATTGTAGGGAACATTTCTGCTAAGAATTTCTGTGCTTTACTATTGCCTTCTTTCTTTTTAGTACCTTGCCAGTAGTGGTGTTGCTTGCCCATATTAGGACTAACACTGGTACACAGCAACCATTGTAGTTTTGGGTGTTTGTTTAGATCAAAGAAATTCTTATTTACACGTTCATTAGTGGCCATTAGATAGTAGGCCTGTAGATCGCTTGATCCAGCAACACTAGCACCATACCGCAACATTAGATATGTACTAAATGCCTTGCGTTGCTCATCAGTAAACTTGTCATAGTAAGCACGATCCTTGCGATCAAATGCTGCCATTTCGTTGCCAATGTATAATGGATCGTTATAGTCTGCCGCCATTATTTGCCTTTGCGTAGGTAGTTTAAAATTTGACTAATACTTTGCTGCATACTTTCGTATTTGATTCGCATTTGATCTAATTGTTCGCTTTGGATTGACAATCGTCTGTATAGATCTGTGATAATATCCTGTTGTTCGCGCAGTTTTTTATCTTGACTTAATAAGTTAGGACGAGGCGGTGCGTTAGGGTCTACAGCACGCTTCTTTTTAGGTCTGAATTGTTCTGGGTTAAATGCCATCTTTGTATTCCTTGCTTAACTTATATATCATTATAGCATGATCTAAGGCTTCTTGTAAAGACTGATTTGTTTGAGCAGCTCGGCGTATATTACCCCAGAGTTTATCTTCTTTTACTCGATCTAGGGTAGATCGCATCTCCTGTGTGTACTCTTTGGCCCAAGCATCAATCTCAGCAGTTGGCACAAACGATGCGGTAGGATCGACTTCTACCATATCTTACTGTAGTCTACAATTTCACTCTGACGGCTAATGTCTTTGACAAAGTATGCGCACATTGGACTAGCACCTTCTGTAATTGGCACTGCTAACATCTGCCCTGGCTTAAGTTTAGGAAAGTACCATTTAACATCTTGATAGATATCTACGATCTCAATTGGTTCAAATTTAGGTTTGAAACTATCCAAAGGATTAAATGTATAAGCACTAAATCCACGATCATTGATACTCGTCAGCGGTATGACTTCTAAGTCACCGATATCAGCTTCACCGATTAATATCTGCCAGTCAACTGGCATTTTAACTAGGTTGCCACCAATGTTTAATACTAAAGCTGGACTATTAAATGATTCTAAAAAGATAAGTGGAATAAAGAAGTAGTCAGGATTCTTTGGATCGCTGTTATCTAAGATAGCAAAACGAAGATCATCTACTTCGTCAGGTATTTCGTTCATTTCGTACGCTTGATTCTCTAATGTTAATATATGCATTACTGCCACTCCACCTTTTCTACAGCGAACGGATAGTTCGCATCTTTATAAAATTTCTTACGTGTTGTAATATGCCGCTTGGCAAACTTACAAGTCGACGTTATGTCCCAGATCTGGACGAAGTCTTTGTCTTCCGCTTTGCGAATGCCACGCCCGATACTCTGGATGACCCTGACAAACGATTTGCCAGGCTCGATAAGCACAAGATTAAAAATACGAGGAATGTTAATACCAACAGCCGCAACACCATAAGTGGCCACAGCAACCACGTCATCACTTGTGGCAAACTCATCATAACTTTCTTTTCTATCATCTGCTTTTGTGCCCCCAGACACGAATACAGCACCTTTAATTTTTTCAACTAATTGTTTACCCGGAGCAATACGATCTACTAGAATTAATGTATTGCCGCTAGCACGAATCGATTCTACTAGACTAGCAATGTAATCCAACCTAGCTTCAGTTTCTAATAGATAACGCAGTTCGGCTTGATAGTCTTTATATTCTACGTAATCAACCAGTTGTAGAATATTTACATGACAGTTAGCCAAGACTCCTTGCTCTTGGAGCTCACTAGCACTTAGTCTGCCAATCACATCACCAATACTACATTTAAGGCTAACAAATTCAAAGTCTTCTTTAGGTACAGTACCAGTTAGACCCCAACGGATAGGTATATGTGACATTACACCAGTTAATAAAGTTTTTAGTGCTTCTGCCTTGGCCATATGTACTTCATCAACCATAACACAGACAACATCCTCAATGAATTCACTAATAGTGATGTCAGCTTCTCCACCTTTGGTATTCTTAAGTAAGATGTTTAGACTTTGCCAAGTACAAATTGTATGTGTACGCCCAAACTCTTTACGATCACCGAAGTATACACCAACATCTAGTCCTAGGTTGATATAGTCTGCTTCTGTTTGTGTTACTAGACTTTTGTTTGGTACAATTACAATAGTTCGGCCGTGCGGTTCACAGCTATAACTTAATGCCGCAGTCATTAGAGTCTTGCCAGCACCTGTGGCAATTTCTTGTATACACTGCGGATTTTCTAAGAAGTTGTTGACAATTTCAATTTGATAGTCACGCAGTTTGACTGGTTGTCCTGCCATTGGGTGTTTGTTGGGCCACACTTTATGCGAGAATGTGTCTTCTGTTACTTCAGTAAAAGCAAATTGTGTGCTATAGTCGCGCAGATCTTGTAGCTCAATGTCATAGCCGCGACTGTCTAGGTAAGGAATAATTTCCGGCAATAGATTAACATAGGTACTACCGCCCATTTGAAAGAACGCAATCTTCCCATCCCATCTGCCTAGACGAACTGCCGGCAAATATCTTGCGCCAGGGATTTCATATTTAAATTTATTGCTGAGAAATTTACGCTCAGACAGATCTAATCCCTCAATCTTTACATTAACTTCATCTTTAATTATCAGTTTTGCTGTAGCCATTAATTGTCTTTGTTTGCCCTGTTTATCATTGCTTTCCCCCAACCGTTTCTACGCCAAGTTAGTAACTTGGATAGGAATTCTTTTTCACTAGCATAGTCCCCAGTTAAGTTTAGTATACACGATTGTATGTCACGTGTATAGTCTTCATTTAAAGTAATTGTCCGATTTATACCAAAATCTAAATCAACGGTATACGGATAACTAATGTCTTTAGATGCTACAAAGTGTTTTTGATAGTCAGTCAGGGCAGTGAATAGATTACCATCGAATTTTAATGTTACGAATTCATTAATTAACAATTCAATTTCACCTTTGTTCTTGTGAAAATATTGTTGAGCATCTCGAAGTATGTCTTGATTAAATCCCATTCTAATAAATTCTGCGTTATTTTTAATATACAGATCCAACCACCCTCTATACCGAAAGTATAAGTCGGAAATAATACCCATGTTATTATCAGTAATGTAAGTTGATAGTGTAGAATAGAATTCTTCATATGATATAGTTGATGTAGCATTAAAAAATCTTGAATATATCTGTGTCCACCCATAACAATGAAAGTTAACTATTACCCAAGAAAACATATACGAGTCAATTATGCTGTCTGTGGACATAGTATTCGTTTCGCTGATGATTAACATCTTTTCTGCTATGTCGTTGTTAATAGTAAAATTACTGTGCATAAAATTTTCAACTTCGACACCTTTAATTCCAAATTTATCTTTGTATGCCGGATGATTCATTTCACTATTTTCTAATAGCATGGCATAAAATACATCAATACATTGATGTTGTCCTATTGAAATTAAATTAAGTAATCCTCGTCTCCACGACTCAGCAGTCTCCGATGGTAGCCCTATTATTAATTCTGAATAATGGGTTAGTTGTTGTTGGTCTAATAACCTAAACAGTTCTTCAGCGTTGTTAATATCCATATTATCACGCTTAATATTACTAAGCACAACTTCGTCCATACTTTGAAAACTAATAGTCAACCCTCTACTCATATTTGAGTTGTTAAATAATTTAACCATATCCACAATGTGGCTGTTGCTATTTTTAGTAAATGATATATTTAGATTACCAGGATAATTGTATTTGCTTTTGACTTCACAAATTTTATTTGCAATTTTATAATCACGTTCTTTGAAGATACCGAAATTCGCATCAGCAATTACTACATAATCTATACCGTGTTTTCCAAGCCATTCTATTTCGTTATATACTCGTTCTTCGTCAAACTTTTTGATCTTACTATAGGTTAGGCTCCCCCAATCACAAAATGTGCACTGGAATGGGCAACCTCGATTTGTTTCTAACGTGGTATTCCACAGCACCCCAGGATTATCTAAAATTAACTGATCAAATAATCCAGTTAGGTAAGGACTAGGGATAGTTAGATCACTTAGTCTGGATGACTGATATATTTTTTTCTTTTGACCATTAATGAATTGCTTTAAACATTCAGCAAACGCTACTTCGCCTTCTGCTAAGACCACTGAATCAACATATGGATGGTGTTTAAAAAAATCAGTTTCTAATGGTCGATTGGGTACTTGTGGACCACCAAAAATAATCAACACATTTGGAGCATACTGCCTAATACGTTTGGCCAAGGCAATACTATATTCCCAGTTCCATAAGTAACAACTAAACGCGACCACAGAGCCATCAATAACAGACCTAGCAACATCGTCAATATCTTCTCGAATATATATTAGTTTTTCAAGATGATAATTGTTGGCTATCTCCGAGTCTTGAATAGCATAACTCCATACCATTCCTATAGAGTATGGTAACCAATAATTAGGTTTACCATTAACCACGGCGTGATAATTTGTTTGTACTAGATATACTGCTACGGTCATTGAGTATTTTCTCTCAATAGGTGTTCGCAATAGTACACAACTTTTTCTGCTCGATTTAGCCATTCCATACGTTTACCACCGTAGAGCATTTCTACTGTGGATACTAATAAAGGTATATCATAATCCCAATGCGCAGGAATCTTGTTAGCATATATTACCTTGATTCCATAGTAATTATAATCGTTAGTCTTTGTTTTACCAGATACATCAAAGCGTACAATTTCATCTTCAGTAAACTGACTCAGATCCACACCGCGCAGACTTGGATCGTATATACACACCGGATAACGATTGGTTAAATTAGCATATTCAAATACTGTATCAAGTGAATTGGGTATACCGGGAGGCACATGTAAATTACGTTTAATACCGAACAAATCTAATAGCGCAATTCTCGGAATACTATCATCTACTTCATAGCCCAAGACGCTGGCATAGTCAATTAACTTGATTAGATTATCAGCGGTAATGCCACCCAACTTTGTATTAATGTATTCGAGCATGCTGCTGGGTGCGTTGGTTATAGTTAGCCCGTTTGGGCCATTAATAAGTTTGATTTTGAATTCAGTTTGCTCAACAGCAATAATCTTATTATAAAGATTGCGTACTTCTTGATCTATTTCGAATTGATGTATTTCTCCCCAAGCAACTAACCAATTTATATTAGATTCTGTTAGTCCAAAGGCCCAAACCTTATCTTCACTATGCCACGACATGCTTCCTTGACTGGTCTTTTTATATTCCTGTACCTGATCAATCAATTGTCGATCATACGGAAAGCGCAATTGTATAAGGTTATCTTCTAACCATACTCGTCGAGTGCGATCTATGTTACGTGGTGTTATCCGATATTGTGGATTCTCTGCTGGGCTGACATCAATACCCTGACTGGCAAATTGCCTACGATATTTTAAAACAAGTTTAACACACAGCTCAGCTTGACGATCTGTTAGGGCGCCGCCCCAAACAGTGTGACTACTCATACTATCCACAATGTTTACATCGTACCGAGCCAGACTTATACGAGAGTTAGTCTGCGGAACAGCAAAAATCTTAGAGCCAGAGCCATAGTCAAATCCAGCTAGGTATTCAAGATAGTCTTCAATATGTGGAAACTGTTTCATTGTATTAGTATACACTCACTATAAGTTATTTACAACCTAAAAAAAAGCCCAATACAGTTAAGTACTGGGCTCAAGGCTATCACACAAGGAGCTTGACTGAGCAGTGTGATAGGGTAAAACTAATCTAATCCTGTAATGTTTCCTTGTCGATCAATGTCAATACGTTCAGCATTTGGTTGTGCTGGTAATCCAGGCATGGTCATAATGTTACCACATACTGCTACAATAAACTCTGCTCCTGTACACAATCTTAACTCACGTACCGTTAACGTATGACGTTGGGTTGCGGCATTTTTATTTGTAGGATCATCACTAAAACTACTCTGTGTCTTAGCAATACAAATTGGATAATTGCCGTAGTCTTCTTGTAGTTCGGTTAATCGTGCTGTTACTTTAGCATCCATCGCAACACCACTTGCGCCATAGATACGTGTGGCTACTTTGTTTAGTTTAGACAATATTGTATCGTCATCTCGATAGGTTAATTCCATTGTCTTAGCACTTCGATCCATGGCTATGACAACTTCGTGTGCTAGTTCTTCTGCTCCAGCGCCACCTTCGGCAAAGTGTGTACACTCTACTGCTTCGATGTCAAACGTTTCGTTAACATGATCTATTAATTCGTTAACGTCACTGTCTTTATCATCTTTAAAACGATTAATAGCCACAACACAAGGCAAGTTATAATGCGTCTTGATGTTGGCTATATGCTTGTCTAAGTTATCATAGCTACCTTGATGTTTAATTGCTCTAATAGTTGCTACAAGCACCACTACGTCAGGTTTAACACCGCTTTTACGGCACTTAATGTTGATAAACTTCTCAGCACCTAGGTCAGCACCAAAGCCTGCTTCTGTTACTACGTAGTCAGCTAACTTCATAGCCAGTTTAGTAGCAATAACACTGTTACAACCGTGTGCTATGTTAGCAAATGGACCACCATGTACTAACGCAGGGGTACCTTCTAGCGTCTGTACTAGGTTAGGTTTAACAGCATCTTTTAATAGGGCTGCCATTGCTCCATGTGCTTTAAGATCTTTAGCTGTAACAGGTTTATTACGATTATCATATCCAATGGTAATCTTGCCTAATCTATTCTTAAGGTCTTTAAAGTCATTAGCCAAACATAGAATAGCCATCACTTCTGACGCTACTACAATGTCAAAGCCTTCTTCACGGGTTACACTGTTATGCTGACCTAAGCCTACCACTGTACTACGTAGGCTACGGTCGTTCATTTCACTTACACGCTTCCACGTAATCTTGTTAGTGTCTAATCCTAGTTCATTACCCCAGTGTAGGTGATTGTCAATCATACTGCTTAATAGATTGTGTGCGCAGGCAATAGCATGGAAGTCACCTGTAAAGTGTAGGTTAATGTCTTCCATTGGATATACCTGGGCATACCCGCCGCCAGTTGCTCCTCCCTTCATACCAAACACAGGACCTAATGCGGGTTCACGTAAGCAGACAATGCTGTCATAATTTAACTTACGTAGGCCGTCGGCTAGGCCGATGGTTGTTGTAGTCTTACCTTCACCTGCGGGGGTTGGAGTTACGGCTGTTACTAAGATTAATTTGGCCTTAGGCTTGCTATCAATTTGACTAAAATCAACCTTAGCTTTGTAGCTACCATACAGCTCAACGACATCAATAAGACCTAATTTCTTAGCAATGTCGTTAATGGGTTTGGCTACGTAGCCTTGATTGATTTTAATGTCTGATTTCATACTAGTATTTAAGATTAGCGAGGACGGAGGATATAATTTATTCCTACAATGAAAGCATCCATTACCGCGCCTGGGTAGTTTTGATTTTCAATATCTACAACAAAACACATAACAAATAAACCAATTAAGAACCATGTTAGTTGACGATCATTTTCATACAGCCAAAAACGAATTTTATTCCACATATACTACTCCTTGTTAGCTAATTTTTCAGATAATTTTTTTAGTTTATCTACAGCTTCATCGTAACGGACCCAAGATTCATGCGCACGACCAAAACAATATCCAATAAACAATAACCAAACTACCAATAGCCAAAATTGCCAATCAAACATATTAATTGCCCTCCGGAAACACACTTCCAGCGATGTCCATTAACATCCAACCTAGGGCAAACATACCCAAGAAGCGTTGTACTTCTGGCGCCCAAACACCAACTGCTCCCAACACTACCAAACTTACTAACGCAAATATAATTCTTTTTGTATAAACTGACATTTACTTCTCCTTCTTAGTCTTTACCGCTAGCTAAAAGTATTACGGTAAGTAGGAACCACCAAGCACTCCAACCCTGCCAACCCACTAGGTAAACGGTACCTCCTAGTAGGATTAAATTATAAATCATTGCCAACAGCAATTTCATTATGCTGCCTTCATACAAGTTGTACGTGCCATGCTTTCCCAAGTGTTAGGAAAACTCTTGTATAGCTGTGCTACTTTAATTGCCATACGCAAACTCATTTCACGCATTTTGTTTTGATTAGCATCTAAGAAGTCAATAATAACTTCTTGTCCTACATCGCTAATGCCCAAGTCTTCAAACATAGCACCTTGTTTAGCAATTTGTCTAATACGCAAAATCTTATCACGCATAGTGTCTAAGGTCAAATCTAAATAGTGACAGCGTGACTGTAGTGCTTCCAAGTGATCTTTCAAACGTTGTGACTTAACTTGATCAAACTTCAAGTTAGTAATAAAAATTACACTGCCCTTAAATTGGAAACTTGTAGGGATGTCTTCTTGTTTCAACACACGTGATTCCGACAACCAGCTAATCTTACGTGACTTGCCGCTGTCTAACGCACCTTTTAGCAAGTTCAAACTAACGTCATCAAACAAGATGCTATCACAGTCATCAAACACTAACACGCTGTTCTCGTCGCTGTATTCGTACAATTTCTTGTACAAACCAATAGCACTAGCACTACCCTTAACTACTTCGTGTTTGGGTTTTGTGTTGCTAATGTTAGCAAACATATTAGCACGTTCAATTTGTCCTTCTACTGTGTAGCTCTTACCTACACCTGGAGGACCTGACACAATTACTGCCCTAATGTCACCATTAAGCACAGCCTTAGTCATGTCGTCTAGCATTTCAAAACGTGCGCCAATATCAGCAATACGTTCTTCATCTGTCTGCTTGCTAGTTGTGTCTACTGTTTTAGTCTTTACTACACCTGTATACTCGTCAGCATGTACAAACTCAATGTCTGTAGGACTTTCTACCAATACTCTAATCTTATCTTTACCAAACTGCCCTGTACCATCAACAGTAATAAAACCGCCTTTAGCACCAACAGTGTAATGTTTTACAAGTGGAAATACTTCGTTAGCAATCGCTGTATTTCTGTATGTACCATTTTTAATTTTAACAAAACCAGTCATTTATAGCTCCTTTTGTTGTTTTCTTATTATGTGTAATTATAACACCTCTGCGTGTGTTTGTCAAGTACTTTATAAGGAAATTTAGGGTGCTGTTACGACCGGAACAACCCTTAGTAGTAACGTTAATAAAATTAAAATGTAACAGCACCCTAAAACTGTGAAATCGTTTCCTAACTGTCAAATGCTATTATACTATCATTTGGTTAGGTTGTCAACCATTATTTAGAGCAAGGATAGTCTTTAGCAAACATTATGCGCATTCCACTTTGTAATGGTTTAGTGGCATCATAAACAGTAATATTATCTTTACTAATAAATTTTTCTGGGTTCATAATCATAGCCATGGAATTTGTTACGATTTTAGCTTGAAATTCACCCATTTCTTGATCATTCATTTTAGGGATACAATAAAACTTACCGTTATCTTGATCAAATGATTGTACCAATGCTTTACCTATAGGAGTGTTTGCTGTAGGGTCATTTTTAGCAAATTCAGCACCAGTCATTAGTTTAGAGTTATCACATGCTGTTAATGTAATTAAACCAACTACTATAAGTAATTTTTTCATTTGTTGCTCCTGTGTTGTTAGTGTATGTGTAGCATTATACAGTCATTTTACCAAAATGTCAACCAAATTAAACGGACTTTCTTTCATGGGAACTTTAATAAACTTGCGACCGCGTTTGTCAAACTTGGCTTTGTGATCAAAGTAGATAGGAAGACCTTCGCCCCATTTCTGACAGACAATGACCCGTTCACCACTCATCAGGTAAACATGGTTTGGTTGGCGGTAGTCTACCTTCCACTCAGTTACTTCACGAATGACTTCAATGGCCATTAGTAAGTTTCTTTCGTGATGTAGAACTCTTCTTTAGGATATTTTGCGATAAATTCTTCTGTGCCCACGTACTGGTTTAACCCATTCATGTTGAAGAACTGTTTGTGAAATGCTGTGGTGTGTGTTGTTTTAACGCTGACTGTTAGATATACTGAAGTTGCTTTGCCTGCCATGATTGTCGTGCTCCTATTGGGCTAACTTTGTGAAAATACTTTGTTGGAGTTCAGCTACTTCATCGTTGGGTACGTAGAAGTCTGTGGTCGGATCGTAATACTCGCCGGCAGGTGCATCGTAGTATAGGACACGACCATTTGGATAGTGAAAAGGACCTTCTAGGCCCTTGCGAGCACCGTATTCTTTACCGTTTTGGAAAACTACGTAGGCCATTTGTCTATTCCTTATTAACTAAACAAATACTATTATACGTTCATTTTACCAAAATGTCAACCGTTTTTTAGTCGCAGTCTGAAAATGCCTGAACTAAACGTGCTATACATTCTTTGTCGCCAGGTTGGCAAACATTTGGAATTTCTGGTGTAGTTGGTTTGTATGATTCAATCAATGCTTTAGTTGGTAATTCTGTATCTGTAGTGGTTGACATGGTGTGTCCTTTAAATTAGCAACGGCACTTTTGGCACCGTTGCTGTATTTATTAAAACACTAGTATATACTATTTTTGACTGACTGTCAATCGTTTTTTCGGTGCCGGATCATCGCTGTAAAAGATGTGGCCACCTATACGGGCAACACGTTCCAATCCCCAATTAGGTCGAACATGAGTATTGTGGAAATACAGCGCCCCGTCAAGTTCTTCTAACCGTAGATCGTTGTGTACAACATCACGGGCAATATTTAAACTATCTTTCCAACGATCGCTTACATATTTAATTTTGCTCACTGGATTACATACCCAACTAAATTGGCATATGACTCGATTAGCCACTTGAGTTTTTTGATGTACTACCCCGCATATAGTCTTTGGAAACTTGCTGTCTTCCGTGCGATTAATAGTAACCTGCGCCACAGCAACTTTACCTTCGAAGCTCTCTAGCCCTGCTTCGTAATAGATATTTTTAGCAAGACACATCACCTGCTGGTTTGTTGCTAGGTCTTCTTTTGCTTCTACACTGCTAATTGATGCTATAATACATAAGGACATTATTGCCCAGGTCATTACTTTTGAGATCACTCTCATACATAAACCTCCTTGGTTTTTAACGTTTTATTAATTGATACTAGGCTATTCGCCTATTTGATTTGCTGTATTGACGTTAACAAAAAATCTACAACTTCCTTCTGAAAGCATTAAGACATCGTAGTCGTCATATACAGCGTTGGATAATCCACTACTTGCTGTATGTCTATGGCACTTGTCACGTTTTGCGCAATGACGACCTGCGCAATAATAACCTAACCCGCCACCACTACTATTTAATACCTGTACTTCTGGTTCAATAGATTTTGTCATCCATTATCCTCCGAACGTAGTTTATATATTGTTCGAAGTTCTCTCTTTTAGTACACACTTAACTCGCGTTAAGATAGGATAACTACTCTAGGCCTAAAATTCCAGGATTATCTTGGAGGAATTTGTGGCGATAATAGTTCCAAATGCTGTATATTTCGTCACTTTCGTACTGGTTTATCAGTACTTTTAAGTTACTCAGAGCCGATAGATCACCCGCATATTTGTGATATTTCTGTGGCAATGTTTCGGCTGTGTACTGATAAGGCAGTGATTTAAATCCTTCTAAATCAATAAATGTAGGTATTAATCGCTCAATTAAGAATATAAAGTTTGGCAATGATTTGTCGTGAGCGTAGTTACTTAGGCCTTCTCCAAACACTAATTGTTTAAACTCTGGATCCTTTTCTGCTTCTGTGAATAGTTTACGACTGAATTCCATGAACTTATCCCAGAACGCACGACTACCAACAACATAGTTAGCGTACATAGTCACATTGCGATCAAGAACCATTTCTTTAACACCAACATCCTCGTAGCCAATTTTCTTTAAGAATGTATTAGCAATTTCACTGATGTTAGGATGATGTAGATCACCTTGTTCCCAACTGTTGACAAAACAGGCTTCGTTGATTAGTGCCGGATTAACAAAGTAAACATCATAGCCCGGATTAGCAGCAATAAAGTCTGTGAACTGTTTTGCCATGAGGCTAGTCTTTTCACCAAATTTCCAACTGACATATCCCCAATAGTCTAACCCCTCACTAACACGTTTGTCATGTTCTTTATCCCATATATACCACTCGCGAAGTTCTGGACGAGGATTTTTTGTATTATCGTAAGGTGTAAAATACTCAAAATCTATATAGTTGCGTTGTTCGTTTTTAAAGTACAGTTGATATATTTTTATGTTTAGTGACATACTGTGTTATTTCCTCTGTTAAGTCTCGACATCTAGGCATAAACTCGTTTTCAAGTCTATACTCCAATGTTTCTTTAGTTGTTATATGATGGAAGCCCCAATTGCGTTGACGATCAATTAAAGGGATCTGAGTTTGGATCTGTAGCTTACGTGCTAGTGTTTCTTCATTAAATGGGCACCAACCGTAGTAAAACACAACTAACTTGTCCGTTGTATAGTTGCCATAATGTCTACCCGGAACAGGATATTGTATAGGAACATTATGAATACTACGAGCGCGACGTTCCATAAAGTCTACGTGTGTATTAAAGCTAAATCCATCTGTCTTTTGCTCGTATAAAGGCTTATCTTGGCTAACTGGTCTTGTTCTGTCACAATCTACAAAAAAGACACTAGGTAGTAAGTGTTGCCCCGGCTGTTCGTCTAAGATTGAATAATCTCCAATCAATAGTTCTGTTACATTAAGACAAATGCGCCAACCTTCAATAGACTTTTCTAAATCCATAACTTCATAATCAATTGTATCTGCTTGGAAGTTAGGATTACGACTCATTACTATGTCCCAGGTTGGACATATTTCTTTGATAATCTCACGGCTACGATCAGTGCTGTGATAGTCGATCATAATGCCATGATCAAAAATACCCTTATGGTGATTTAAGAACCACGGCAACATGTATTCTTCGTTATAGAAGTGACAAAGAATTGTTTTCTTCATGTTAAACTGGATCTGGTCCTACACGTTTCATAATATACAAGCCAGGTGCTGACTCATATACCTTTTCAGTGGCCCACTGTGGGTTAGCCGCTAAGAATTCTTCAACGGCAGCCATTAGACCTTTATGGTCATCACCTTCACCACGACGACCAAATGTCACTGTGTCATGTAGAATGATGTATTTCTTAGCCTTAGGTGCGTGAAGTTCAAACTCACGTGCTAGGCTAGCATAGTGATGGTAAGTGTCGATGAACAGTAAATCAGTGGGCTCGCAGTTGTAGTAAGGAATTGGTTTACCGGCATTCCATTCACCACGATGTTCTTCATTGTTTAACCAATGACAGTGTGTGTTTAACTCTGCTGTAACTCCGTGATTGGTGTCACCTGCCACAAACTCAAAGTCGATACCTAGGTCTTTGGCAACACCACGCACTTCTTCTACTGGACATAAGTGGTCAATGTCTACACTTACCAGGCGTTTAGGTTTAGCACTTAGCCATGCCCATGTACTACAGACAATTGCCACACCCATCTCGGTGATGTGATCACAGCCCTTGGCATATTCTGCTAGAGGTTTAATGTATTCACTCATTTGGCTGTTGGCTAATATTTCTTTATTGGCAATCGCTTCTATGCGTGCCTGAACTAATTCTTCTGCGGTCATTCTTATTCTACCTTTATAGTTGGGAAATAACGGATAAACACATCGCCTTGTTTATCACGTTTTGTTTTGATCTTTGTACTTATCTCTGTGAAGAAGTTCCATGCTAAAGGAACAAATGCTACATTAAGATCCTGACACTCATCTAGTACATCAATTGACTCAACAGGATCATGCGTACCTGGAGTAAACTTACCTTGTTTGAGTGGATTGTCGTCGATGATAAAGTCTAAGTGTATGTCACCGAAGTTAACTAAGGTCATACCCTTAGCAGCGGCACCATAACCAGCAATAACATAACCTCGGCCACGGTATTCTTTAATTGTTTCTTTCAAGTCAACTACCACCTGTTGGGCCTTACGGGCATACTCAATGTAAGTCTGCGGATCTTGTAAACCTTGCGCACGCTCTTCGGCTAAGACTTGTTCTACCCGGCTAGCATCGCCTGCTACTTTACTAAACACGAATACATAGCTGTTACCATGGATAGGTGTTTTAGTAATATCTATTAGATATAAGCCAGCACGTCGAGCCAGTTCATTCATGCTGTTCGCACAGAAGAAACTTAGGTGTTCGTGATAGATAGTGTCAAACTCGTTGTTCTTAACCATGTCGGCTTGACTAGTTTGAATAAACAGTACACTACTGTCGTGCATGATTTCTTTACATTGTAGTAAAAAGTCCAACGGATAGCTATTATGAGCAAATACATTCTGTGCATTAATAATATCAATATGTTTAGCTTTTAATCCCGCTACGTGTTCAGCAGTAAAGTAATCTAAGATAACTTCATGATTCTTACTGCTAATTGGATGTAGATTAGTAGCAGGATCAACACCGTAGGTTGTTAGCCCAACCTTCTTAAATGAATCTAATTGTGTACCATCGTTACAGGCAATGTCTAACACCGACTTTGGTTTCTCTGTAAAAAATTCTAAACTGTAATTAGCAAACCAATCAAAATAATCACGAAGTGTTTGACTAGTACCACTTACATATAGGTAGTTACGGAATAGTAAGTCTGGGTTAACCGCATGACTTAATTGTAAGTGACTACATTCTGTACAACGATTTAGAACCAACGGGAAAGTCAATTCAGCTTCATCTTCTGTATTAATGAAACTGTTTGCCATCGGTTGAACGCCCAAGTCTAAGGTTAGTTCTAATTGCTTACTGCCGCAACATAAGCATTCAGTGAGCTCTTTTGCGTTATCGATCATATTCTTTTTCCCATTGATATATCATATAGTTGTCGCGACGTTCAACGTGCGACTCACTGTACTTTTTTATTAAGCTGTCTACTATTGTAGCAGGTGTTTCAGTAAATGTAAAGCCAAACGTTTGTTCAAATAAGGTAGTATCTAGGCCAAAGTCGTAGGCATTAGCGGTTGTGCCTTTGTCAACTACACTCACAGCCAGTTCCTTAGCTACAGTGTTGGCTATCGATTCAACAGTAGCATTGAAACTAGCCATATTGTAAATACCAGGAGTAGGTCGTTCTATACAATGTGTAATGCCGCGGCATAAATCTTCTATACCCAGCAAGGCACGATTGATGTGCTTGTTGGTTACTGTGATCTTACCTTGTGTTCTGGCAGCATCGTACATGGCATTAATCATAACATCAGCACGTAGGTTGGGTGCCCAACCATTTACTGTACCAAAACGTAGACCCATTACTGTATGTCCGTTACTGATAGCAATCTTAGCTTCTAGGTCTAAAGTATATTTGGTAATGTCATAGTTGTTTACAGGAATGAACTGACGATTGGCTTCTGTGAACAGTTGCCCTGGCTCACTATTACCATAGACACTAGCTGAACTAGCGTAAATTAAAGGAATACCGTTAAAACTTAGTTTGGCTACTAGATCAGTAAAGTTAGTAACGTTGTTTAACCAGGGACCTTGAATAGGACCAACACAACTGGCCACACTACTATGTCCTGCTAAGAGTACCACAGCATCAAATTGACCTAGGTATGTTGAATCAAGTTTGTGGTAGTCAAGTCTACGTGAGTCGTTATCATAATTGTACCAGCAACAGTCTACACTAGCCACAGTGTAGATTGGTGCTAATACTTGTTTAAGTCTAGATCCAACGTAACCATTACCGCCAATGATTAAGATGTTTTTCATTAGTCAATAATCATCATGCCATTTGGAGCAATGTTGCCTTGAAGGCCAACTGACTCAAGTTCAACTAATTGGTCTTTAGGAATATATTTGCCCATGCTGTGCTCAACATCAATATATTTTTGTTGATTAAATGTAGCAAACATATTGTCAAGAATAGTCTTAAACAAAACTGCTGTGTCGACTAATAAACTTGGAGTAAATGACCACAAACGTGTTTGTAACAAAATGTTTGTGCCTGTTTCTGCTTGGGGAATCCAAGCCGCTTGTGCTTTCTTAAACACATACTTGTCTTTGGTATCTTCGTTGTCAAACTTAGTGATATCAAATTTATCAGTTAATAGATAACGACCACTTAGTTTAAAAATACGTGCTGACTCATTGATATCTTTCATGATATCCTCATCAGACTGGATGTATGCTAAGGCCTTGGCCATACCCAAACATTCCATAGCATTTTTACCAATGTCAAAGTTTTGAACATTGTTATGGAAGTATTGAATATCTTTATCATCGCTGTTGTCAATATAGTAGTCGACTGTATCTAGTAGTTCATTGAACTCGGGACTATCGTCGTTTTGTACATCAACTTTGCTGTTGTCAACTAAGATTACTGTTGCGTCCGGTAGATACTTACGTGCGCTACGTGCTGTATCCAATGTTTGTTGTATACGTTGTTCTGGTGTATAGATACCATAGTTACTGTATACCGCCGATGTAATTAGAACTGTGTGTTTACTCATACTGGTGTACTCAATAGGTTAGTGATTGGTTGTTTGACATTTTTGTCCATTACTACTACGCTGTCATAGAAGTGCATGCCTACTAGATCTTTGTAGAAGTCAGCAAACATCATATTGTCTGGATGCTGGTCCATACCTTTGTAATAGCTACTATTCATAGTGTCTGATACTAGTTTAGCATACTGTAAGAATGTGCTAGGATTTTTAAGTCCGCCACCATATTCTGGCCAATAGTTAGTGTGTGTATCTTCACACATATAAACACCACCTTGGCTGATATGTGGCCATACCTTTTGTAAGGTTAGGATCTGATGATCTACACGATGACTACCATCGTCTAAGAACACATCAATAACGGGGTATTCTTTTAAGAACTCGTCCCAGAACGTAGGATCGCCTTGGTTACCGTTGACCTGAATACAACCCGGAGTTTGGTGCTCGGGTTTAAACGCATTAGGATCAATGTCAATACCAACAATAGTTGCGCCATCGCCGTAATACTTTTGCCACATTTCAGCACTGCCACCACGACAGATACCAACTTCAACTACTACAGGTTTGCGGCCAACATACTTGCTGAAGTGTTGTTCATAGATGTCAAAGTAATGACTCCATTTACCACAGTGTCGCTCTAAATTATTAAAAATATCAATTAGCATCGTAACCATCTCTCATTGTCAAGTGTCCATTGTACTACTTCACCGATACGTTCTGTTAGGCTAACCTTAGGTTCCCAACCCAATTCACGCATGTAGTCACCGCTTAGTGCGTAACGTAGGTCATGCCCTGGACGACTGCTATGGAAGTCGACCATTTCATACTTAAGTTCTTTGCCCTGAGCATCAGCGATGATCTGTGCCAACTGTAAGTTGTTGATCTCTTGCTTGCCTACTAGATTGAACTTAGGACATTTAGCATCACCGTAGTCTGGTTTAAGTTTAGTTGAGTCTAGGCCTAGCAAGAAGAACATAGCATCAGCTACGTCTGCGGCATGGATGTAAAAACGACTGCCTGGAATTGTACGTGTGCTGTCGCTGTGGATAGTAATAGCATCGCCATCATTTACCTTACGAATACACATTGGAATAAACTTTTCTGGGTGTTGACGTTGACCAAACACATTCATTGTATGTGTAATGTAAATAGGCATCTTGTAGGTATTTTCAAACGCTACAGCTAATTCTTCACCGCCGGCTTTGGTTGCTGAGTATGGATTTGAACTATTGTAACGATCACGCTCACCGTAGTTTACGCCATTTGGTGCTGGACCAAATACTTCATCTGTTGAGAAGTAGATAAAGCGTTCTAGGTTAGGTAGTTTGCGAGCAAACTCTAAGATGTGGCCTGTGCCAACCACATTGTCCCAAACAAACTCCATTGGGAACTCAATTGAGCGATCAACGTGCGATCCTGCCGCCAGGTGTAGGATGTAGTTAACGTCACCAATGTCGCGAGCAACCATTGGATTTAATTCAGCACGTAGATCATGGAACACAACTTTAACACGTTTGCGTGTTTCTGTATCGAAGTTTGCCATCATATCACTTAGGCGATTTAAGTTGCCACTAAAGTCTAGGCGATCTAAACTTACAATATTCCAATCGGTATTTCTTAATAGGTTTTCAATAACGTGGTGCGCGATAAAGCCTGCGCCGCCAGTTACTAGAACGGTCTTTGACATTGATTTCTCCACTTTTCGTTGAATTTCTTGCTATAACGTATTTATTTTAACACTATTCAGTGGAAAAATTATGCCGTTTGGGCAACTTTGGCTTCAACGTATTCTTTAATAAATTTAATTGCTTTACGGCTTGTATCAAACACAAACTCTTTTGCTTCGTCTTCTGTGTTTAGGATAACAATAAAACCGTTAGTTACCTTACGAATTTCAATTGATTCAAACATTATATAATTCCTTAATTGATTATAAACTCTTACTCTACAATAGTAACACCAATTGAATCAATAGTCAACAAAAAAGGCACCATAAGATGCCTTTTTCTTTACTTTTTGGCTAGATTAATAGCGATAAGTGTCTGGTTTGAACGGTCCTTCAACTCTAACGCCAATATAGTTAGCCTGATCCGTTGACAACTCTGTTAGTTGCGCACCAATTTGTGCTAGGTGTAGTTTAGCCACTTTTTCATCTAGGTGTTTAGGCAACAAATGAATACTACCAGTATTGTAGTCTTCCCAGTTCTGGAACATTTCAATTTGTGCTAACACTTGATTAGTAAAGCTGTTTGACATAACAAAGCTAGGATGTCCTGTACCACAACCTAAGTTTACTAGTCGACCTTTGGCTAGAACAATAATCTTACGGCCACTTGGCATGGTCACATGATCTACCTGTGGTTTAATCTCATCCCACTCGTAGCCAGCAATACTAGCAATGTCAATCTCGCTGTCAAAGTGACCAATGTTACATACGATAGCATTGTTCTTCATAGCCGTCATATGATCGTGAGTGATAACGTTGATGTTACCTGTGGCTGTTACAAAGATGTCTGCTTTGTCTGCGGCATAGTCCATAGTAACCACACGATAGCCTTCCATTGCGGCCTGTAGTGCGCAGATTGGATCTACTTCAGTTACCCAAACCTGAGCACTTAAGGCACGTAATGCAGCCGCACTACCTTTGCCCACATCTCCAAACCCTGCTACCACAGCAATCTTGCCTGCGATCATAACATCAGTAGCACGTTTAATACCATCAACTAAACTTTCACGACATCCGTATAAGTTATCAAATTTAGTTTTAGTTACACTATCGTTAACGTTAATAGCACGTAGTTTAAAACTGCCGTTGGCAATAGCTTCGTTGATCTTATGGATACCTGTTGTGGTTTCTTCTGTAACTCCGCGAATGCCTGCTAGTAAGTTTGGATAGTTTTGATGAATATACCAAGTTAGGTCATGGCCGTCATCTAAGATCATATTTGGTGTCCAACCTTCTTTACCACTGATTGTCTGTTCAATACACCACCAGTAATCAGCTTCTGTTTCACCTTTCCACGCATACACAGGAACACCTTGTTCAGCTAAGGCAGCTGCCGCATGATCCTGTGTACTAAAGATGTTACAGCTTGACCAGCGTACATCAGCACCTAAGGCGATAAGTGTCTGTACTAGCACCGCAGTTTGAATAGTCATATGTAATGACCCTACGATACGAGCACCCGCAAGTGGTTGCTGTAGTCGGTATTCTTCTCTAACTGCCATTAATCCCGGCATTTCCGTTTCCGCAATTGCTATTTCTTTATGGCCCCATGCGGCTAGGCCAATGTCTGCGACTTTATAATCCATATTATTCAGCCTTAGGTAATTGCGGAGTATTGCTAGAACGCAATTCACTAAACTTACGATTTTTGCTGGCCGTAAAACTTGACTGAGCATCAACCATTGCGTTTTTATAAATGCGACGTGCCTCTGGATCTAATATCCCACCCAATTGAATCTTGTTCATTTTACCAAATTTAAATGTTGCGTTTGTTTTTGCCATGTTGCTCTCCTTAGATTGAGTTTACTTTTAGATTTAATACAAAATTCTCTACTAACAGTTTAGTTACTGTTGCTAACAATATTGCTTCGCCATCGTCACTTTGCGTGTAATGTTGATATAACTCATACGCTTGACTGCCAACTAATTGATAGATCCTGTCCTTTTCTAAAGGTAGGCCTTCCCAATCAATTTCATCACTAAGTTCTACTTCTTTAGCAAGTTGTATGATTTCTTCTTGTGTATATTTCATATAATTAGTATACCTTATATCTGTGAATAAGTCAAATAAAATCTGTTAAATTATCACTATCACGTTTTAAATTAACAGCAATAGCACGCGGATACCGATTTGCTTCATTATAATCATTAATAAGGATACGTTTAACATTCTTTAACCCACTGATTAATTCAAAGTCAACAAAGCCCAAGCTCTTAAGCATGGCGATATCCTCTTTGCGACGGCTTTCGGGCCTAGCTGTGGTAAAGATTAATTGGCCGCCGTTGGCTACTAGTTGTTTAACTCGTTCAATGTTTTTAGGCAATGGTGTAACTGGATCATCCTTCATACGATTCTGCGCCACAATAATTGTACCGTCTATATCACAGAACACCACTGCTTTGTCATTATACTCAAACCAATCTTCAGCGGTGCCCACATCGTCATAGTCAGTGACTAATGATTCTTTAAAAATGTGTTGATCATTTAGGCACTGTTCGATAACGTGGCTAACAAAGATTTCTTTTACATTAGCCGCATTAAGGCGATTATATGCGTCAACAAACATACTAGCACTAGCAAACTTATAGCCGCCAACGCAGAATTTATCACTGATCACTTGTTTTTCAATAATGCTAGTAATAATACCTTGATCGTTGCTGATAATAAAACTTTTACTGCCTAACTTCTTAAGCACGTCGTGATCTTTAATACTGCTTACACAGACATAATTGCCTTCTTGGTATTCGTGGTTAAAGAAACTATCGCAGTCTTTAACTAATATCTCCGTACTTGGGGCAATTTCTGCGGCTTTGATGATCTGATATACTGTGTCGGCTGGGCCAGTTGTACGATTAGGTAAAACAATAACAGTAATGTCGTTGGGATATTTGTCTAGAATATAATCTACAACCGAATACCGTTGTTCATTTTCTTCTATCAACCCTATTGTGATGTGATGCTTACCCAGGTAAGGAGCAATACTACGTTCAAACATCATGTCACCAGTATAGTCAGCAAGACTGTACTTAGGGCGCATACCCGGAAAGCGTGTACTTAATCCTGCGGCTGGTACAATTATTTCCATAATCGTTTAATTCCTTCTAATAAAAATATATGCTCAAACGTACCTCGTTGAGCATGTCTATAAACACGTAGTAGCATTAGGATTAACAAGTAATCATTATCTGCTTCTGGATAGCATAACTTAAGTTGCTGACTGATGTAATTTGTTTTAACATCTAATACAATATCATCGTTACGAGTAAACCAATGTAAATCCAAGTCTTGACACAATTTAGCAATGTCAAATACGTAACTGTCATATTCTATAGTAGCACAGTCAATTAGATAAAATCCACCTTCTGTGTAAATGATATTTTCTAATGTCAGGTCACCTACATAATTGCTATGTGGTAAGTGTGTGGGCAATCTGGCTATAAGTTCTTCAGCAGTAAATGGTAGTAGAGTAAAGTCTATTTCAGATAGTTTAGATTTATAAACTTCGGTATAGTCTTTAAGCGATTGATCTCCCATTAGTTGTGCTATAAGTTCAATTAAAAATTGTAGTAGACGATTAGGTTGATGGCTCTTAAGATATGTTTTAATATCTAGGCCGTGTATGTATTCCATGTCTAGGGTAATATCACTATTCCTAATTATATAAGGCACAGGATATCCACCTAATCTTAAGGCTGTTAGTCGTTCTACGTTTCGGCCAACTGCCCCAACTTTCCTAACAAACAAGCCCTGCTCGTTTTCCATTAGGAATATTTGATTGCCGCTAAAGCCACGAAATGTTTTTATTAAGTTAGCCACGTGATCTCAAATGTGGAGTTAGCCATTCAACTGGTATGCTATTGGTATGATCAAAGTCGGTGCTATAACAATGCATAGGTACACGTGTGCTAGCTATATAGGCTGCATCACGTGCTTGTTTCATTGCTAGTTGATCATAGTCTTCATTTGTGTCAACCCAAACAATCTTATCCTTCCAAAATAAAGGAATATCTTCTTGAACCCAACGATAATCAGTACCTGTGGGTTGGGCAGCATAGAGCCATTGGCTAGTAGGATTAAAATTAGTCCAGGTGTTATCTCTTTCAGTGTAGCCGATACGTATTTCCATACCAGTACCAAAGAAGCCATCCGGGATAACCAACGGCGGAGCAACGTTAATTATCTGTGGGCTTACGTGACTGTATCCGTCGTAATGTCTGACTAGCTCGCGCAATGGTGCGTATACTGGAGCGGTTAGCTCGTAACCTTTGTGCCACAGTGTATCTGTGCGGAATACCACTTCATCGCCGTATTCATTGTCTGCCCAATACTTCTTAAAGCGTGCTACCTTAAGAATACGTATAGCATCAAAGGTACGCCAAGTATATTTGACATAGTTCCCATCTGCTGTAAGTTCACAGTTATGGTGCTTACTCAATCGCATCTGTTCAGGCCAATGGCTGTAATAGATTACACTGTAGGGATTAGGGTCTTGTTGTAGATTTTTAATACCAGCACGTAGCATATCCAAACTACTGTCAATGAAGATATGGTCGTCATTGCCAGCAAAGAAGATTAGTTCATTGTCATCTGTAAACTGTTCGCATAGTGTACGCCAGTCTCTGGTATGATTGATACGGTGCCAATGTAGCTCTACATCAGGAAACAACGTGTAGATATATTCTTCTAGCTCTTGTTTACGATTAGCAAACTCAGCTTCAATTTGAATGTAGAAAATACATTTAGAAATTACTGGTAGCATTGCTGCGTAACTAGCCAGGCAATATTTAAATATGTCCATTCGACTATATTTAGGTAACCAGTCACTGCGATGATAATAACTTAGTCCTTGGCTGGTAATTTTTACATTGAATAATAATATCACAGATCAGTTCTTTTTAATAATTTTCCATAGGCCGCAGTAGTTCCAGGCTCCATGTCTTTTGTTACCAGTTCATGTGCGTAAATTTTACAATTGTCGCCAATCGTTACGTTAGGCTGTTTAGCACTATGTCCATTTAACACTGTGGCCTTAGTACCCACATAAACATTATTGCCCAAGATAACATTGCTCATTAAGTACGCACCAGCACTTAGTATACAGTTGTCACCAACTGTAACGTCGTTGGCAAAACCTGAATTGTCCAATAGGTTACAATGTTGGCCTACACGTGCCCCACCTCTGATGTTTACACCTCGGCTAACAAATGTTCCTGGTCCGAATTCTACATTTTTACTTAAAAGACTGCGTGGATCTATTAAAGTATGTAACGGTAGCTGTAGATCATCTATAAACTTAATTCGTTGTAGGCGTAATTGATAGCCACTTAGGACGTCACTGCCTAGGTTACTATTACCATCCCAGAAGTTACCTACAAAGAATTTAGCGTCATTGAATTTTTTAGGATTTGATATTAGATCAAGTTCACTACCTAAGCAAGGTAGTCCGTCGACTGACTCAATACGACCAGCATAGTATTGATCTAAGAATCCCAGAACTTCTATATCTAAGGCCGCGCAGGTGTCGACTATAAAGTCCCACGTTTGTCTACAGCCGATAATTACCAATGGTGATTTTTTGTCAGTGATTGTCATATAAGTAAATATAATTATGCTTAAATTATACTATCATGTAAAAAACTTGTCAAACTATCAGCAGACTTTGATTGTCCAATCACTGTTATATCTAACGGTATTATTTACATTAGTATTTGTCTTTGACTTAGAGTTATTCTTATGGGGATTATTAATAGGTTGGGTATTATTTTGCGTTGGAGTTAGTATTAGTTTACACAAATGGGCAAGTCATCGAACATTTGAGCCGCGTAATAGATTAATAAAGTTATTCCTATTATGGGCAGGTACGCAAACAACTCTAGGTACTAGTATAGGATTTGCTGCTGGGCATCGTCAACATCATAGAGATAGTGACGGTCCGACTGATCCGTTTATATTGACTGATAGTTTATGGCACAATATTAAGTTGTGGTTCTATCATTTCCCTACTAGCACTATTAGTCCCAGAATAGTTAAAGACCTAACAGCCGATAGCGATTACAAATTCTTTCATAAAAACTATTGGACAATATGGTCAGTGGTTCCTGCTAGTCTATTGTTAGTTGGTCCAATGTACTTTGTGTATTTCTTTGCTTTACCGGCAGTGTATGTATTTTTAGGGATGAGCTATGTCACTGTTGTAGCGCACAGCCCTCGATGGAAGAAATTGTTTAATGGCACAAACAGTTACAACGAACTAGACCACAGCTGGGATAGTTTGTTCTTTACAGTATTGTTTGCTGGAGAAGGATATCACCACAGCCACCATGTCTATCCCGGAAAATACAATTATCAAGAAGTTAATGAACGCTTTGATCCAGCTGGTTGGATCATCCGTTTTCTTAAGTAGGAAAGTGTTGGTTGTACTGAACTCTATTTGGCACACGCCCAATCAATTTGATTAGCCAAAAACCCAAATCCCAATCTTGATCTGTGAACTTATTGCGGGCGGCGCCTGGTCTAGCATGATGATTATTATGATTGCCGTCGCCTGGCACAAAAACACTAGCCACACGACTGTTAAAACTTAAATCTCGACTATCAAAATTCTTATAGCCAAACCGAGACAACCAAGTATTGTGTGCTAGCACTGTGATATAACTGATAGCAGTAAATCCGTAAATTACCGGAACAAAGTAAAGGTAACAGGCTAACTTAATATCTATTAGAGACAGCAGCAATACATACCCTAGCACAATTTTAAAATAATGATGATGGAAAAATTTATGTGTAGAGTCTGACATCAAGTCTTTAACTGTTCTTGGGTTAATATGATAGGTAGGGAAATAATAAAACCAAAGTTTAATACTGCGCCAAACTCCACCGCCATGAGTGTTAGGACTGTGTGGGTCTTCTGGTTTATCACTGAACTGATGATGTTTACGGTGAGTAGCGGCCCAACTAATATTGCTACCTAGGCTAAGGATAGAACTACAAAATAACATAATCACCTTAAAGGCAGGGTGTTTACATTCAAAACTTTTATGACTACTGTATTTGTGTAGGCCCATGCTAGCGCCTATTAGGAATAATATCCAGCTAAATGCCAAACTTAATAGCAGATATATTAAATTAAATTGATATGCCATGGTGTAAATAAAACCAACATAGGCAAACGTTTGCAACATTTTTACTTTGGTGTCTAGACTAATTTTTATCATGATACTATTATATATGCTTTATTATTTATAGTCAAAAAAAAGCTCACCGAAGTGAGCTTTTTTGGTTAAACTAAATTATTCTTAGAAGAATAAGATAGCGCCTGCCGATACTGAACGTGATTTACCTTCAGCACCGTTTTGTGCTTCTGATTTAACGTCTGAGTATTCAGCTACTAAGTTCACGTGTTTTGTGAGTGGGTGATAAGCACCAACAGTCCACATTTCGTTTTTCGAAACCAATGCGGTAGCTGTTTCACCACTGTTACGGCCTAGTTTACTTTGACCCCAGCTTACGCCAAGTTTAGTTGCTGTAGGCAATGTGTATGTACCTTGAACGTAGCCACCGTTTGAATCACGACGACGACCTGTAGTATCAAACCCGTCTACTAATTGAATAGTACGACCAATACCTTTACCATCATAGTAGTAAGCAGTTAAGCCATATGGACCAGCAGCTAAATTAGTACCAACGTCCCAAGCATAAGCGCGGTCATCTGCGGCAGAGCCAGTTACACCTTCAACTTTTTGTGAAATAGCACTTGACCATACTTTAGCAGCAATAGGACCTTCTAATGAGTAAGATACTTTACCTTCAAATGCTGGTTGAGCACCACCGCGTCCTGTTGATGTAGCTGAAGCAGCTTGTACGCCAGCAGTTACGGCATTTAGATCAGCTGTTTGAGCGTTCCATGCCTGTGTTACACCTACTGTGAATTGGAAGCCGTCAAAGTTTGGTGATGTGTAAGCAACTTGTGATTTCCAGTCAGCATACATAAAGCCACTACCGATACGACCTAATGTAGTTGTGTTACCAGCTAGTGCGCCAGCACCTGCACCAACACCTAACAATGTCATATCGTTTAAGATAGCATCACTAGCAAAAATACCCAGGTCTTTACCTAGTTTTACACTACCCCATGATTTATCACCGATAGTTAAAAATGCTTGACGATTTTCTTGATTAGCACCTTGATCGCCACCCTGTGTTGTTGAAGCACCTGGGTTAATAGCGATTGTAAAACCAATGTCTAAATCATTTTGACGTGATTTACCAGAAATTGATAATACGTTTGGTAACAAGCCTGTTGTAATGTTTGATTCGTTACGTTGAGCATTGGCATTAGGACCACCTAGACCACCAACCACTGCACTACCTGTGCCGCGTGTGTTTGTATAGTAAGCGTTAACAACGCCACCAATGTCTAATGTCCAATCACCTGCCGGAACTTGAATACCTGCGTTTGCTGTAGAGTACATACCAGCTAATAATGTTGCTAATAATAATTTCTTCATTACTTTACTTCTCCTTTTAATGGATAACACTAATGTTATACTATCAGTGTATACGTATTTATCGTAGTCGTTAACAGAGTGTTGCCTTTTGACAACATAGTTTGATAAAATGTTGTATTTTTACAACACTTCCTGGTGCGCTTGCGCAAATTGATCTTCTAACCAAGGCCACAAATCTCGCCAGTTAGTGCCCCTGCGACGATCCATTTCATTTAAGTAGGTTTCTAGCATAAGAATTTTACTAGGATCACGCGGTGTCTTTTCTATGCTGTTAGCAATACCTGCCATATACTCTTTAAAGTTCCGCTGATATTCTGTGACCGTAGGCATGACGTCAATGACTCTCTGCATATCTTCAGTAAATACACCAGGGCCAAACCACAAGGGGTTTAACTGTGTAGGTTGTAAGACGTGCATAAAACTAATACAGATATGCTTAGTAGGTGCTCTAAACTTATCTAAAGCATTTAGTTTCTCAATAAGCTCGGGTAGAGTTTTAATACTAAGTGGAGTAATGGTTAGATTAACATTAAGAATAATCCATTCTTGTTTGGCCATGTACTCAAAGTTCTTTTCCCATTCGCTAAGTTTTAATCCCCAACGAATGTATTCTGCCTGCGGACCCCAACAGTCCATGCTAGCACTGATATTAAGATGTTTAATCTTTTTATCGTCAACCATACGTTTAAGTCTATCAATATAGCCAACAAAACGCTTATGCTCTACTTTAAGATTGGTAACAATAGTAAAGAACAGGTCTGGGTTAGGATAGTTGTCCCAATGATCTAAGACCATGTCAAATTCTTTTTGGAAGAAGGGTTCGCCACCCAACATACCAAAGTTCCAGATCTTATGCCCGTGAATGCGTAACCACTCAAACAACTTATCACGCATATCATCATAGCGAGTTTGATCACGTTCCCAACTTGGGTTAACTAAAATGCCATCTTCCACAGCACTAAATTTGCGATTCTCTTCTTCCCACATGGTACTGAAATGCGGACCACAGTACAAGCAGGCCATGTTACATACATTGTTAAAGTAGACTTCTACAATAGTAGGAGTAACTTCTATGGCTTCTGGATTTTCGATAAGTTCCGGAGGCAGTACGTTGGTGTGGGTTTCAAACACACCTTTAAGATTACGCAGTTGCACTAGGCGATCACTAACTCCGCCTTTGTCTTCCATGTGCTTACAATATGTACAGCCGTTAAGGCCGAACTTATCTGTTTCACTTTCCTCAGGCCACCCACCAGCAAGCATACGCTTACGGTCATCTAACTTTTTAGGTAGGTTGTGGAAATTATCAAAGTTTTCTACAGTTAAATCGTTGTGTACTGTGCGATGACAACTAGCAGTAGTAGCACGATTGAGATAGATCGTACTCCATGACCATTTAAGGTAGCATGAGGTATCTGATTTTATTGGCCATACTTTGCGATTATCGGTCATATTCATCCGGAGTTTTAATTGTTAGGCCTAATAAGACACTATATCTATCGTAGTTGCTATTATTAATACCACTGTGGTAATTCTCATAAGCATTTGCCGCAAACCAGCCTGAGCCAAACTCTGTGTTCATTACTACAGGATTAGTTAATTGGCGATCTTCGTAAAATGTTGTAGCTACATCAGGGTCATTATGTTCTGTAAAATATATCATGCCTGCGCCGACAAGTCTACGATAGTCGTTGTGTGGTTCTAATTTAAATCCAGGTTTGTCTAACATAAATTCCATGTGTAGTGTTGCCCACTTGCGCATTTGATCTTTCGATAGGCTCCACATACCTTCGAATCCGGGATTAAAAGAATATAGTGCTTCTAATAAAGGTTCGTGCGTGTCGATGCTTTGTAAGAAATCGTGTATTTGTTTTAACAAAGGACTAGTTATATCTTCACGCATTAATCTGTAGCGTCGACTCCAGTTATAGTTTTCGTGTCCCATAGGAACACTTTCTCCCCAACTAGTCCACTTTTGTTTTTTAAGTTCTTCTATTAACGTTGTGTGATCTACACCTGGGTCAAATTTAATCGACGATAGCAAATATCTTGCTTGACTGAATTCTATTTTCATGTTGTTATTTATTGGGTAAATATTAGTATGGATATTATATTTGACAAAAAACGTAATTTTGTATACGAAACATTCTTAACTGAATTCCCTTATAGTTATGAAGAGCTGTTAACTGACCTTAAACAAGAGGATTGGATCAGCTCAGAATCTGAGGGTTTATTGGGCAAGTTTCGTGCGCCAACTCTCAAGAGTGAAAAATTAAAATACATCATTGAATGGTTTACACAAGATTCTGCTTGCCTTAAAATAATTAAAAATATGTATCAAGACGAAGAATACTTCAATGAGTGGAAATTGTCAGCTGAAGAGCTTGATAACATTACGCATTCTAGTGCTCTTTGGACTTTAGATAAGCCCGGGTATCATGCTGCTACGCATCTAGACAATCGGCGTATAATAGGAAACGGCATGATATTCTTCACTGAGGGAGACGATCCTAACCAAAGTACTTTCTTCTATTCCGATAAAAACGGAAATAATCCGTTACGTATACCTACAGGTTATGCCCAGGGGTGGTTTGCTGCTAATACAAACGATGCGTGGCACGAAGGGTTCAACCGTACAGCAGACAAAGATCGTTACAGCTTGTATTTTCTTATTTTTATGAATACTGCTAAAAAACATTAACCAGCAAACGTATCGCCCGAACCAGCAGCTACCGCAGTACACCCAGCGATAGCATCACCTACTCGACCCATACCCTTACCATTAACAAATACAGTAGCACTACCAGCAGCTATCGGTGCCGAATGGCCGGGGCAAGGTGCTCCTGGTAATAAATGTCCTGTATTTACATCGCCTTGACGGCTAATAGGAATACCATTACAGAACGTATCCGGACTACCGACGGCACGTGTCATACCCGAACAGTGTGTTACGTCTGCGTCACCAACTCTAGTTACTGCGGGCACGATTCCATCCTCCGTTTGTTTCTCTAGCTACTAATTCTGGCAATATCTTTTCCCATGGGCTCATGTCATGATGTATCCAGTGTGTGTATTTAATTAATTCATCTTGCCGTTTGAACGTGTAAGTGAATGTGATGTCGTGTGTGTCATCTGGGGCAAAGTTAATTACATTGTCAATCTCAAACGGTATATCTTCTAAGCGAGTGTATGTTACTAGTTTGCCATTGACTAACACAGTAAACTTATGATTAGAGAATATATCTATACCGTAACTACCTTCTATAACATAGCAATCGTCTTGCTTAGTTACTGTAATATCAGTAGGTTGAAATGGAGTTACTCCTACAAACTCATCTGCTTCAACCTGAGTGTGTACAGGTTTAAATTGCCATAAGCGTTCGTTTGCTTGTTCACGATTCAATTTAAATCAATCCTTGGCGCTACTAACCCGATGTGGGTACCTGATGTAATTTGTAGGTTGCCCTTGGCATATAGTTCTAAGTTACTTGGACTTGCTACTAACACAGTGCCATCTTCTTTAATTTGTATTACTACACCACTACGGTGCGTTATAAGTAGATCGTTGGATGCTACTTTTTGTATTTCATAAGTTTTAGTTGGTACTATTAATTGTTTGAGTTTTGTTAAGACATTCATAGCAATATTTATTTACTACAAAAGGGTGAAAAAAGTAATTGGCGGAGAGCGAGGGATTCGAACCCTCGATACAGATTTAAGCCCGTATGCTTCCTTAGCAGGGAAGTGCCTTCGACCACTCGGCCAGCTCTCCGAAATCAAGTGTTAGGTATTTTTGTGTCAGGAACCTAACAAACCCCGTGAGCGCAGCCCATCCTCTTTTCGCGTCAGCGGAACCAGAATTGTCTCTTACGAGATTGAGGTCTGGTCTTTATATGGACGGTTTGCCGGTCTCTCCTAACCTCGAATACATAATGTACCGGCTTTCTTCCAAATTTTAAAACTAATAAAACTATTATAGCATGCCATCGCGACTATCGTCAACCTAAATTGGTTGTGATTCTTTCCATGCTGTGTCGGCTATTCTCTACAAGGGTTTTTCAACTACTACCGAGTGCCGCTTACCCCAAACTCTACGCGATTAAAGAATTCTTTACAGTGTGCTATACACTAAATATTTTTATGAAACCGTACTACGAACTAGAGTATACTAACGTTAACCAAATAAGTCACGAAGTCTATGAATATTTACATTCTAATACTGACTTATTAGAGAAAACGCACGATCAAGAATGGCATTACTTAGATCGCAATAGTGTAATTGCTAGTTGTCCAACTTTATTAGACTTTTTTAAACTATATCATCTAGTCCCACGCGATATGGCTGTTACTATCTGCTATAACAATTTTGCCGTTCATATCGACAGCCCACCGGTTGTAGCTAAAATAAACTTTCCTGTACTTAACACTAAGAATACAGTAAACCGTTGGTACACAATGTCCGACGAAGATTTTCAAAACTTACCTAAGATATCCGATGTTGCCAAGGACGGATACTTTCACGAAGATATGACCAACTTCCCCAAAGAGAAATTAACATTAGTAGGCGAATATCATAATATGATGAACCCAATTGTGTTTAACAGTCGCATACCACACGAAGTTGTTATGTTAGGTAATAATCTTACTCCTAGAATAGTACTAAGCTGTACCTTTGCCAACGAACCCTTAAGGTATCTAGCGGAGTAATTGATCTAGTTCGGGCCACAGTTGATTAAATTTTAAATCTTCAGTGCTGCACTCATTTACAAATTTATAAAAATTATCTATTTGATCAGGTACTTCAATTTGGTCAGCAGCAAAATATTGAACAATTGTATTATGCTCATCCCATTCAGTTTGAATATCTTTGTATACATTTTCTGCTTGTGTTTTAATAGTATTAACTATATGCTTAGGAAATTTACGCAGATCCAATTCCGCAGGCTGATCTAAAAATTGAAATACAATTTTAATACGTTTGTCAAAGGCAAAATCAGTCAATACTTTAAAAGCACTTAGGCTTAATATATTGAGAATAGCATGTATGTCTATAATATGGCCCTGCGTTCTTTCTAAGCCCAATAGCAAATCTAAATTTTTAGTCAACTGTTCCCAACTTGCTCCTCTACGCACAAATTCAAACTGTTTTCCTACATTTTCAAAACTCACACTCCAGCGCACTTTCTTTCTAGTAGATAGGCGCTGAAATACCGGATTGTTTTCTAAGTTTAAACTTAAATTTGAAATTACATGAATATCAACTGTGTCCGGTATATTGTCAAGCAGGTCTGCGCATTGCGGAATTAACAAAGGCTCACCACCAATTAATGCCACAGTTTTAAGATTTTGTTGATGAGCAGTTATATAATCAATGACATTAGTATAATATTCTTTGCGTTTAGTCTGTAGTGGGATACTTAACTTTTTGGCCCACATACTACTATCGTTTGGATTACAGTACACGCACATCAAATTACAAGCATTGCTCCAACGTACATCTAATATAGCAGGAGCATGATAATTAGAACCTAAGTCATTTATATCCAAACTATTATTGTTATGCCAGTTACGTTCGCTAGTAGTGACATCACCTTGCTGTTTACAGCCTATACAATAATTAGGAATATCATTACTGGCAATTTGCTCTCGCAATTCTTGCCAGCTCAATGAATTTAATATTTCTTTAATATTTTGTTCATTGATATTACCAAATCCGTATGCTCCAGAACAACAAGGTTTAACATCACCTTCGGTTGTAATATGTAAGCCTCTCCACGGAGCTGCGCAATAGACTTTAGTCATTTATATTCCTATGGAGCGGGATAAGGGGATCGAACCCTCGCTAAAAGTTTGGAAAACTCTTGTGCTACCATTACACCAATCCCGCATAAAACTTTTGGTGCCGGTTAACGGAATCGAACTGTTGACCTTCGCATTACAAGTGCGCTGCTCTACCTGCTGAGCTAAACCGGCTTAAAACTTGGTACTCCCAACGAGATTCGAACTCGTGTTACCTGCGTGAAAGGCGGGTGTCCTAGGCCTCTAGACGATGGGAGCAAGGTGTCTAGCTACCAGCACTACCTGGCCCTAAACTGAGTAGTTACCCTGTCCGACTGTTTCCATCTGGTACGAAACAATAAAACCCCTACGTATTTCTCAAGTCGCTCGGAAATGGAGCCTTGCAGTAGAACGTATGCACTGTGCCGTTATGGTATTGGCAATGACCCACTTTCATAAAGTAAAAGTGTAACCCTAGTGTTGGTTGCGGTCGCAGGACTCGAACCTGGTCTCGAGCTTATGAGGCTCGCGAGCTGCCAATTGCTCCACCACCGCGTCAGTATAATAATATTATATAGTCAACACACACTATTGTCAACCTATTTATGCTGCTAATACGTGATGTAAACGGTCTGCAGCATAACTAGCGGCCCAGGCGTTGGGTTTAACCATTGGGATAACATTACAAGTACCGCGAATGTAACCAATTGCCTGTGTTACTACACAGCTCGAACCGTGCGCTTCGTTTGGATTGATATCCAAGTGAACAGCAACATCGCGCCCTTCTAATACTTCGTGTAATTTCAAATATAATTCTGAAATTTTATATACTTCGTTCATTAGACGCATACTTGGTCGATTGCGCTTTTGGTCGTAATCTACTTCGGTTGATGTTTCACCAAATATCTTACAACCATGTTTCCCATCAATATGAACTACAATAGCCAAAGTATATTCGGCATGCCATTGTCCGTTCTTACGAAAGCGTGTACTATCGCCGCCAATGTATATTTTAGTTTCTGGAGTTTGTGCGTTAATAAAATCACGCACTTCGTCGAAATTCAGTTTTTTCATATACTGCCCTTTATTGTATTTACTATTACACTAAATCCAAGTAGTACATTAACTTATGTTTTACCATAAGGTTTGGTATACGATATTTTTCTGTATCTCTAAACCCAATCATATGCCCAACTTCTGCCACGGCACCACTACGTGCTACCCCCATATGGCAGTGTACCACTACATTCATACTTTCGTTCCATGCTTCTTTTAATGCTTCGGCAATACCCTTAGCATCAGCGTTGGTAATGGCTGCCGCATAGTAAAACTTTTCGCTGTCGCTTTCTTCTACATCTAAGAAGTAGAACTGATGTACTCGGCGAAAGTCATATTTAGGCTTTGGAAACTCTACACCAGGATCTACGATCTGTATTAGCATACTGTTGAAACCTGGGTCGTAATGATAGCCCTTGCGTACATCATCAAGACTGATATTTTCAATCCACGGTTTCATCATCGTGCTCTCCTCGCTTTCTTAGTTCATCTATTAGGCCATTATAGGCCAAGGTTTCTTCTTGCCCCAATGCTTCTAACATATTGACGCAACTTATGATATGTGCCGTTTCCATGTCTCTAATTAACAATATCTTGCGATCTTTAGTTAACCATGTCATACGATGCTGTCTGCGATAATTCTTAAAGTCCGCATTATTTGGCGTGCTTAGTATATCCCAGGCTAATTGTTGTTCTTCGGTCATAAGCGTATTATACAGTCATTTAGTTGACTTGTCAAATGGGGTGTCTAACGGGGTTCGAACCCGTGATGCAGGAATCACAATCCTGAGTGTTACCACTACACTATAGACACCATAGAGGTTGCTGTTTTACCATTAAACTACCGTAGGCTGCTATTTCGCTTGACCTACAAGCTGGACTCGAACCAGCAAAGCAACGTAAACTGGAGCGGGTAGCGAGAATTGAACTCGCAATTCAACTTTGGCAAAGTCGTAGGTTACCATTACATCATACCCGCATTATAATCTTACTGAGCAGTAATATTTTCATTGATTTAGTCAGTTTTGACTAGAAATGTTACTGAGCAGTAATATTTGGAGCCCTGTGAGGGAATCGAACCCCCATCCTGAGTTTCGAAGACTCTAATTCTATCCGTTGAACTAACAGGGCATTTGGAGCAACGGGTCGGATTTGAACCGACGTACAAAGGATTTGCAGTCCCTGCCATTGGGCCACTCTGGTACCGTTGCGTAATGTACATAATTATGTATATTAAAGGTTTTTATATGTTTAATATACATCTTTATATACTTTATGTTTGGCTCCGGTGGAGAGAATCGAACTCCCACTAATGGTTTTGGAGACCATCGCACTGCCATTATACTACACCGGAATATTTGGCTGGCAAACCTGGGCTCGAACCAGGGACACGCGGATTAACAGTCCGCTGCTCTACCAACTGAGCTATATGCCAAAAAAACTACTAAAGGATTTAAAACTGGCCTGCCCAGAGAGATTCGAACTCCCGACACCAAAGGTAGAAGCTTTGTGCTCTATCCAGCTGAGCTATGGGCAGAGAAACTTTGGCGCGGTGTATGGGGCTCGAACCCACGGCCTCCAACGTGACAGGCTGGCGCTCTAACCAACTGAGCTAACACCGCATTACTGGTGGAGTGTCCTGGGATCGAACCAGGCGTGCCATAGGCGGCGGATTTACAGTCCACTGCATCACCGTTGATGCTTCCACTCCTCGACGCTCTCATATGAAAGCGTATAATAAAATACACTGGTTGACCCTTGAAATCAGAAGACGCTTTGCTCTTGACGCAGTGTACTTTATTATAACAAGTATTTTCTGTTCACATAAGAACATGCCATCCACTTGTCCGCCCGTTTACAAACTATCTTTAATGTGCCTTGTTGGACCTCGTTTCCGAGACACATAAAACAAAAAACCCTAAGTCTTTCGATCTTAGGGTTCTTAATTAAAATTAACTTATATTATATATAAACTCTAATTAAGATCCCCATAGATACTATTCGGTGTGCGATCATTGCCTAATGTCTCAATCGCTGACCAATAAGACATCGTGGCAAGTGCGCACACTTGTTTTGATATATTAAATTGATGTAGCTGGTTAAACATTTTGCTTTCGCATTCCTTTAATTAATTTCTTACTATAACAACTATTATACAGTCTATTTATTAGCCTGTCAACCTGTTTGTTAATTTATTTATATCTTTTATTTATACTTCTAAATCTGTCCCTGGTATTACTTCAACTTCTTTTGGTTTCTTTTTAGGTGCGCCCCAGAAGTTAGTTGTTGCTGTTTCACTTTGTACACCGCGAGCGATTTGTTTGATTTCTCCGCCGGTGGCTAAAAACTCTTTCATTGCTTGTTCATATTCTTCGTTTGTCATACTTGTCCTTTATTTGGTGGGCCTGGTGAGATTTGAACTCACTGTCTTTCGGTTATGAGCCGAGTGCTTATACCAGGTTTAAGCTTCGGGCCCAAATTCTTATCGTACCTTGTCTAGATACTCTTTACCAATCTTACCTTCAGCAAATTCAATAATTGCAGATACATTGGCACGATTAGCATATTTAACTTTAGAGCCAGCACGTTCGGCTATAGTACGAGCAGTAGCAATTTCACGAGCACGTATAGCAGCCGCAAGTATTAACTTAAATTGATTATTATCAAATACTGCTAGCGCATCGTCGATATTATAAACCTCTACTGAACTTTTTGTTGCGGCCATTTTATTGTCCTAAATTATCATTTAAAAAACTATTATAACACCTTTATTGATCAGTGTCAATCATTTTAACAGTGCCAGATGTAAATCTTATCATGTTTCTTTTTACCTGTGGTCAGCAACTCTTTCTTCTGACCCATTTGCTGTAATAGATCCTCTTCTTCATCGCAAGGTGTAAGTCCATTCTTTACAGCGTCTTCGTACATCTTAGGACTAATGTTAAAACAAACATGCCCGCCTTGCTTGATATTATCTACACATTTCTGCCACAAGGGTATAAAGAACTCTTTATAGAACGCAGTGTCACTGTCCCATAATTCCATGTGCTCGTATATCTCTAAGTTGATATACGGCGGGCTAGTAAGTACAAAGTCATAGTCTAATTTACTAAAGTCTACTGCTAAACAGCTATCCCATATCATTTGACGCAGTCCAGCACGTTCGACTTTAAAGTTTTTATTCTTAAATCCTGTATACTCATCTAAGAATGTGATCATGCTTTCATAAGCAGGTTTCATTTCTATGTTAGTGTCTATGCCTGTATAGTCGATGCCCAAACTCCAAGCACCTAACATACGTCCGCCCCATCCTGCTGTAGGATCTAGTACACTCTTTGCTCGATACTTCTTATATAGGTATTTGGCAGTAGTTGCTTTGAACATAACAATACTGCCTAAGTTAATACGGAAACATTCAAACACATTACCTGCCGCTGTGCGACCGCCACGATTACGTTTGCGTGTGCTGTCTATTAACTTAGCCCATTCTGTTGAATCGTTAGCAATGTCGTAGATTGTTTTGCCATCTTGTCTGCGACATTTAAGTAGATTCTTAAATTGAAAGTGGTATAGGAACGGATTGCCAGCAAAGTTATTGGCGTTGGTGTCAGCATCAAACTTGTCTAGATTCTTTAGATCTTTATCTAGTTCAGCAGTCGTGATTAATTTGTGAAGTTCAATATCACTGATGGTAACACTATCTAGATGTGCGTTAACAGGTTTGAGAGTCATACTGTATTATACAGTCAGTTGAATTAAATTACAATAGTTCCCAGCTGATAAACTGTGGATTTTTTAAACTTTGAATACGTACCGTAGGATTACAAGCAAACATACCATTAGCATAGCGCACGTATATGTCCAACTCTGCGTTTTCTTTACTGTCTGGGCGACCAATCTCAGCAATAAAGCGTTGACTAGTACCATCTGGCTCAGCATAGCGTAAACGTTTGATAGTTAGCTGTGCTACTTGATCGATAGTTGGAACATAGTACAAATTTTGTGGAGTAAGATAATAGTAAGGTTCTGCCCCAAAACGTAGCATCTGCGTTAATTCACCGCTTTCTCGTAGATGGTTTTCAATTATTAATTCAAATGCCTTGGCAATCTTAGAATATAATGGAGTAGCGTAGCTTTTCTTTGTTTGCCAGTTTTTTTGGAACCAATCACCAAATACACGTTGCCATGTCGAGTTCTTACCGATGTTATTTAAAATAAATTCTTCGCTTACACTGGTTGAAACTAATGATTTTCCTTTTTTGTATACAATCTCAAACTCACCGCGTGAGCTATTAAATTTAATACTGTAGCGACTAATAGGAATAATTTCTTGATCTGGGCTTGCTTTGGCTTCAGCAATAACATCAGCAAATACTGCCTGCTTCATAGTATTGTATTCTTGTTCTGCGTGGAATTTGAATACATCTACGCCCTTAGCAGTAGCAATACCTAATTTCTTAGGTGTTAGATTAGCCAGCGTAATACCGCCTTCCGCTTTAATACTAATACCTAATGTAGTACTTTGCGCAAAGCTAATATCAGCGACGCCGCCCGCAATGTTGGCGCCGCCTGCCCAACCTAGTTTAGTAGGCAGGCCGCCAGATTTGGCTTTAATTTTGGGCATAATTTGTTGCGCAAGGCTTGCCCATTGTGTAAAAATCTTAGGGTCAAAGTTAGGAATTAAAAGTTTTTTAATATCATTGTAGGTCTGTACAGGATTTGCCAATCTAGCCGCAGGTATACTTGCTTCTGGATTTTGTGGGTCAAATTGACCCTGTCCTATAAGGCCAAATAGCAGACCAACTTCGCTGTTATAACGAACAGGTCCAGTACCGCCACCCTCTGCTATTTTTTGTACAACTTCAAATATTTTCATAGTATTGTATTTATTCTTTTCGTTCAATGTCATTCTCCGAACAACGTGCGCCATATTGTAGTTCCACTATGCGGCAAGGTTCAGCAAACGGATTGCTTAGTTGATGCCATGATTCAATAGTTATGTGGACTCGTTGGTGTCTACTAAATTGTTGTTCGATTATCTGCCCCGATACTCTTTCAAATTGACGTACTGCGCACTTGCCTTCAGTAACTAACCAATCCTCACTACGAAACATATGACGTTGCATTGATAAGCTCTTACCTGGGTCGATGGTTAATTCCTTCACTTTGGTGCCAGAAACGTCGTGTAATACACGATAATAGCCCCAAGATCGAATGGTTTTAGGCGCTTTCCACTCCTCTAAAATCCAGCTGCTACTGTTGAGCTTGTTTGCTCCACCGATCCCGAAGACAAACTCAACATCTTTACACTTCATTTCCGGAATGTTCTTAGCAGTACGGTCGCCGCCATTGGCAAATACAATGTGACTATTAGGATACAGCATCTTAACATTATTAATTGCTTCCACAGCACTGCCGTCGTCATCGTTAAACAATATACAATGATCAACCATCTTTAGGTTCTGTATAATAGCAATACGTTCTGTGCCGGGCATAAACGCACGACCTTTCTTACGTTCTAGCCACGCATCGCTATTAATGCCAACAACCAGTATGTTGCCAAGTGCTCGAGCAGCTTTGAAGTATTCTATGTGCCCGCTGTGAAGTGGGTCAAATCCTCCAGTAACTAGTACAACTCGATTAATCATATTTTTTCTTTGGAGGGCGCATAACGCCAATTGGTTTGGCTATTTTAGTGCCGATTGTAGTTTCTTTTGCTTGTTTAATAATTGAGATGTTAGATTCTTCGCTAGTATTAAATACCCCAGTAATTGACGGTTCACCTGCTTCTTCAGGAATTTCTGTCCATTGGCTAACATAGTCAACAAAATAGTTTTCGCGATCTAGCCACGGGTACAATATGTCCTCTTGTCTGAGATGACCGTAACTGTTAATACTGTTAACTAAGGTAGTGTGCAGTAGGCCGCTGTCTACTAGATCATACCATGTGGTTGTTTTTGGATCCATCGGAGCCACTGAGGATTTATATACTGCTATGTGTAGCCAAGAATCATTAAATTGTTTTAATAGATAAGCATCACGACAGTCAAATCCATTAACTGCTAACATGTACAATAGGTTAACGGGTGTATAATGATAGAAGCACCCGCTGTGCGATCTACTGTAGTACTTGTTGTCAGCAACTCCGCTATGCTGAGGCACACAAATAACCAACATACCGTTTACATTTAGCATACTATTCCATAATCGCAATGTGTCTAATGGGTTAGTGGCATACTGTAGGCTATCGTGTGCCCACATAAAATCAACTTTAATGGGCAGACATAGCTCTGTAAAATCTTTTTCTCGTTTAACAATGTTTGGAAGGTCGGGCACCTGCGCTAACTTTCCAGGGTCTCGATCCACGGCATAGACTGTGTAATTATGAGGTTGTGGAGGGTCGTCACGGGTAGTTAAAGTTGCCCACCATAGAGTATCTTCGCCTGAACCACAGCCCATGTCGGCAATCGTATGAATACTGTCTAGGAAACTATCGTACTCGTATAGCTGATTTAATATTTTAAGACTGTGTCTTTCGGTCATTTTTTAGGGTCCTAAATAAGAAATCTCTACTAAAATCACAATAAGCCTCTATAAATTTAGCAGTACTGCGTAGTTCTTTAGATTGATCATTGAGTAATCTGCTATTGCGTATCTCTTGTGCTAGTATATCAACTTGATTTTTAGCATGGGCATATCCACTTACATCTATAATATCAACAGCAGTCGGGCAACCTAATTGTTTTATTTGTTCCCACTCTTCTAAGAGTTCGTTAATTGATTGAGGCATCTTCCATACCGGCGGTACGCAAACGGGTTACGTGACCTAACATAAAGTTCTTACTTTCTAGGCCTTTCATAATACCTAGCCATTTGTTACGTAGTAAGGCCACTTCATTGATGATAGTTTCCATATCAATGACTTCATCTTCACCGTCTACATACTTTTCAGCATCACGTGAGGTTAACGCACGTGCGTATGCTTCTAGGTATTTTTTAAAGTGTTCCTTGCGGATTTTTCTTAAGCGAATGTTAAGAAGATTAAGCACAGCTTCAATCTCTTGTAGTTGATTAAAGCGTTGCTCAGTAATGCCTGGTAGTGCGGCTAAGTTCTTTTCAATATTACCGTACACTCCAACTTCTTTTTTAGCTACAGCTAATTCATTAGTGTAGTAATCTATAAAGTCGGGGAGATTGGCAATATTCTGAACTACTCGGTTATACCACATTAATAGTCGTCACTTCCATCGTCGTCATCATATTCAGCTGCGTCATCTTCACCTAAATATTCTTCAACAGCACGTTTAAGGTATGCATCTGTGCCACCAAACTTTTTAAGGTCTGCTTCTGTGATGCTGTGATCAGCTACTACACTGATCACATGGTCTGCGGCTGCTTGACGATCTTTAGAATTAATATACTCTTTTGTCGTTAACCACATTTCGCCTAAGATATCTACTTCTAAGCTCATTCTTCTGTTCCTTGTTCTGGTGCTACGTTTTCACTTAAGTCCTCATCTGAGGCTTCAACAGCTTCAGTACTTAGCAAAGGGTTAACATTAGCTGAAATTTCTGCCATTACTTTGTCTAGACACTCATCTTCATTACGTTCCCATGCTTTACGGAACTTTTTAATAACAACACCATCTGATAGTGTATAGACTAAGCTGTTGCCTTCTTTCTTAAGCAAGTTCTTAGCTTCTAGCATATCTACCATACCTGAGTAAGGACTCATACCAGTTTCATATGGAATTTCTACTTGTACCGACTCAAACGGTTTAGCATAACGTGTTTTCATAATCTTACAAGCAGCACGGATACCGTTAACAGTTGTAGTCTTATTACCATCAGCGTCTGTTTTAAGTTTAAGTTTACGCATAGCAACTACAATACTTGATGCGTAGATAAAACCTTGACCACCTGAAATTTTATCATCTGGGTCAAACATATCTTGTGAAGCGTATGTGTGGTTAGTTGCTACTAAGCCCAAGTTTAATGTACCAAACATGTTTACACAGTTACGTACAAGTGCTGTAAGTGCTTTAGGTTTACGACCCATGTCACCTTTCATTTCGCCTGCTTCAAACTGGTTAACATCTGTTGGAGTAAGCATCATACCAAGTGAGTCTAGAACAAACAACACTTTAGGGCGGTCTTCTTCTGGTAGTGTGCGATATTCTTTAACAAAGTCACTGATAACTTTAGCCACATCATCAATCATAGCCATGTTCAGTTTTAGCAATTTGTCTTCTGTAGTATCTACGCCTAGTGCGTGTAACCATGCTTCGTCAAGTGCGTTTTCTGTATCAATTAAGATAACATAAATGCCTTGCTCTTGTGCGTGGCGCACAATATTACCTGAACAGATAAATGATTTACCCGCGCCTGATTCACCAGCAAACACAGTTACCTTACCCATTGGGATGCCTTTGTTAAAGTCTCCGCTGAGTAGGTAGTTTAATGTGTAGTTGCCTGTTGAGATCCAATCAGTCGGATCATTAAAGCCAATGCCCAGACCTTCAATGCTCTTGGTAATACTCTTTCTAAACTTACTAATATCAAACGGTTTTGCCATGATTATTTGCCTCTCTCTATTAAACTATATAATTCTTTAAATGTATTCCTACTACTTATATTTCTTCTTTGATCTAGTTGAGATAAAAATTGTAAACTAGAATCTATATTCTTTACAAATGGTTTATGTATGTATTGTAACATATTCTTTAGCCCATCTTCAAGTAAAAACTTTGGATTTTGGCTAATACGATCTTGTATTGCTGTTGCTACTACTTTTAATACACTATCGGGTAGATTTCTAACATCTAATTGGGAAGGGCCAGTTAAATTTGATATGACAAAACTATTATTGTGAAACCCCTGTGCTGATAAAAAGTCAACACAATCAAAAATAGATCGATAGTTTAATACAAAGTGTAACATATTAAATGTTATTTTGTGATCCAAACTACTAATAATTTTTAGATTATCTAAAAAGGTCTGCCATTCGCCGCCGTAGCGTATATATTCGTATTCGTCCTCAATTGCTTCTACACTTACTATCCAATGTACATTTTTGAACTCACAGACTAAATTAAATATTCTAGTATCAACTTTACTTAGGTTAGTATTAACTCTAAGATGTACACCGGGATTAACTTTACGTAATAATGTAAGTAATTCAAAGTTTTCCTTCATTAATAGCGGTTCGCCGCCAGCTAGGTACACATGTTTAAGATCGCTAGCATGCTCAAATATATAGGCTTTAAGTTGATCTAACTTATCCGCCGAGGGCCTTTCGACGGGCATATCTAATTCTGTAGCCCATTTACTGCTCAACTCTGGCCCGCAATATACACAAGCAAAGTTACATAAGTTACTCCAGCGTACATCTATCTTATGTAAATTGTAATTTATTGGGTCGGTGTACAGCGTTCGATCGACTTCTCGCAGTTCTTTAAGATAGAATATACGATCGCTAATGATTTCAAAACTATTCTTGCCACGTTCTTTGTCATAACAACCGTAGCAGTCCGGACCAGGCTCATCTGCTAACATTAGTTCTTTGATACCTATGTTTTTCGAACTATGTAATATTTCTTCAATGGTGTTGTCTTTAATATTACCTAGTAAGCCATTACTTCTTGTACAATTTGCCACTGTGCCATCCGGATTATACACCAACCCCGACCACGGCAGTGGACAAAAATGTTTATTAGTTAGGTATTCTTTAGCTTCCATTATCTAGTAGGATCCTTGGATAATAGGGTTATTTCTACAATTTCTAAATTAGGTTCAACTAACTCAATACAGTCTACTAACTTAGTTGCCCATTCATTGACATCAGCGGCCGGCCACGGACTAACATCGCCCGGCTGTGTTGCTACACCACCGGGTTTAACTAATAGAAGTCTAGGACCTATGTTTTGCCAAGCTAACTGCCTGGCAGCTTCTTCTAATGCTACCTTTTGTGTGCGATATTCATCCATACCAAGCCCGGGTTGGGGACTAACCGGGCATAATGTTGACGCAGTACTAATTACCATGATGCGTTTATGACGTTGCCCTTGCCACGCCGCTGCTAGTTTGTACAATAATTCAACTTGAGCAAATCCTGCTTGAGCATTACTGATAAACATATCACAGCTTGCTGCTTGCTCTAAGATCTTAGCAGGTATTTTAATGTTGTATCCACTACGACGACTTAGCCCTACAATCTCGTGGCCGCGGGCAGCATACACGTTAGCCAATGCTTGTCCTATTCCTGCGGTATGTCCTGTAATAGCTATTTTCATTCTATTCCTCGTAATTGTTTTTGTTGTTGTATGTATGCCAAGGATTCCGGGGTGTCTTTATTTTTAACATCTAACTCAGATGGATGTTTTAAATAAGCATAACTGTGATCTAACTTATGCTCTTTAACGAACGCTAATATGTTAGGTAAATCGTCTATGTTTAATACGCTAACAGTAGTCCATGTATTCAACTTTACAGGCATTTCCATATAACGCTGTAGGTTAGCATAGAACTTGGCCCATTTGATGGGATAACGTACAAGATCGTGTACAGGGCCTATGCCGTCTAAACTAACGGTTACTGTGATGTCAACTCCGCGATCAGCTAACGGTAATAGTTCTTCTAACACTGTGCTACAGTTTGTGTTTAGTCTAACTGACTTAATGCTAGTAGGTAAGTTAGCTAGTATATGTTTATAGTTTTTACTATAGCTAGGTTCGCCGCCATTGATGTCTAAATGTACAATTCTATCTAGTGGCAATTCCCAAAACTTATTTGAATTATCCACTATAGTGTACGTTTTGCTTTTTAATCCGCCAATTAATGTGCTGTGATTTTCATCACAGGTTAGGCAAGCACTGTTACATACATTGTCTAGCACCCCGCCTACTATCAAATAGTCAGGTTGCTGTTGTATTCTATCAAATTTAATAGCATTTAGTCTAATACTAGAACTATTAATTGCTTCTGTTTCTTTGCAACGAACGCATTCTATGGGCCACGTATCATCAGCAAACTCTTGTTTAATATTCTTAAGCCACGTACTACTATCCATAGCAGTTAAATTTTCAAACTGCGGTGACTCAATCATGTGACCACAACGGCCTACAGTACCGTTAGGATTAAAGCGTACAAAATGATCAAGTCTAGGGCAGTACATTAACGATATCTCGACTATGTTTAATTATTTTATTGAATAGCACAGGTTGTGTATTTTGTATATATGTTACAATTTCTATTAAGGTAGTTTCTTTACCTATAAAATTATCTATCAGCACACGATCTAAATTATTGTATTTGATAATGTGTTGATTGTTTAGCAGGTGTAATCGTAGGTCTTCATTGACTTCTTGCTGGTTTTCTTTAGCTGTAGTTAGCTCAGATAATTCAGCAATATCTCTAAGATACAATATTACGTTAGGATCTGCGTATCTTGCTAACTGAATTAGCCAATGGAATTGTGGTAAAAAATGTCTATCTAAAAATAGATAGTTTTCAGCAAAATATAGTATTGTTTTAGGATCTAGATTGGGTTCTAGGATTAGAGTTTCAGTAATAAAAGTATTAACCCCAGAGATAAACCGAACAGACGGCTCTCTGAGGAATACTTCGATCCTACCCAACTTTCGGATCTGCTGATTTAGCAATGGTCGCCAGCCCTGTATTATAGCTTCCGTTGCTAAGGAACTGCTACCATTTTTAAAGATGGGGTAGACGTACCGCTGTGACGGTACTATTTCTAATACTTCACAGCGGTTAGGAAAGATTATTTCATCTAACCTAGATAACATCTATATACTACTAGTTAGTTTTTTGACGGTTACGAATCATCGCTAGGATGTCTTCAGCACGTTGGCCGCCAGCTGCTGGAGTAGCTATTGGTGCTGTTGGAGCACTAACTGCCACTTCATCTTCCACTACAACAGGATCAGGAGTGAACGGAGGGTTACTTTCTACGTGTTCACTTTCTACTGCGCGATCTGCCGTTACTGGAGCTGCTGTAGCTGTTGCTGCCGGAGCTGCTGTTGCTGCCACACCACGTGGGCGATAGTAAGCACCCCAACGTTCTGTATCGTATGGTTGACCATCAACTGATGCTTCAAACATCTCTTTGATAACTTTAAGCTCAACATCGCTTGGTTTCTTAGGAAGGAATTCGCTAAGATTATACAAACCGTGCTTCTCGATAGATTCAGCTTCTTCTGCTGTTAGCGCAGATTCTTTGCGTGACCATTTTGAAGTTGAGTAGTCAGCATATCCACCTTTTGATGTTTTGCTAACTGTAAAGTCCAAACCACCTTGGTAGTCTGTTGGTAAGTTTTCTAACTCAGGATCAAGTAACGCTGACTTGATTAAGTTAAAGATTTGTGGGCTGATGATAAAGCGACGAATTGGATTCGCAGGTGCTTGGTCATCTGTTAGTGGATTTTCACGAACAAAACCTTGGAACAAGTATGATTTCTTTTTCCAATATTTACGACCCATCTCTTCTAAACTTGGATCCTTGAACCATGTACGTACTTCTGCTAGTACAGGGCAAGATTCACCATACATTTCTACACATGGTACTTGTACTGTTACTGGTTTGCTGTCTGTTTGACCTTTAATGCCTGCGAAAGACAAGTTGATCATTAAACGTTCTTCCCAGAAGAAGTCGTTTTTTGGATTTGCGTTTGGAAGAAAGCGCACTCTAGCGTTTGAACCCTCTGGAATGTTCCAGTGTGCGTAGATTGCGTTGTCGCCTTGTGATTGACCGTTGCCGCTGCTACGGTTTTCTTGGGCTTGTAGTTTTGCTCTGATTTCTGCTAATGATGTTGCCATGATAATTTCCTTTATGTTAAGTTGGTCTTTAATATGCCTAAAACGTATAAGCATCTATATACTATACGTTATATATATTTATCTCGCAAGAGATATTTCTAACTATTTTTACCAATCTTACGTTCTACTATGTCGATGATAATAGCATCACGCTTGAGTTGCCCTTCTAATTCTTTAATAGCAATAGTATTATCGTATGTCATAGTATATCCCAACGATACTGCTACTTCTTGTAGCTGTTTGCGTCTGCGCACTCTTTCTTCCGCAGTTAATGTAGGGTTTGACTTATTATACCATATACCTACTTCTTTTGTTAATATCATGTTAGGATCTGCTCGACTAGTAGTATACAACGGTGTGCCTGGGTGGATACTTAGATTGTAGCCTGCCTGTAACTCTATAATTGTTTTACCTACTAGATGCTTGTAACGTTCTAGCATTGCTAGGGTTTGATGAAAGTCGTCGAGTGTTTCTGTAGGGTAACCAACAAACATAAGTAAAATGGCACGAAGGCCCAACTTATCCATGTATTCTAAACTATGATCTAAATCAGCATTAGTAAAGTTCTTTTTCATTTGCTGCCTAAGATTATCACTGCCTGTTTCTACCCCTATCTCTAAAACAATGTTGCCAGAGGCTGCAATTTTGCGCCAGTAATCTTCATTAGACTGACTAGCGTTTCTTATAATAAACTGGCTGCCCCACGAAAATTTAGGGAAACGCTGTTTAATTTCAATCAGATGATCTAACAACTCATAAAATGCCGGCAGTGATCCGTTAACTAAACTGTCAGTAAAATGGATATGGGCATGATCAAATGTTGTTAGGATCTGCTCTATTTCAGCCGCAATAGATTTGGGCGCACGTTGAGAAAACTTCCAATGCTCGTGTATTTCACAGAATGTACATTTACGTACACACCCCCTAGATCCTGATATAGGAACCCAGATCGGTTGTTCAACTTTCTCAGCTTCTTGTTTATAAAAGTTAACATCGTAATCACCGTAATACGGTAGATAGGGAGCTGTCATTGGAGTAAAATCTAATTGTCTATCAATACCAAAGAACTCTGTTAGAAACTTTGGCCACTGCACCTCGCCGTCACCTTCTATACAAACGTCAGCAGTCATTGCCACTTTGCCGTTTATACTATCTTTAATGCCACTGCCGCCGGCTACTATTGTTATTTTGGGATTTAACTGTTTTAATAACGTTACTAATTCCTGTGCTTTGGGTTTGCTCTTGTAAGTAAATACACTTAAAGCAACTACTTCTGGATCAAACGCTAATATTTGTTCTGCCCAGAATGACACAGTACCGTTGGGGTCTTTATTGAAATCAAGAAATGCCGCTGATAGACCTAACCACTTAGTTGCCCCTAATAAGACAGCAGGGGCACCCGGTAAGTTCCAACTTGGCATTGGTGGGAAGTTGCAGACAACTACATTCATAATAATACTTATCAGCCAACAAAAAAGGCACTATAAAAGTGCCTTTTTCTAATTGATATTATAATTGTTATTTTACTTTAAACCTGCTATTCTGCGCATCTGCGCAATATCTTCATCAAACTGTTTGTTATATAATGATACATCGTCTTCTGGTTCATCTTTAGCTATTGCCTTAATACCATGAGGAATAGTTTTAAGTTTGTCTAAAAAGTTTAAGTCTTTTGCGCCCATACGTTTTAGTTTTTCATCTTTGTTAACGTGGTCTTCGTAACCTTCTGCCAGTGCTGCTTTCATTTCTTCTTTAGATTTGCCATATTTTGCCTGGAATTCTTCGTCTGACAGTTCTGTAAGATCCATGTCAACTTCTTTCATTTTGCCTTCTGCTAGTTCGCCACTGCCTTCTAACTGATCAACAACTTGTTGAACATAAGCACTAACATCGCTAGAACCGATTTCTTCAACATCACCTACCCATTCAGCAACATCTCTAGCCGCATCCATAATTGCTTGTGGGCCGTGTTGTACTAATAAGTCTTTGTGTTGGTTAATAATACGACGAATAATTGCTGATTGAACAGCTTCACAACAATCACTGCTGCTATTATCTTCGTCAACTACTGGGTCATCCATACCACTAGCACCATAAGTATCACCTTCACTGTATTGATCAGGAGTATCTTCGTCGCCAATAGTAGACATAATTTGCCCGTAAATTTCTGGCATGTTTTCTTCTACCCAGACCATAACTACATCACGAGCATCGGCATCGGGATTTGCTTCTGCCAATTCACCCAATTGATCAAATAATCTATCATCACCTATAATATTATACAGTGCGTTGGTAGCGTTTTGCGCATCAACTCCAACAATAAGTGGTTCACTTAATAGGTCAATTAGTTCCGAAACTTGGTCTTCACCTTCTGGTTTAGCCCAAGTACCTTCAGCTACATTGTTAGCCCAACTTTCAAACTGTTCTGCAAATTTATTTTCTTTTTTCATTTTATAAGCCTTTTGCACTAGAGGTAGCGCATCTTCCATTTTATCGTTATAAGTACGTTTAACAAAACGTTCACGCATACTGTCTGCGTCGTAATCGTCCATCAATGTATGTTCTTCATTGTGGAAATGTTCTTTACACGCAGCATAGCCTTTTCGACCACCAATACGTTTAAGAGCATTATTTAATAAACCGTGGTATTCAAATGCTGCTTCAACCATCGATTGTGTTTCAGCATCTTCAAATGTTCTACGAACCATTGCTGATTTAAAAGGACGTAGTTTACCACATTCTTCAGCAATACGTGTAATGTGTTGACCAAAGTCATCCATTAGACTGCCGCCTTCACTAATATGACGTGCCATAGCACGAGCATACTTTAAGTTATTGTGTGGTAATTTGAATCGTTCGCCGTCGTGTGTTTCAACAAAAATACTATTAATGTGACGAGCACGTGCGCCTCTAACTTCATCTACTACAGGCTGGCTATGACGTACTATAATACGCACATTACCGTCATTTTCGTAACTGCTACGACTAGTGCCGTGTAAGCGACTTTCAGATACAACTTCATCTTTGGCGTATGTGCTGTCTGACTTACTTACTTGTTGTAGGTCACGATGTTTTAGTGTACTACGTGTAATATCACGTGGCTCAAAGCTCAATAAGTTACGTTTAGCAAACTCACGTAGTTCACGTAGGAATCCGTACCATGTGTTTTTTTGTTCTTCGTCTAGATCTGAGCTAATGTTTTTGCTGAAGTAGACTTTAAGGCTATTTTCATCAATTAGACTAAGTGTGATGTTACCGTAGTCGTGTCCTTCAGATACATAGTCAAAGTTAAAAAACCGCGCTTCTTCTGGTTCTTGTGTAGCTTTGGCGTTTTCGTCACCGAGCGTGACATCTTCGAAACGATCACGGATCTTTTCAAATAATGATTCGGCTATTTTATTAATTTCTCTCATAGTATTATTTATCTTAAAACATTATAAAGGGCATTGGCTCAATCACATCATCCATTGTGTCGCGCATTGCATTGTCTAACTGACTGTCGAATGATTGAAGCATCATTGCCATACGTACTACTAGTAGCAAGCTCATTACTAGATCGTCGGTTTCGCCCGGTTTAGCAGCATAACTAGGGCCATTGGCTACAAACGTTTTAAGTTCTGAAATTAAGTTTTTACTACAAATAGTCATGCGTTTACTTTCAATTAAATTTTTTAATTTAGCGCAGGCACTTAGTTTTGACTTGTTAGTAGTGTTAAATCCTTTACGATATCTTCTTCCAGAACTAGACTGCTTAGGTTCACTTAAGAATGTACCTTTAATGTTTTCTTCACCAAGTTCACTTACACTAATAAGTGCTGCCTCACCTAAGGTATTGTTTTCCATTGAGTAGTAAATGCTATTCACTGGTACTGTTTCTGCTAGATACTTAGTAATTTCGCTGAGGATACCGATTTGACGTTGTACCATAGTGCGATTATGTTGCCACTCACCGACTTGCTGGAAACTAGGTAATTCAAATATCTGTATAGCTGCAGGATCACCGCCTGTACCTAGACTAGGATCCAACGCTATCATATAAGTCATGCTAGGATTTGGTTTTTTATACCAACGCACTTGCCCTTGTCGTTCTATTGGCTCTATTCCTGCCATTTCAACTAAGTGGCCAGGATTAATCAGTGTTTCGTCCCAAATAATAAACTCACAGTCCATTTCTCGGCGGAAACGCTCATCGCCTAATTGCGCACGTTGCTCGCTGGCCCATTTTTCATCTCGATCTGGATGTTCTCTCCAATAACTACGAAATGCTCTAAATCCGTTTACACCTAGTTCTGTAGTATTACCAAACTCATCAAGTGTTTTATTAGCACCTTTCCATAGGGTAGCAAACTGGTCTTCATCGCTGTTGGGAGTTGAAGTAATAATACATTTACCACCAGTGGCTAGTGTGGGACTAATAGAAGTCCAAAATTCTCGTCCTATGGTAGGGCGAACGAACGCAAACTCATCGCAATACAGTAGTGATATAGACATACCACGACCGGTGTTTTCAGTAGTTGTAGCACTTACAATACGACTTCCATTATCAAAGTCTATACTACCTTTGTTATAACTTACCGCTCCAGCACGTATGTGGTCCGGTACACTTTCATAAGCGTAGCGTATACGCTGCATGATTTCTTGCGAACCTGTAAACTTATGTGCGGCAATAAGAATAGTACTATCTGACACAAACATTGCGTACCATAACAAATAACCCGCGGCACTTGTTGACTTACCGGTTTGACGTGGCATCAATGATATACTATAACGATAGTTGTGATAGGCGTCAATTAAACGCTTTTGATAAGTAAACGGTTGATATAGCATGCGCCCTTTAGTGGGATGCTGGATATAAAAGTAATTACTCATAAAGTACTCGGGTCCTGTTATAGGATCTGCGCACCTTGCAAATTCTTGTAGTTGTTCGTGTGTAAACGAATCCTGCTGATGAGGTTTCTTTACTAGAACATTATCTGTACCTTTTGCTGTTGCCATATAGTTACTTATCCTGGCTTGGTTTAGAGAGTTAAATTACCAGGGCTTTTCGCCTGTTAGATGAGGCATACTAAACCAAAGTTTAAACCACTCTGGTGTGCCTGGTTGGATGTTATTGTTGTTTTGGTATTGAATTTTTTCGTTAGCTGTAATGCTAGGATTACTGCCTTCTGTTTTTGCTACACTACCATAGCCACTATATTCTTGAAGATCAGCTTTATTACCGATGCCAGCCATCACTCTAAGTTGTTCTAATTCGTCCATTATACGCCGTATTTGTTTTTCTTAGGTTTAGCTACAGGACTAACTTTGTTTGCTTTGTTAGATTCAACACTACCTTTGCCGCCATGTGTTTTGCGTTTAAGGCCAAACTTCTTACTAGCATGATCAATTATTTCTTGATCGGCAGCACTGTAGCCTATTGTTACAAAGTCACTGCCTGTGCCGGCACGTTGATCAGCATCTACATCAGGAGCGCCTGCTAGCTCAATACCAAAGCGGTATGCTAGGTACGGATTAGCGTTATTATCTAAATGAGGAAAAGACTGAAGATTAGGAAGAGCATTTTTAGAACCCTTCCTAATATCACCTTCAGTAACTATTTCATTAATTTTCATTAATATTCGTCTTCTTCTTCTAGTCTACCACGTAGATCAGTTACAGAACCTGTTTGACTATTACTACGCAAAAATGCTTCAAGCCACGGGCGAGTGTATGCACCAACAACATTACCTACTTCTTTAGTAGATTCAAGTTGATTCGCAATTCTAACCGCTTCCGATAATGCTTCCTCGAGTTGATCTATTAGATCAGCCGCGTGGCTAGTGCCTTCATCATCCCAAAGTGCTTCTTGGACTGGCTGTTCTAATGAACTACCGTTTTCAACAATCATCGCATATTTTTTTAATAAGTCTGAACTCATTTTAATAATCCTTTTAACATGCCTGTGTATTTTTTCCATAAGTTGCTGTCTTCTCTAACAGCCATCGGATTGTCACCTGGGTATTCTTTGCGGAATTGTTCCTTGCTACGATGTAAATCATCACCGCTAGGAATAGCAGCACTTACTGGGCCAATTTTTTCGTTTGGTGTATTAGTATATTCAATATCACGTTCTTCATCAACTTCTACTTCAACAGGTTCAACAATGCCTTGTGCGATCGCTGTTTCTGCGTCATGCGGCAATTCAACCGCAAGTGCTGTTGGAGCTTCTACTTCTTCCATGCCTGCTAACTTACGGAATAAGTTAAGCGCATCTTCTTGACCATTAGCAGTAATGCTAACGTTGATATCTTCTTTAACTGTGTAACGTTTACCGTCAACTTCAAACTCTTTAGCACCGCTGGCTTTAGCAGCCGCTAATGCGCCTGAAAATTCGTTGCCTTCTGCCATATCAGCTTCATTAACAACATCTGCGGCAGCATAGAATTTATCATGGCTGAAGCGTGGGTTTTGTTGTTTAAATATATCAGCGTGATGTTGTGCTAACTCTTTACGTTTAGCCTCATCTGGAATATTTTTAATTAAATCTGCTACCATACGGAAGTCTTTACGGCTTGCGGCCTCTTCAATGGTACTAGTGTCAGTAAACTCCTTGGTGCCTAGCTCAAACTTTTCGCCCTGTGGTGTGGCAGCTAGTTTACCAGTAAACGCATTACCTTCATCCATCACGTCATCTGATTGTTCTAATCCTGTAGATTGCTCTACTGTGGGAGCAGTTAAGCCCGCTAGTTTAGCAATCTCATCTAACTCTTCTACACCGCCTAAATGACTATTCATTGGAGCACCACACTCTGCTACATCTTTACAATAGTGACCGTATGATGTTGCTACGTCACCTAAGAAATCTTCGTCCATTAATAGAATGTTTCTAGCTTTATTAGGAGCAATACCTTGTGCTACCATTTCTTTACGTACGGCATCAACAAACTCAGGACCTGCTGTGTCTAAATGTGGATTTACACCAGCCAATGCTTTAGCAATTTGTTCGTAGAAGTAATCGGTTTCTTCCATAACACGTGCTTCTTTAAGTTTAGCTAGTTTAGATTTTTTCATCTTAGGAGCAGAGTTTTCAATGGTGTCACCAAATTTACAGCCTTCTTCTACATGTCCGGCTTTTTTAGCTTTCCACGCGGTAGCATAAGCAATGCCTTTTTCTTTCTTAGATAGATTACCGTCTTTAGCATAACCTTTCTTAATGTGTTTAACCATACGTTCGGCTTTCTTGCCCGGAGGTGCCACTTCATCTAAATCACTAACATCATCTTTTTGTGCAGCGCCACCGTAGGCTTTACCAGCAACTTTACGGATTGGGGTGTTTGTATTGCTACCACCACGCTCAGCACGTTCGTCTTCTTGACGGTCTTTTAGTGCTTGTAGACGTTTACGTTTAGCAATGGCATCAGCATTTGGCGCTTCTGGTTCATCGTAGGCCGCTTCGCTAAGATTTTTTTCTTTCTTCTTCATAGCCGCAACAAAGTCTGCCAGTTTACAGTCAGGGTTGGATTTTTTAAATTTTTCGTAGTTTGCTTTGAACTTAGGGTGCTTAGGATCATCAAGTGTATATGGACCTTGACCTTCTTTAATTTTTAGTTTGCTGGTTAGATCTTTTGCGTCACCGCCAAACATATCTTTAAACGCACCTTTGGCATTGTTTTTATCTTTAACTGCTTTCTTAGGTGGTTGATTAAAAGATGAGGAGTGACGTACACCGTATTCATCGTAGTCGTCGCTACTAAACGGTTTAGCTTTTTTTTCCTTAGCGGCTTTCTTCATTGGCTCTTTCTTGTCGCCGTCTTTGTCCATATCTAAGAAGTCTGGTTTAGCAGATTCTTTAAAAGTTTGAAATTTAGATTCCAGGCTTCGAACAGCCTCCATAATATCGCCTTTGGCTTCTACACTCTCATAGATTTTTTCTACCGGTGTTTCTGGTGTTAAGGCCGCAGTATCAGTGATACCTTTTAATTTGCCTAAGATGTTATAGATGTTGTTACTGTTGCTCATTTTATTGTCCTTTTACCGCTGATGGGATTTTATTTTTTGTGCTGCCAACTGGGCTTGTGTTGCCTGTTGGAATATCATTTAAGGTTTGTGACTTAGTTTCATCGTTGCCGGCTATATCAAATGTTACTTTGCTTAGTTCTTTTAACAAGGTACCTGCTTCTGCGTATGATTTACCAGCACCATTAGAAGTTTCCTCAAGAGGTTTATCTAATACTGCTTCGCCTTTTTTAAATTCACGAAGTTCATTACCCTCTAAGTTCCAGCGCCAGGCTTCTTCCGGATGGTTAGTAGGAACTACAACTATATTAGCTGACGGGTATCCGGCACGTTCTGCAATTATAGCACGTAATTGTTGATCAGTTACTGGATATGTTAACACCGCATCCATTAGATAAATTTGACAATTTTTCATGCTAGGGAAATCGATATCACTTTCCATTATTGGTAAGCGTTTAGCTTCACTAAGACTTTCTAAACCATACGAATCTAACGCAGTTTTTAAACGATCTACTGTTTCTGCTGGATCGATATTGGCTAGTTTAATACGAAATTCGTATGTTTTTTGTGATTGAGTTAAATGTTCTAAAAAGTTTTTCATACCTATAGGTCCTGTATAGTGTTATTTATGCTAATTTGACAACTTTACTTCTTAGTGTTGTTTAATAATATTTGCTTCAGTAGTTCATTTCGGTCAATGACTACGCCTTGCCCATCTTCTGCATCTAGCAACTTATCACCGTCATTTTTGTTAGCATCCTTGGCGGCCTGCTGATCTAAACGCATTTTTTTAAGTTGTAGATCAATAGTACGCATCTTGCGATCTAGTTTAGCTTGTTTAGCTGTAATAGCATGGCCTAGTAATGTGCCAGCAGTGGCTAATATGTGCCCACTAAAGCGTGCCTCTACATTCATACCCAAGTCAATTAAGTCTTGGAACTTTTCTTTAGCTAAGTCGCTTAGTTCATCAAGCTCTTTATCACCGACGTCCAAATCATGAACAAACGGTAAAGCAGCATCAATTTTATCAATAGCAGTATCCACAGCTTCGATCATCTCACGATTTTCTTCAATGGTTGTTTCTGCTTCTTCTACTGTAGTTTCTTCCTCAGTAGGAAGGTTAAAAAGTTCGGATAGTTTTTGTGTCATAGTAATACTATTTACACTATTATAGATTATCGTTTAAGATTTTTAAAGATATCGTATTCTGTGATTACACGAAATCGTATATTGTTAGCACGACACCAGGCATCAGCAGCGGCCCACTTGGCCATATTAATAGCTACGCTTAGTTTATCGCGATAGCTTTTAGCTGATTCCATTGTAGTTTGTGTACTTGGTTTGATTTCTACTAGTTCTGTATGCTTACGTTGATTTTTGTCTACGTATACTACCAAAAAGTCAGGCACATAGATTGTTTGTTTACCGCTAACTGGATTAAAGTATGGGATCTGAATAGCTTCACTAGCCCAGCTAACTACAGCAGGATTATTATCACAGAAATTACAAAAAGTAAATTCCCAACTACTACGATACGTGGGTGACCTTTTACCTATGTACTTTTCTATGTTCTTTATTTGATATTTGCCGTTGGCGTATTTGCTCATTATGGTAAGATGGCACGTTGAATGTATTTGTTAGTTTTTGGGCTGTTGTTAATTCCTAATAGGCTAGTATTAACACGATCTAAATTCAAAAACATACATAGGTAAGCATTAAGTTCATTTTCTTCAAAATTGTATTGAACTTCATAATAATTGTATATAGGGTCTTCTATTTGAGGACCAGTAACTAACTCTGCCTTATATTTTGTAGAGGCTATTAGTCTATAGTTTTCAGTTAATTCATAAAACACATTTAATAGAGGGATATAAAACAACTGGCCTGCTGTATAGTTAGTTCTATCAGCATTAGCAGTTTGGTAAGAAGTATAACTACTAATAAACATTTCTGAATCAACAGGGGTTTTAACTTCAGTCTTTCTACCTGTTTTTAGGCGGCGCAATTCATCGATGATTGACATAGGATCTACACCCCGTGTAGATGCTGTATAGACTACAGATGCTGCGAGCAATTTGCCTGTTTCTTTATCGCCAGTAAATGCCTGAAAGAATCCGATTACAGCTTCGTTAGCATTAGGATCAATACTCACTTCTGATTTGAAAAAATTAGTAAAATAGTCATCTGTAACGTTGTTTACAGTAACAACGGGTAAATTTCCAACAACTGCGGCCATATTTGATCCTTATAAATCTATTCTACCTAACCCAATCGACGGTATTAATGAATCCGCTGAATTCATATTAAGTACTTTATTGGCACTAGCGGCCTTGGGTATACCATAAATTGATGTAGATCTACCGTTTTGCGCTGATGCTTGAGTTGGTACAAATATTGTACTTTGTGTATTTTGCCCACGGATAACATCTTTTGCTAATTGATTAAATTCTTGGGTAGCAATAGTTTTAAGATTTGCTCCTTTAAAATTTGTACCCATTCTAGCCGCTGTTACTGCTGCTGTAGCAAAATTACCACTTTGTAAATTAGTAAGAATGCCGCCCACCCCTTCAACCAGGCCGCCGGGACCTAGTATACTTTGTGTACCCCCACCCAAAGCAGTCAGTGGACTAGGACTATTGTCATAGTGACCCATATTAAAGCCTCTAACTGTGCCATCAGTTACTGGACCGTACTCGTACTGTACAGCTTCGTACGCCAATGACATCGAATGTTCTAGGGTATTATATTCACCTTGTTGGTGTTGCCCATGTTGAAAACTTGTAATAGTAGGATTTATCAATATATATGAACTAAAACTTTTTTGATGTAGGCTGTAAATTCTAATACTGTTTATATAATTTGGCGCATCCGTACCCAACGGAGTGTATCCCCACGAGGTTGCCTGACGTGTTGTGTATTTGTGAGCTTGATGATATAATTCCTCTGAGTGGTCAGAGTCTCTATAGTAATACGAATAATAGCCGTACCAAAAATTACGAACGATATCACTACTATCATCATGAAACGTTAATGTTATTGGATCGTATGTAATTCTTTCTTGTATTATATTTTTTCTATTGTAGGCATTTAGTACTTTATTCTGTACTGTAAATTTCGGCAAGGTTGCTGTTTTTGCTAGTAGTCCTATTTCATACAATGTACTAGGATTGGCATTGTCTTGTTGGTAAATTTGAGGGTTAACATCAATGAACACATGGAACATTGCCCCAGATTTTGGGCCCAAACGATACAAACCATCAACAAAGGTACGGGCTGCATGCTGATAATCTTTTAGATCAGTCCCGGTGCTTACCCCTTGAAAGAATTGGTTTAAAAAACCAGCCATATATTAATCCTGTTTATATTATTTATCGAGATAAAAAAGCCCGGGTTTTAACCGGGCTTTACTATTATTATATTTTTCGTCTGGATTAACCAGTAATAGAACCTACGCCTTTGACTGATTTCACAGCTTCTTGACCTATCGCAAAGCCAACGCCATCTACTTTGCCTTCTTTGTACTGGATTGCGTTATCATAACGAATAGTTAGTTGGATTGTCATAGGGTCGTTTGAACTATATTCAGCATTAGCATAATCAACACTAGTCAAGAAACAACCGTACATTTCCCACGTTTCTAATGTTAATGGAGTATCTGCTCCGTTGCCGCCGTCTAATACTTCAAACCGTGTTAAGAATTTATAGTCAACACCAGTAGCGGCGCTAGATTGTTCCATAAAGTCAAATTGTTTTTGTAGTTGCTCGCCAACACGACGAGTAACTTCGCCACCTGCATCATCGCGTAGTTGACAAGTAACTGTTTCCCAAGTTGGTTTACCAGCATAGTAAACTCTGCTGTTGTAAATTGGGATCTCGATAGGATCAAATGTTAGTGTTGGACGTTTAAAATCCATAACTTGTTTTGTTAGTTCAGTACTCGGTGAACTAACGCCAAAGCTCTCAAATGTCACGCGGAAGCGGAATTTAAGTTTAGGCATCAACAAACCTTGTGCGCTTGCGCTTTGGTTTGTACTCAACGGTACTGTAAATTTATTTAATGACGCTGTTGCCATTTTGTTATTCCTTTTATATATTTAGCCATTTTAGCAGATAATGGCGTGGCCATTATCTGCGTACTTAATTGATTATAGTCCAGCAGCTATCTCGCCAGTACCTTTAATGCGAACTGGGATATAGATGAATTCGATTGCTTTAACTGGTTCAATAGCAATATCAACATACAACTCATTACGATCGATACGATCTGGTGTGTTGTTTGTTTCATCACATTGCACTACGTAGTCGTAGATACCACGTTTAGCAACTAAGTCATTTAACACTGCTTCGAATGATGATTTAACTTGATTACGTGTAATCGTGTCATTTGGTTCAAATATATACGGACGAGCAGTTTTATCAAGCACTAGACGTAAATAACAAACTAAACGGGCTACGTTAATACGATCTAACGCAGTAGTTGAACTAGCACGTGTTTTTTGACCGTATGCCACTAAACCAACACCTGGTAATACTGTTAACGGGTTAACATTGTTTTCATACAATGTATCACGCAGGCCTACTGTTACGCCAATGCTCTTAAATGTAAAGTTATCAAGAACATCTACATAACCAATAGCTGTAATATTATCCAATACGCCACGACGCACACCTGCTGGAGCAAACCACGGATAGCTTTGATTGTCGCTACGGATAATAGCACGTAACATTGCGTGGCTTGGAGGAACAACTACGCTGTTGCCGTCTAAGTTAGTAGCTAAACCACTTGGGTAGTAAACACCCAAGTATTCGCTACGACTTACAAGACCAAATAAACCATTTTCAGCAGCTAAGCCGGCATTAGTGGCCCAATTAGTGATTTCTGTCGAGTTACTTTGTAACGTCATTGGACTATCACCAATAACAAATGCTGTTTGTTTACGATCGTTATTTAAAGTAATCATGTTTTGAATTAGTTCTGGGTAACCCGGAGCACAAATTAAGTTAAATTCGACACGCTCTTCACGTACATTTGTACTTGATTCAACTGACGCTTTTAATGCTTCGACTACTGTATTACGTTGAGCAAATCCGCCAAAGTACGGAACACCTGTAGTAGTATTAACACCACTATGAGTTACCCAAGTAGCCGCTACAAAATTAGCGCCAACACTTGCGTGGTCTGTTAAGTAATTACCCTCGAAACGTTTAACATTGAAACCGCTACGACGTGTATTAAACAATAGGCCGCCACGTGGTGATAATGCGTAATCAGGAGCATCACTGTCGATGTAAGATGAATTTAGTAAATCTGAAATTAGTGGTAAAGTATCAACGATCGGATCTTCTGTTCCATCAACACCCCAACGAACATCAGCAAATGTAATTCCGTTTGAACTAATTTGATCTGTGTTATCAACTAGATTCCATTCCGCGCCATCATAGCGATAAATTACAGGGAAAGCAAATAGGTTACTTGTATCAATCCACAAGTCACCAGCAACAATCGGATTACCATTACTTTGTACTGTAGGAGCAGAAGTACTAATAATAGGACCTGCTGAGTCAGTAGCAGTTAGATCATAACCACGAGCATCGTTATTTACTGTGCTATATCCTTTCCATCCTGCGCCATCATTAATCATAATATCTACTTCTGTAGCATCATTATAATACCATAATGTACCATTGTTTGGGTCGCTATATGGAGCAGATGAAGAGAATGTGTAGGTTAGTGGAATAAATGGGCTTGCCAAATATTCTTTAGTGCCAACTAGTGTAACATTACTGTCATTATTCCAACCAGCAGTAGCTACGGTAGTTCCTGAGCCAACATCAGTAAGTCGAATAGTACCACCAGCTAGGTGTGTTAAACTAATTGCGCCAGTCGACTCTACGTTAGCTACTAGATTAGGCAAATTAGCGGCTAAAATATCTGCCACTAAACTCTGTGCTGTAGTACCGCTTAAATTGATAGTAGCACTTGATGTTGATACTGTACCCGGAACCGAAACTTCAATAGTAAGATCATGACTAGCGTTAAATGTTGGGCTAGTAGCTGTACCTGTAATTTTTAGTAAACCGGCCACGTCTTTTACATAGGCTGTAAATTTAGCTGTGTTGTTCTCTGCTGTGTCGTATCTTACATACACAGCACCTACTGAAATTTGTGTGCCGCCACCTGTTGGATCTAGTCCTAATATAGCAGCGTTATCATTTGCGTATAGCGGAGCACTAACTGAACCGAACGCAGAAGCAGAAGAATTGTATTGTTTAAATGCCCAATTGGCGCCGTTGCCAATTGCCGTTGTTTTAAACCATACACTACCAGTTGGTCTTGGTAAAGCATCTGTAGCTAACCATGCTGGTGTATCGCGATAATCGCCATATTGGATTGTTGGTGTTGCTATAGTTTTACCTGATATGTGAATATTAGCAGTAACTTCAGCAGTAGTAAACAATCCCAATTTAACAGCACAATCGGAAGTTAAATCTGATTTAATACGAACATTACCATCAGGTGTAGCTGAAACGTTACCTGTAGTAATAGCAGCCGCATTAGCACGAATTTCTAAGTAACCAGCAGCATCAACTGTAGCAATAACACCTTTAATGTGTGCGGCTGTAATATCTGCGGCTACATCTGCTACTGTTGTACCTGAAATAGCAACCTGAGCATTATTAATCCACAAAGCGTCACCAATTTGTAACGCAGTACCACCACTAGGGATACTAGTACCTGTAATTGTTGATTGAGACAACTGCCATGGAGCAGAACCAACTAGTGTCCATGTATTGTCGTATCGTTTATAGTATAAAGGATTTGTTCCGTCTGTACTATTAATAGCGTAGTCGCCAATAGCACCGTATGAACTAATTGGTGTTGCCCCTGACAAGTATGCTGTATCAGTAATAGGTGTAACTGTAGTATTTGTAAATCCGCCAGTCGACGCATCGAATTCAAATAGACCTAGTGTAGTTAATGATTGATCTAACCAATAAACTCCATCAGATGGTTCTCCTGTTGGACGAACGCTTGTGCCTGTTAGTTGATTTAAATCAACATTAGCACGTTGTACATAAACACGATTGGCCACGCCCAATGCGCTGTAAGCGGCCAATAAACCATATTCGTTAAGTTCACTAGCATTGATTGGGTTGCCATTCGCATCTAATTGGAATGATGGGTAACCAAATGTACTAATAAGTTCTCGTTGACTTGTAATAGTAATTAATTTATCAGAGTTAACTGTTGTAGTGCCCGTGGCTAGTGTGCCACTGGGATTAAATTTGTCTTGCGCTGTTGCAAGAAGAATTAAAGGTATAGTACCAGCTGCAGTTGGTTGGTATTGACTTTCGTCAGTAACTGTAACTTGTACGCCTGGGGAAATTAGTGCCATAGTATAGTATCCTTTTATAATAATACTTTAAACTATTTATTTTATATTATCAAAATCGGTGCTGTTAGGTGCCCTTTAAAAGGTTCAACTAAATAGATGTATGCAATGGCGAAAATTATGTGAGGTTTGCGGCAAAAAACCCGCAGCGATCAACTATAAACGTGAAGGCGTAACCTATTATAGGACTCGTTGTGACAGTTGTATACGTAAAAAGAAAAATAAAGCCGCACCTGTGCCAAGTTGGCACAAGGCAGGTTACAAAAAGAAACCGCACTGTGAAAAGTGCGGCTTTAAGGCAAAATATAAAGAGCAACTATTTGTTTACTACACTGATGGTAATCTTAACAATAATAGTCTATCCAATTTAAGAACAATATGTGCCAACTGCCAATACGAAGTAGCTCGTGACGGGCTAGGCTGGCGCCAGGGCGACCTCGTTCCCGACTTTTAATAGTGCTTCTACCTGCGCATACAACTCTTCGATGGTTCCATCATTTTCAATAACTCGATCAAACTTACTGCCCACCCAACTGTACTCGCTGGCATGAACATTAGCTTTTTCTAATACATCCTTGCCTATTGCCCAGCCAATACGCTTCATTCCTTTATTATAGTTCTTAGCATGCTCATACCATTCGGGTTCTACTCCACGTTTGACTCTAAGCACCTTAGCACCAATGTTTTTAAGGGCTTTAATTTCATTTGGAAAACGGCAGTCAGTAATAACAATATCGTCTTTGCTGTTAAGTAGCCTATTTTCTAAGCTCGCTACCCACATATCATTGTGGAAGCCCCTACGTACTACTTCTGTGCCCCAATATTGTAAAATATATCGCGGTGTGATGTCTTGCTTTAAGCGAGCACTCCACCACTCGTCTCGAGTTTCTCGCCATTCTCTAGATTGTTTAGTACGGCCTTCTAATAGCTCACGGTCCCATCCAAATATCACACTTATAGCATCTTTGAGGCTGTTAGCAAAGCTCTCGCGTTTGTAACCGTGGAAATTAACTAGATAATCGGCTATAGTATCTTTGCCAGATCCCATAAAGCCGCAGATAGCGATGATAGAACTCATAAAAACTCCTAATTGATATGTATATTTTATTACAAAAATATCACAAAGTCTAGCTATTTTGGAATTCTTTTATTTCTTTTTGAATCCATTCTGGTAATGTGTTGATTTTATCTTGTTCACAAAACTTTGGCCAGTTTTCTCCTTTTACCGAAGAATAAAATATTCGCCAGTTGATCATATCATCATAGATACGGTGGGTTTGATTATTTTTTTCTATTAGAGTCTGTAGCTTATCTAAATTGTTGTAGTAATATAATGCTTTGCTATGTAAAAGTTCTATTATAGATTTATTATCTAGCAAAGTACTAATATTCGTTTCATTAATTGTTGCCGCTAGCTCTGCTCGATTATTAAGTACCAATTCTGCGAATATATTAAAGTTATGCTCTGCGTCTTGTTTAAGCGGTAAAAATTCGTCATCAGACATATCTAATATGCCTTGGACATTTTTTACAATAGCTGTTAATCTTAGATTAGGATCAGTTATTGAATCATAATCCGATACAGGCAAGTAATTTTCAAAAGTCCTAAATCCCATTTTTTTAAGTGTCGATAGCACACCAACATTGGCAGCTAACACAAACGGATGCTTATTAACTATAGCCTTAAATGTTTTTTCTGAAATAAATTGTTTGTTATTAGTATTAAATTCAGTTTCAGCAATTAAACTAAATTTAGTCTTTTTATGAAGATCAACAGCTAAATCAAAATATGAAAACTTCTTGTCTAAATATTCGGTCGATTTAAAAGAAGTTAGATGATTTATGAATTTGTTAAAGTCAATGTCTGCCGCAACAAACAAAGCAAGGTCCAATGATAGTTGTTGCGTAGAAATTTTTATTTCACCGTATCTATCATCTATTAGATTATGTTTATACAGTTCTGACAACAATCCTATCCTGTTAAATTTATCTAACTTACCGGGTAGAAATAAAAATTTATTTTTGTATTCGATTCGATTGGGTGTCGGTATAATTGGATTGTAATAATCTATCATTGAGATGACACTGCTGAGATATATTACATTGTAAGCACTTAGCTCTGATCTAAAATCTTTCGCCAAGTCACTAACAGTAAAGATTAAATCTGTGATGCCAATAGAAGCAAATTTAATTGTAAATTTTTCTAACGTATACGGAACAGTGTAAAAAAATTCTGTATTAAAATCATGATGCCATAATAAGACTACACGATCGGGCTGAGAAGTTTGATTTGCTCTATAATTATCAAATATTGAATCTATACCTATATCTAAATTAGGCTGGTATAACCCCGAAAATAGCTCATACAAATCTATGACATGCGTAGTCATGCCATCACTAGCCCATAAACCAGGTTAAGGGTGTTCCCCCATCAGCATAATTTTTAACGTCTTCATCTAATCGCTCTAACAAGGCAGCGCCTTCTGTTTTAAGTTGTGTACCATTTAGAGTGGTACCTCCTTGTGGGCCAGCAATTTGCGCAAACTTTTCGCGAGCATTACCGATACTAATCATGACAAATGCTAGAGCGTAGTCTTGGATCCAAGGCAATGCGTGTGTGTCATTAAACAACATAATATCGGGTTTATAGTTATCTACATGTAGTAGAACGCTTTCACTGATATTTTCATTATAGTTTTGTCCAAAATTTGGAATTTTACGAGTTAGTACTAATTTTTTAGTAGTGCGATTAAATGAAAACTGAATAAATCCACCAAACATACGCATAGCTAGCTTTTGATAGTCTACAAATAATTCGTAGTTCACCAAACCACCAACACGACCTGCTACTAGCATATAAGTGTTTAGATACCCACTAGCAAATGGTTCAAACTGACTAGCAGTCGTGCCTGTAACTGATCCAATACCACGACGGTACATAGCACGTACATTCATAATTTCTTTAGGAAGAATATATTCTTGCGTTTCAGGATAGACATCTAAGAAAGCGTAACTTTCTTCTACTGAGTTAGAACTCTTCTGACGATAGCGCAATAATGCCTGGGTAATCCCCATATCAAAGTGCTCTTTGTCTGCTTCAACATCAACCATACCATCACCCAATCTAAAGCGAATATAGTCAATGATATCGTTCCGTTGTTTAGCTACTGTCTCAAGCTGATCTTGTAAATTTTGATCAAACGCGATATGGCCAGCACCTGTACCTGCGACTGGGTCAAATAAAGATTTAGTAGTTAGACTGAGATGAGATGTTAAATCAGTTGTTGCTGTTACATTTGCTGGTAAGTCGGCCATCATATTATCCTATTATTGTGTATTTATGTCCAACAACAGGATAATATTAGGTTTATGCTACTCTGAGTAAGATAGTGTCTTGATTGATACGTCCGTTTAATTTAATATCAGTTGCTTTGATATCATCTAAGAACTTACGTAATTGGATCTTTCCTGCGGCCATAAACTCTTTTAACTGTAGCTCTGGCTTACGTAAAGTTTTTTGTACGCTTGTAGACTCGTTAAAACCTGTTATAGCAGTACCTTTAACGCCTAGTGCTCCACCCATTGCTTCCGCCACGTACTTGCCTAGTTTGCGTGTCTTGGTATTATATACCCAAAGCTCTTGTGCGCCGATGATATCAACTGGGCTAATACTTACTAATTTAGTAGTAGGGTCATTTTTAAGATACTTAAGTTTAGCGACTAATTTCTCTTTTTGTGGCGGCTTACGTACTGCCGCTTTCTTAGTTGCCTTCTTAACTTGTCCGTACTGTGTTAGTCCCTCAAACAGTTTTGTATAAAACGCATCATAGCGTTTCCAATCTGCTGTTTTCATATAAGCATAAGCATCTTTAAGATCTTCGTCTTTAGTTGTTTTGGCTTCTGTAATTTCAGCATACCGGCGTTCAAACACAGCCTGTATTTTACCCAGCATTGCCTGTGGTACGCTTTTACCGCTTAGATAATCGTATGCTTTAGGGTCAATTGTTTCACCCTCGTATAGTTTATCTTCAAGTTCTTCAAAGTGTAGGATATGAGTCTTCATGATATCATTCATACGGTCTTGAATTGTAATAACTTTAACAGCTGGTTTAGTTTTATCGGCTACTTCCTCAACTACTTTTTCATCTGCGTCATCTAACGCTAGTGTTTTATGTACCGTATCAACGATGTATTTGATGTGTCTGGCCAACAACGGCATACCTTTAGTGTGTGCTTTAATTAGTGCAGGAGCAGTTAATGGAGTATACCCGTCTGTGCTTTTAGCAAAGCGTGTAATAGTTGCCGCATCTAGTTTATGGGCAATACCCGCTGTTTGTTTTAACCAATCTACCAAATACTTTTTAAGTTCTTTGCTAGAATAGAAATAGTTATAATAGCGCAGACTTTCGCGCATATGATGGTCAAAATCTGCTTCATCCATTTTAAGAGCACGCTCAGTATCCCAAACTGGTTCACCGCCCATCGCTTTCTCATCAGCAAAAATAGGATCACGTGTTGCTGTTTTAGCTTTTTTCTTTGCGCCATCTACTTTAATTGCCATTTGTTATTTCCTTTTCTAACTCGCGTTTAACCATTTTATAGGCTGTTTTTGTGTGGGTGTCTATGTCATCCCATTCAGTTTCGATTGCCTTAAGTGCCGCCCACAGGTTACAGACACCGCTCATTTCTCCAAACCCTTGTACTTCTGCGTATGCTTCTTCTATTGTCATAATTAACATTATATAGCCTTTTTGGTAATTTGTCAACCTGTTAATAATACAGCAAACGTTATCATGCGTTCATAGTTTGCTATCTCTTCATTGACTTTGTCAACTAATTCTTTATGTAGTCTAGTTTGCTTTTGATGCCTGCGACAATTGATTTCTTCTTTACTTATATCTTTAACCATTAAGCCAATATTATGACTGATGTTCCACATTTCGTGTGTATACTTTTTCATACGGTGTAGTGGAGCTTCAAGTGCTGTTTGTACAACAGGCCAATCTAAACTTGTCTGTATTTGATGTTTCATAGTTTCATAAGTATACTATCATTTCTTCTAGTTGTCAATCAGCTAAATACTAGATAATAGGATATAGTAATGCCACGTCTTTCACTTTATCGTCCAAATAAGGGCAATGACTACAAGTTCTTTGATCGAAGAATTAGTGAAATGTTCACCACTGGTGGTACTGACATTAATCTTCACAAATACTTAGGTCCTGTAGATCAGGGATTTACTAGCAACACCGAACCCGGTGGCACTAGTGTTACTACTATTCAAGACTTATTATTCTTAGAAAATCGCGATCGCAAGTACGACACTAGTGTATATACTATGCGTACTATCTATCGCATGAACGATAATGATTTTGATCTAACACAATTCGGTCTATTCCTAACTGGCGATACTATATTCATGGTATTCCATTTAAATGACATGGTTGAGAACTTAGGGCGCAAGATTATGATAGGTGATGTGTTAGAATTGCCGCACCTTAAGGACTTTTATCCACTAGACGAGGGAATTGCCGCAGCACTTAAACGCTACTATGTAGTACAAGATGCTACTCGTGCTGCCGAAGGATTTGCTCCGACTTGGTACCCACACCTATGGCGTGTTAAAGTTGCTCCGCTAGTAGATAGCCAAGAATACAAAGATATTCTTAATAACATTCCAGGAGTTGATACCAATGGTAACGGTATACTCGATCCAGGTGAACCGTCGTTAGGAGAGTTATTAAGTACCTATAACAAATATATTGATATTAATGATGCGGTGGTAGCACGTGCTGAATCAGATGTTCCGGCTAGTGGGTATGATACTAGCTTTATCTACCACGAACCTGTACAGGATGCCTCCGGCTACCCGGGCGATCCCGGTGCTTTAGATGCTAGTAATGCCACTGAAGATGCCAGCGAAAGCATCAGTGATGCTAGTGCTATTACTACAACCTCGTCGAGTAAAGTACAGGGGTATTTAACCAGTGACGGTCAATTACCTAATGGCGGTGTAGTAGCCGCTGGTGTCGCTTTTCCTAATACACCAACTGTTGGTGACTATTACCTACGTTTAGATTATATCCCCAATCGACTATTCCGTTACGATGGACGTCGATGGATTAAAATTGAGGATAACGTGAGAACAAATCTTACACCCGGTGCTACAAATACAACACAACGTAGTGGCTTCGTTAATAATACAGATGCTAACTATAAAAATGCGCTAGGGTGGGATGCTATTAAAGTTGCAAGTCCATATACTCCGTCCACCGGAGCTCACACAAATTCATTCACATTGAGTAACAAAACTGTAATTACAAAAACACCGTATGTTAGTACCTATGGCGTTAAAACTGTGCTTAATAGCTTAATTATTACCAATACCATAGCCAATACTGGTGGTAATTTGTCATTTACAGTGTCTAATACACTCAATACTAACGATGTATTAGAATACACAGTATATGCTAATGTAACATACCAGCGTCAAAGTTTAAGTGACGCACTAAGACCTTCGGCGGATAACTAATGGCTCAACAATTTTTTTATGATGCGCAAATCGAACGCTTTTTAGCGCAGTTCATTCGTATGGTGTCAGGGTTTCAAGTAGAGTTCGGTAAGGACCGTACTGGTACTACTACCTTACAGCGTGTGCCTGTTTACTGGGGTGACGGCAGTCGTCAGGTAGCAAGTATATTACAGAATAACTCAGCAGGTAACGCACTACCCCCTGTCCCTGCTATGACTGTGTATATCAACGGATTAACCTACGATCGCGACCGTGTTCAAGATCCTACGTTTGTTGGTAAGATGAATATTCGCCAACGCTACTACAACGAGTCTACGCAAGAGTACGAACAACGTCAAGGAAACGCATTTACTATTGAACGTATGATGCCTGTTCCATATACGTTAGAACTTAAGTTAGATATATGGACTAGCAATACTAAACAAAAATTACAGTTAATTGAGCAACTTCAGGTATTGTTTAATCCGGCATTAGAAATACAAAGTACCGACAATTATATCGACTGGACTAGCTTGAGTGTAATTTATTTAGAAAATGTTAACTGGACTAGTCGATCAGTACCCATTGGTACCACTGATCCGATTGATGTTGCTACGCTAACATTTAAGTTACCTGTATGGATTAGTCCGCCCGCTAAAGTTAAAAAACTTGGAGTGATTCAAAAAATTATTTCTAGTATACACGATGCGCAAGGCGATTTAAATTCAGCATTGTTTAGTGAAGCTAACCTATTGGGTAATAGACAATATTTTACTCCCATGGATTATGCTGTATTACTAATTGGTAATACCTTAACTTTACTTAAAGTGAGCGAAGTAGAAGCTCCTAGAGATGATCACGGACAGGTGTTAATCGAAACCCCTGTTAAGATCGGTACTAGAGATATTTGGCGTAATTTAATTAATGTCTACGGTGTGATAGAAAATGGCATTAGCCAAGTGCGGTTAACTAGCACAGATGGTATAAATGAAATTGTTGGTACTGTGAGTTATCACCCGACTGATGATAGTCTATTAATATTCAACGCAGATATAGATACATATCCAGCAAATACATTAAATCCTATAGATGCGATCATTGACCCGAGAAAAAACACTGCGGTTGCTATGGCAGCATCTGCTACCAATGGATCTAGATTTTTGATATTAAATGACATTGGCAGCTGGGATACTGCGCCTGGTGATGGGCCTAGCGTATGGCGAGGAACAGACGGGCAAGATCTAGTGGCACGAGCAAATGACATCATTGAATACAATGGTACACATTGGGCCGTTTCATTTGACAACCAACAGGCAACTAGTGTAGAATATGTAAGTAATCTCAATACTGGGACTCAATATAAGTGGGATGGTGTTCAATGGGTGAAAAGCTGGGAAGGCGAATACAAAAACGGACTGTGGACTCTAGTGCTATAGAAGGTGTTGGCACGTTCATCTATTGTGTAACTACACATCGTTACTTATTCTTATTAAGAAATACTAAAAAATACGCAGGTACATGGGGTCTAGCAGGTGGCACCATCGAACACAACGAAAATCTTTTAGATTCACTATATAGAGAGTTAACTGAAGAGTTAGGAGTAGATTTTTCTGGAGTTAAACTTATTCCGATAGAAAAATTTACCAGCGATAAGAATAATTTTTCTTATCATACATTCATATTGCCAATCACTGAAGAATTTATTCCGCAATTAAATCACGAACATCGCGGATACTGCTGGGTTAAATTAGATGATCATCCCAAACCACTACACCCTGGCGTTTGGCGAACTATTAATTTCAAAGAAGTTATTGCTAAGATTAAAACCTTAGAATCTATACTATAAATCTGCTTCTAACGCAAATGTGTTATGGTTTATCGCACGCACATTTGTTAAGTCTGCCCACTCTGCGGGCAAAGGATGTCCTGCTTTTGTATAAACAAAAGCAAAATTTACATCGTTGTATATCTGCATTAACTGTTTAAGATTAGTTTTCCACTTTTGGTCTAAGACAGTTGTCGTCAACGAATCGTAGTGTGCTGTTCCGGCATAGACGTTATAGTTGTGGCCAGGAGTGTCTTGCCAATCAAATCCTAGCATATAGATATTTTTATGGCCGTCAAACGCAGCAAGATATGCAGCAGTAGTGCCAGCATCAGCATACGGGTCATGTGGAATTAAATAAAATTTTCCAGGGTATTCTAGTGTGTGTATACTATTTGTATAAACTATGTTCTCATCAGTATATCCGCTAGTGGCTATTTCGTTAATTAAATTAACATTGCCAGTAGCTACTAAAAAGTTAGGTTGAAAATCTCTGTATAGCGCATTACATCCGTAACTTTGCAATGCCCTAGATCCTAGTAGACCACCACGATGATTCTTAATTAAATTAAGATTAAACGCTAATCTGCTAGGACCATTTCCGAGTACTACTGCTTGGTTAGATATCTGATTATTAATGATAGCGTTTGGTACTACCTCTGTAGTGTCGTGCCAAACTCCGTCAGAGTAGTTACGCTCAACTACAATATTTTCGCCTTGATAAAACTTTCTATATAGTTTATTGATCTTTAACATGATTGTCCTTAAACAATATAAGTAGTAGCAACTTTAACATTGCTATTAGTCAACGACGAGCTAGTGTAGTATAGTCGAACATTACCGCTAACTACGTTGGCTGTTAATGTACCTAATGAACCATTAGTATCAACTACACCGTAGGTTGATACATACGCATTACTACTGTCGTGAACTACTAACGCTTCCATTATTTGTACGTTAGCACTACTTTGTTTAATTTGTACAATGTATTTTGCGCTTGAGTAAGCAGTTGTCGCAAATTGATCCACTATTACTGGAGCACTTGCTGAACTAACTGTGGTGGCAGTTACATCATACGCTGTTTTAGTACTGTCTTGGTATGTCCATACTCCCGGCTCGGTCATTGTAACACGAAGTATTTTTGAGCTTGAACCTGAATATATCGATGAACCTACACCGTCTGCTGGACTGAATGTATTAAACCCGCTTGAGCTAGATACTTCTTGGCCCGCTGTTTGTGTAGTTGTTAATATACGAACATCAATTAAGTCGCCGTCTGCTGGATTTTCACTGAATGTTAGTGTGGATCCTGTAATGCTATAAGCAAGTGTTGGAATCTGTACGATACCGTTGATACTAACTACAGTACCGTTAGTGGTTGTATTTGAGCCTAATGCGTAAACATTAGCCAGGCCGTTGCCTGTAAACTGTTCACTTGTAATAATAGTAAATGTACTGTCACTACCAGCAACTGCCCAATCAGTACCATTATAAAACTCAAGTGATGAGTTTGTAGTGTTAAAACGCACCATACCAGCAACATCAACATTGCCTGTATTACTTGGGCGATCAGCAGTGCTACCCACCGGAACTCGGATAGAATCTGAGCTGTTAAATTTAACCACAGCACCTAATGTAGGTGTTGCGTTACTGCCGCCGATAACTACTGCTCCGTAATTGCTATCAGCATGTATTAATGTTGTAGTGTTAACACCTTTGACTGTGAAGTTTCGAGGAGTCGACTGTTCATTAAACACTGCGCCTCTGGCTACGTATAAGTTGCCGCCAACACCAATACCACCCGCTGTTGTTATAGCACCCGATAGTGGCGATACTGATTCAGCTGCTGACAATACTGAAAGGTTACCGTGTGTGGCATCAAATCTTGCTATTATTTTTTCGTCAGATACTCCGCCGGCAGTAATTACTACATCAGCTGAACCAGCACCTATTACTAAGTTGCCTGTGTAGGCTCCAGTAAATACATACCCGTCAGTGGCTTTAATGGCACTGTTATTGTTAAATCCGGTACTGGCTATCCCAACTGATATATACCCGCTGGCATTTGAACCTGTATTATTAATAGCAGTGAACTCAGACGCTGCTCCTGGGCCACTACTTAGATTTTGTATACTTACGCTACTGTGTAAATTAGCGTTGCTGGTGAATTGTGCTACACTTTCTGGATAAACTCCGCTAGCAATATCCTTGCCAACGGTTAATACTTTAGTAGAAGCAATGTGAGTGTTACCACCGATGTAGGCATTTTTAGCTATACCCACGCCACCGGCTACAATTAATGCACCTGTATCAGTTGATGTACTTTCTGTTGATGCTAATATGCTTGTATTACCTAAGATATTAGTAGTTGCATTACGTATGTTTGCTGTGCCTGTAGTAGCACCAAGTATCATTGTAGTTGCAGCACCAAATGCGTTTACTGTAGTAGCCGTTGTATTAAACACTGCCTGTGTTGTTTGTGAGCCAACTACGGTTGGGTTGTTAATAGTTAACGTACCGCTAGTAGCACCAAACTCTAAGTCAGTTGCAGCTTTAAATGCGTCTACTGTGGTAGCATTAGTATTAACTAAATTAAAAGTACTAGCAGTAGTTGTTATATCACCACCATTAACTGCTAAATCATCAGTTAATGTTGCCGCGCCTGTAACTCCTAGCGTGCCACTTAATGTAACATCACCTGTTACACCTAGTGTACCACCAACTGTGGCATTACCAATGATGTTTGTAGTTGCGTTGCGGATGTTTGCTACACCAGTAGTAGCACCAACTATTAATGTAGAGGCTGCACCAAATGCATTTACAGTTGTAGCAGCTGTGTTGAATACATCTTGAGTAGTTTGACTACCTACAAGTGATGGGTTATTAATTTTAAATGTACCGCTGGTAGTACCAAATTCAATATCACTTGCTCCACCAAACATATCCACTGTGGTTACGTTTGTGTTGAATAATGATACTGTTGCCTGGCTACTAAAGAATGTTGTAGCATTAGGGAAAGCAACGTTAGCATTGCGTATAGTTGCTGTGCCTGAAGTAGCACCTAATGTTAATGCTGTAGCCGCTCCAGCAAAGTTTAATGTTGTTGCTGCTGTGTTGTATAGGTCTTGACTGGCTTGCGTACCGACTACGGTCGGATTATTAAGGGTTAATGTACCAGTAGTAGCACCAAATTCTAAGTCAGTAGCAGATTTAAATGCGTCTACAGTAGTTGCGTTTGTGTTAAACACAGTAGCAGTTGTAGCAGTAGTAGTTATATCACCACCGTTAACAGCTATATCGCCCGCTAATGTAACATCACCTGTCAGACCTAATGTTCCGCCTACTGTGGCATTGCCTAAGATATTAGTAGTTGCGTTACGAATATTTGCTACACCAGTAGTAGCACCAACGATAAGTGTAGTAGCGGCACCAGCAAAGTTAAGGGTAGTTGCTGTGGTATTATATAGGGCTTGTGTTGCTTGTGTACCAACTACGGTTGGGTTGTTAATTGTTAATGTACCGCTAGTAGCACCAACGTTAATTGTTGTCGCAGCGCCACCTAAGTTTAGAGTAGTTGCATTTGCGTTTAATAAATCAAATGTGCTCGCCGACGTGGTTAACCCGCCACCATTAACTGCTAAATTGGCAGTAAGGGTGGTATCACCTGTTACTCCTAACGTAGTACTAAATTGCGCAGATGTGCCTATTAAATGTTTGTTTAAATTCCAGCTAGTAGTCGCATGTGTGTATAATATTGTAGCACTAGCTCCATCGACTGTTAAGCCAGCACCATCAGCTGCCGAACTGCTACTTGCGCCTTTGGCTACTGTAATGTTTAAATCTTCGACATCAAGTGTTGCTGTATTAACTGTAGTAACAGCACCGTCAACTTGTAGGTTACCTGTAATTACTACATCACCACCTACGTTTAAGTTTTTAGCAACACCAACACCGCCATCTACAATTAATGCGCCTGTAGTTGAGTTTGTACTCTGTTCAGTACTGTCAATATTAATATTTCCAGTTGCTGTTAAATTATTTCGAACTGTTGTTGTACCAGTAGTGGCAGCAATTGTTATAGTAGTAGCAGCACCAAACGCATTAACTGTTGTAGCAGTTGTGTTGAATACCGATTGTGTTGTTTGTGTGCCAACAACCGTTGGATTGTTAATAGTTAATGTGCCGCTTGTGGCACCAATTTCTAAATCTGTAGCGGCTTTAAAAGCATCTACTGTAGTTGCGTTAGCATTGGCTAGGTTAAATGTGGCACTAGTTGTAGTGATATCTCCACCGTTAACTGCTAGGTCGCCAACTAATGTAACATTACTAGCAACATGTACTGACCCGTCTACTGCTACATTACTAGCTAAATTATCAACAGTAACAAAACCACTGTATAAACTTGTTGTATTAGCATCAATAGCAAATACACTTACAGCATCTACGTTGGCTGTAATTATACCCGGATTTGTACCATCATCAGTAATAGTAATATCACTATCGTCGCTTTGAATGTTAGTAACACCACTGTTAATTTGAGTTTGTAAGTAACTTAGTGTTACCGCATCTTGAGCATCAACCGGATCACTAACACTGACAAGGCGTGATGTATCTAAGCTAACTACTCCAACCCCGTTTGGGCTTAATACTAAATTGGCGTCAGCGGTTGTTGTTTTGATAATAGCGTTACCGCCATCAAATTGAAGGCCGTCTACATCTAAAATATTACTTACATTATCAAAAGTAAGTGATGTACTGTCTGTTAAAACATTGGCTGCGCCTACAAACGGAATACGAGTTTCTGTTAGTGCTGTATCATAGATATTAGTAAACTTACCAGTTGCTGGTGTAACATTACCAATTACAGTGCTGTTGATGTCTCGAGCATTTAATGTTAGGTCAACATCTAAATTGTTTTTAATATTTGTGGTACCGCTTACGGCACCAATATTAACAGTTGTTGCCGCGCCAGCAAGGTTTACAGTAGTAGCATCAGTGTTTACTAAGTTAAATGTTGCAGCAGTAGTTGTTAAATCACCACCGTTAACAGCAACATCACCCACAGTGGTAAAGTTACCAGTACCCGATAAGTTTGCTACTAGAGTTTCAGCACCATACCATTTAAAGTTAAATGAGCTGCCATTTTCTGGCACGCTAGACCACATAGTTGCGGCGTCGATACCAATAGCATAATCAACTGTACTACCACTTAGTGCCGGGTAAAGAACTACTTTAGTACCAGCAGTTCTTGTAGTAAATGCCGGAGCACCTGTACCTGCGGCTGCCCAATCAATACGATTGCTAGTGCTACCGTTTAAGAAGATCTGTCCATCACCAGTTATAGCACTACCAGCACGTGTGCTAACTATCTGTCCAGGTGTTGTAACTGTAGCGTTACGTAATGTTAATGTACCAGTAGTAGCACCAAGAACAAACGCAGTAGCCGCTCCACCAATAGTTAATGTAGTTACATTTACGTTAGCAATATCAAGTGTCGATTGGCCGCTGTATAATGTAGTGGCATTTGGCAAGTACACGTTTGCGTTACGAATATTAAATGTACCGGTAGTAGCACCAGCAACTACGCTAGTTGCTGCTCCAGCGAAGTTTAACGTTGTAGCAGTTGTATTGTACAATGCTTGAGTTGTTTGTGAACCAACTACTGTTGGGTTATTAATTGTTAATGTACCGGTAGTAGCACCAAATTCTAAATCTGTTGCCGCTTTAAATGCGTCTACTGTGGTCGCATTGGCATTTAATAAATTAAATGTTGCTGCTGTAGTAGTAATGTCGCCACCGTTAACTGCCGCATCACCGCTCAAAGTCAACCCGACCGCAGTAAGATCACCAGTGGTTGATAGACTACCAACAGTAGAAATACCTGCTACAGTAATGTTACCAACTTTTAAGTTAGCATATCCGCTGTTATTAATAGTGCCGTAACCAGTACCGTCATCAGTGGTATAGGTTAATTCGAATTGGTTAGTGTCTTCGTTCCAGATAAGCGCAGTAGTTGCTTGATTGCCACGATTAAATAGCAGACCGACGTCGTAGGTGTTAGTGCCACTAAACGCATTGTTTAAGACTAATAATGGATCGTTAACGTAGGTGTTAGTAGAAGCTACTGTTAGGTATGTACTTGACCCTTGTACTGTCAAGTTACCAGTAATAGTAACATCACTGGTCATCGTTAGGCTAGCATTGAATAAGCTACCTACAATAGATCCCGGAACAATCTTGGTATTAGCAAGGATCGTTGAATCCGTAATCTGATTATTCTTAATTCTGGTTAGATTCGCCATTTTAGGTTAAAACTCCGCATATTATAATTGTTAATTTATACTACTGGGTAGCGGCGGTTCCATATTCCCCTGAGCTGGCACAGTTTGTTATATGTATTTAGCTGAGGCGGCAAGAAATGATGTGTGCTATTTTAGCGAAATGCAGGTCCTACACACCACATAACTAAGGTTTTTCTTATTCCACTAGTTACTGGTGTTACTCGGTGTAGCATACAACTAGGGAATGCTACTACTAGTCCCTTTTCTTTGCGGACCTGCGTAGGTTGTGCACTGTAGTACAATTCTAAATCGCCGCCTTCGTATTCGCTAGGGTCACTTAACTGTAAAACTAAACTGAATTTTCTAGGAGCAGTTGATTTAGTTCCACTGTCAAGATGCCAAGTATAGTGATCTTGATTGGTACTATCATAGACCGTATATTGAAAATGCTCATGAAATCCATATAAGTCGTACTTGTAGTATTGGCCATTTAGGGTTGATGCTATATGTGATAGTCTATCATAGAGCCATTGGCTGTCGGCTTGTAGATCAATCCAGGAAATTTTTGATCTACGAATTTCCTCAATTAACTCATTATTTTCAGCAGTGCCTACATTACCATCTTGAGCAGGTCTTGCTTCGCCGATGTTAATGATATTCGCAACATCTTCGTCGTTGAATCCACCTTCCCACATTACGAAAGGTTCTTCGCCGACACCAAAAGCAGGCGGGGGTGTAAAAATATAGTTTGACATTACATGTGCTCCAAGATACAGTATTTAACTGAGAGGATTGGCTGAGAGAGAAGTTTTTGAGTTTGGTGGTATGTTTAGATTACTGTGATTGCTTTTAGATCATCTAATGTTTCTGCTGTATCGGCTAATTTTGTAATGTCACGTAATCTTTCTTTTTCAGCTACAATAGCAGAAGTATCAGCGCCTGTTTCTAACGCACGTTGAAATGCCACATCTTGTGCGGCTAATAAAGGCACACGTTCTTCACGTAATCGTGCTTTAGTAATTTCTTGAGCTTTGGCAAAGTTTATTGTAATCATGCTGTATACTCCCAAGCATCTCTAAATGTTCTATCTGAAGGTATGTCTGATTCTTCTACAATTTTGTACTCTGCGCCGGCGGGCACATCTTTAGCTGCTAGTTCTTCTATTGTATGTGTGGCTAAATATTCAGCAGTAGGAACTAGTATTGCTACTCCGCCGTCTTCTTTTTTATATATAATTCTTTTCATATTTTATCCTTACTCAAAAATAGATACCATAACCCAGGCTGCATCCATCACGCCGCCTTGGTCATGACAGGTAAATATCGCTTGAGCAGTGGTAGTAGGATCAGTTAAATAATTTGATATCTCATTTGGCATAAGGGCAGCTTGTCCTCGCCCGGGAATTGCCGAACAACAGCCCACGCAGGTATAGGTAGTAGAAGACATTGCTGTAATGAAGTTTACTACATACCTACCAGTACCGTTATCAGTGATAGAACTGACATTTTGACTTGCTCTTATTGCCACTGTACCTTGTCCGTTAAAGTTAACAAACGCTCTAGCTGAATACGACGGCGCACTACCCGAAGCGGATGTTAGTTTTGTGGCTGTTGTAGCTGAACCAGCAGTAGATGCTGATCCCGCGCTAGTAGCATAGTCAGCAGTCGATGCTGATCCAGCAGTAGATGCTGATCCAGCACTAGAAGCGTAACTTGCTGATCCTGCGCTAGACGCATAACTAGCCGAGCCGTCAATATTTACACCCGATAGTGTTTGTCCGGCTGATGTACGATTTAATGCTATCGATGTTGTTCCAACATATAGCACATCTGTTGAGTTTGCTTTGCTGGCTATTGCGCCAGCTTGTACTGCGGCATTGCTTGTAAGAGTTGCTATGGCACTAGTAATTGGAGTTGTTATGCTAACACCATTTGCGTAGTTGTAGTTTGTACTGGAGATATTACCCGAGACTGTTAGATTACCTAAGGTACCTACGGTGGTAATATTGCCTTGTGTGTTATGTAATACGTCTGGTGTTACCTGTGTTAATGCCATATTAATTCTCTGTTATAGTGTATTTAACTTATTACCCCAGTAACTGTTCCGTTTACTATGAAGGTTGCTGTGCGCCCATTTAGCGTAATAGCTTTACCTACTGCGCCACCAGTACCGGCTGCTCCACCTGCCCCACCTGTTACTGAGATACTGTTGGCTCCTCGACCTCCGGCAGTTCCATTATTACCTGCTAGCCCGGCTACTCCTACTCCGCCAACTGCTCCGGGTGCTCCAGCTAAACCAACTGGATCTCGGTTTATAACATTAATACTGTTACCACCCGTACCACCACGACCACCATTACCTGTAGGCACCGCACCGGCCACGCCGGAATAATTTCCAGTATCTGTATTGCCAGCGCCGCCACCCCCGCCACCACCACCACCGCCGCCGCCGCCGCCGGCAATAATAGTAGCTCCGGTGTTATCTATCGAAACTGAATAATTCAGGGTTATTGCTGTACCACCAGCACCACCGTTGCCGCCGGTACCACCGGGTTTACCGGTAACGGCCGAGTTCGCTGGTAATCCGCCAGCTCCAGCAGTACCACCTGTACCAGCTGTTCCAACAATTGTGCCTCTATTGTTAATGCGGACAGTGTCACCAGAAGCAAATGCAGCAATAGTTAATCCAGTTAGTGTTACTCCGGAAGAAATCGCCAATGTAATATCAGTTAAACCTGCAGAATAACCAGAAACTGCGGCTGTATTAAGGGTGTAATTTGCTGTATTTGACGCTATAGTAATTGTTCTTGCTACACGATTTGCTTTACCATAGCCAACGTTCATAGCTATAGCACCACTAGCCACTCCAAACAATGTACGCACAGCTGAGTCATTTAATGATATCTGTGCTGTGGCGGTTAAGCCAAGTTCTACGTTGATTGCGTTAAATGATATCGCACCGCTTGCTGGTAAGGCCATGTTACTTGCCCTTTATTTGTTGCTCTAGCAATTGGACCTGTTGTTGTAGTTCTTTAATAGCCGCAAACGCTAGGGCGCACATTTTTTCATAGTCAACTGCTAGATAGCCATCATCACGGGTGCGCACTGCTTCAGGTAATACCTGCGCAACATCTTGTGCTATAACACCAAAGTCTGCTTTACGCATAAAATAGTCATCTAGGCCACCGTGATCGGCAATGTATTCATCAGTCCAATCAAATAGTTTACCACCAATGGCAGTAACTTTATCTAGTGCGTCGGGTATGTCACGCACATTTTCTTTTAAGCGTGAGTCTGAACTGTAGTAAGCAGTAATGTTGTTTGTAGCACGTATTTCACCAGTGGTTCCACTTGCGGCTGTACCTACTCCTAAACTGCCGAACTGTACACTAGACGATGTAGCTACTGCTTGTCCAATACTAAACGTAACTGCTCCTGTGCCTGCACTTACACTAACTCCTGTGCCAGCCACTGCACTGGTCACTGCTGTTGATAAGTATCCACTTGGATTAGTTGCATTATATGGTGTAAATCCTAGTGCAGTAGTAACTTGACTAGAAGTAATTGCTCCAGCTAAATTTGTAGCACTCACATTGCCGGCTGTGATATTACCTGTAAAGGTTGCTGTTCTACCAACGTAGGTATTAGCATAGAATGTACTCCACCAAGCTGATGTGCTACCTAAGTTTACGCTTACGTTGGCATTAGGTACAGGAGCACCACTTACTGTTAAACCAGTTAATGTGCCAACACTGGTAATGTTAGTCTGTGCTGCAGTTGTTAGTGTTCCAGTTAAATTAGTAGCACTTAGGTTACCTGCACTTACATTACCTGTAAATGTTCCACCAACTGATGTTAGGTTACCGATACGTAAGTTACTGTAGTTAGCATTAGTAAAGTCAACTGTTGTAGTAGGTTCTCCTACTACATTAGCAAATAGTTTCCAAACGCCATCTGTAGCATCACGAACAAATCCAGTATGTTGATAACTAGGATTAGTAAACGAACTAATAAACCCAATATCTAATACATCACCGGTGTTATCATCGGCTAGGTAAATCATAGCATCGTTGAATGTAACGTTGTTACTGTCAAAATATGTTACATTACCTGCAACCTGTAAGTTTCCGCCAATGTATAAGTTACCGCCTATGCCTACACCACCAGTTACTACTAGTGCGCCCGTTGAACTTGAACTACTACGCAACGTGCTAGTTATAGATACATTGCCAGTAGTAGTTACATTGCCCGTAAATGATGCTCCTGTAAGTGCAGCTTTTTCAGTATCTAATTCTGCTAAGGCATCTTGTACATTAGTAGCCGATATTCCGCCAACATTACTAAACACTACATCACTGGCATATGATGTAAAGTCAGTATAGGCATCGACTTCAGCCAATAATACTGTACCAGAACTTACCCCAGTCGATAATGTAACAGCCGAGCTGTTAGTTTCTGTATAAGCACTGTCAAACTGTCTAACACCGTTGATATATATGCGTAATTGTCCTGCCCCGGGTGTATAGGTGCCTAATCCTGTAAATACTGTTTGTCCTGCTGTAGCTGTTTTATAAGTACGGCTAGTACTAATTGTAGTACCTACCGTGCTACTAGCACCTGATTCAGCAGCCCAATAATAACTACCCGGTCCAGATGTTTTTAATACATATCCACTGGTTTCACCGCTTGGAAATAGATTGTTTAACGCTTCACTTGAGCTCGTTGCTCCTGTACCGCCCGACGTTATTGCTAATGCCGCCGTCAGCGTTATGTTTGGTGCAACTACAGCACCTGTGAATGTTGCTCCTGCCAATTGCGCATAGGTACTTTGTATAGTTGCTAGTGTACCGGCCTGTGCTGCGGCATTTGATGTTAATGTTGATACTTGACCATCAACATATCCTTTCATTGCGGTATTAGCTGTCGACAGTTGTCCGTCAACATAGCCTTTCATAGCAGTATTAGCTGTGGTGATGGCTGTTGTTGCGCTGGCGATAGCACCTGACTGAACTGCGGCGTTGCTGTACACCGCATCTAATATACTCACACCGTTAGCATAGTTAAAGTTGTTTGCTGATATGTTTCCGTTAACTTCAACAGTGCGTGTAATAGATACTGCGTTAGCACCAATTGTAGCAATATTTGATCCATCAACCGCAATAACAATATTACCAGCACTAGTACCGCTGTCTATAATTTGTATGCTAGAATCATCTGCTTGAATAACAGTAGTATCAATCCCACTTAATTGTGTTTGTAAATAATTTAGTGTAACAACATCCTGTGCCAATGTCGGGTCAGCTGATTGTAGCACTGTTAAGTTACCGTTGACTGTAGATGTTAATACTCCATTATTATTTGTAATTGCCATCCCACCGAGATAGATAGAATTACCACTTAAGTACAAATCCTTCCACCAATGAGTTGGGCTACCTAGATCGTAGGTAACATTAGCTACTGGAACTAAATTTCCTGTTATTTCAACATCAGTAGCAGTAGCTTGTACTTTAGTATTACCGTATTGTAGAGCAGTAACAGTTACACCTGCTGCAAAGTGGCGAACTTCAATTACGTCTGTGTCGTGCGGTACTTCAGTAAATGTTATTTGGTTATCGTCGTGGACGTTATATGCGGTTACTGGTTGTTGTACTGTACCGTTAATGCTAACGAATACGCCGTAAGTGGTTGTATTTGAACTTAGGACAAATGTGTTAGCACTACCGTCTGGATTTATAGTTTCGCTGGTTACTGTTGAAAATCCAGGTACAGCCCAATCAGTTCCGTCCCAGTATTCGATACTACCTGCTTCTGTATTAAAGCGTGTATAACCTATTTCAGGATACCCTGGGCGGCTAGCAGTATCACCTGCTGGAATACCGATAGCGTCGGAACCTATAATCTGTACTACGCCTGTTCCTTGTGCATCAAGTACAATGTTTCCGTTAGAGGCAGTAAACGTCATGCCCGTTCCTGACGATATAGTTGTATTAGACACTGTTAAGTTACCGATGGTGCTAGAGATAGCCAAGTTAGCTGCGTAGGTTACCCGTCCTTTGTCGTCAACAACAATTTGCGGAATAGTGCCACTGCTACCGTAGGTGCCTGCTGTCACACCAGTGGTCGTTAACCCAACATAAACATTACTGTTTGCGCCATACCCAACAACATCGCCGTTAACAATAATGTTGCTGTTACTAGTTAATATTTCAGCACCTAATACATCTATACTTGACGCAGAAATTTGATTTGCGATAATAATATTAGATGTTATTGAATTAGTAACTGCTATACTGTTAACATTACTACCAATATTTAAATCTCCGCTGAGTGGCGTGATTGTGGTACCAACTACACTTAGATTTCCAACTTGCTCAAGAGTTAAATTATTAGCCGAAGTTATTCTACCGGCAGAGTCAACTGCTAATTGAGCTATATTTGTGTTTGACCCGTAGGTTCCTGCCAATACGCCAGTACTGCTCAGTGCTACATAAACATTAGTATATGTGCCTGTCCCGACTGCGTCGCCGTTAACTGAAATGATTGAATTAGCTGTTAAAACTCGATAGTTTGCTTCGTACAATTCGTCAGCATTAATAACACCGCCGTTAGTATTACCTGTGATAGAAATATTTCCACCAATGGTGATACTATCAACATTAATATTACCAAGGTTGCTGATATAGGGTTGATTTGAAGTTAATACTGTTCCATTGATATTTAAGGCAGTGATCGTATTAGCATACAAAGTATTCCACCATAAACTAGTATTGCCTATCGAACCAGAGGCATTTGATGCCGGCAATAGTTGACCCGATACTATTACATTGCCGCTTACATCCAATGATATCAATGAACCTAAGCTAGTTATGTTTGGTTGTGCGTTGGTTAACAGAACACCTGATAAAGTTGTTGACACAAAGCTGCCAGCAACTATACTGTTTGCGTATACAGTATTCCACCAATTGGCGGGACTGCCTATGTTGTGTAATAGATTGCCGGATGTTAGTAAGTCACCACTGGTAATTAATATATTACCAGCAACTTCTAATTCTTGTGATGGGGACTCTGTGTTAACGCCTAAACGGAAATTGGCAAAGTCCATGTAGACTAGGGCATTACCAGTCGTGGTAAACTGTAGATCTATGCCTTGTCTATCTAGATCGGGTAATAGTGAATATCCCGGAACACGACTAATTGCCATTTATTGGTCCTCTTTTAATATTTATCTGAGGACTAATTGACTATCGTATTACCATAATTATGAACGATTGTTATAGCTGCCCCTGGACTAGGTGCACTTGAAAATTTAATAGCAGTGTTACCTAAAAACTCATAGTTAGTAGACGGTATCTGATATACTGTACCTACATGAACTAATACCTCTGCTTCGCGGCCGGCAGCGTAGCTAACTGTCATTGAATTGATAACCGTGTTAGCGCCATCACCTATAGCACTGTTATCCACAAATATATTAGATACACCTTCGCGTGCCACTGCTTGCCACGTTGATCCGTTTGGTGTGTATTCTAATTTACTTGTACTAGAATTCCATCGAACTTGGCCAGCTACCGCATGATCAGGAGTAATTGTTGACGAACCTTTGTTAGGTAACCCTATCGCATAACTGCCAGTTTTAATAACTGTGTTCTTTAGCATGTGTCCCATATTAGATTCCCACGTAGCTTACTGTAGCAGTAACTGATGTTCCAGAATCGATATTAGCTTTAATTTGGTCATCGTGACCTAATACTAATTTTTCCATGTCTACTACAAATGTGTCACCGCTGGCAATTTGTACATTGTTATATACTATCACCGTAGCATTAGCTGCTAGCCCCGGTGCTGGAATAACCCATAGCGAAAGATTTCTAGCTGTCGCGTCAGTATTACAAAAGTACATTGTTGATACTACTGTATTACCTGAACTAGCATAGATATTTGCTGGGGATGTTGATAATGTTGTATTTCTTACTGACATGGTTTATTCCTATAAAATTAAACTGAGACCAAATGCCCTAGTTTTTGTAATTAATTCCTGGTTCGCTACTACTTCGTTCACTACATATAATCCACTTTGGCCACCGCTGACTGAACCGCTATATAGATTAACTTTACCTGTAACACCTGTTGGTAGGTAAGTAGGAGCATTAAATTGAATATTAAAACTATTTGTTTCTAAGTTGCCGCCTAGTTGCGGACTAGTATCTTGTACTACCTCTGAAATTCCGCCACCAGTTAAGGCACTGTAGCCCACGTCGATGTTGCTAGAAATTTCCCAAGAGTCCGATGTTTCATTCCATCGAATGGCTGCGTTGCCGAGTGTACCTCTATCTATATAAAGATGAGCGTCGACCGGGCTAGCGCCACCAACCCCTGCTGCTGTTTCACCAGCATTAAGGGTGATGTCTCTATCCTCTACATTTGTATTAGTTACTGTGGTTGTATCGTATACACCTTTAACGTGTAAATTACCAGTAAGATATACGTCGGTAGTATCGATTGTATATGATGAATTAAGTTTTTTAACTGTTGCCATTCTAATTTATCCAGTTTTTATTATTTATGCTATATGTCTGAAGTGTGTATTCAAAAAAAATAGCACCCAAAGGTGCTATTTTTACTTTGACTAAAATTAGTCGTTTGATGAAATTTTAACTGTTGTGCCTGCTACTGCAGCACCGGTTGAAGTCCATCTAGCATGGCTGTTTGCAGTAAACTGTACACCTGCGGTACCACCAATTGCAGCTGGGAATAATAGAGCAGTACGTGATTCTAATTTACCAACTAAGTAAACTCCACCATCACTGTCTGTAGCAAGTAATGTCATTTCACCTGCGGCTGTTGGGCCACCTGCAGCAATAACTTGCGCTACTGTTGGACTATTAACACCATTAACCCCTGTTGGAACTAAACGAACTACCGCAGTACCGTCAGTATTAGTAACTCTGTAACGACGTGAACTACGTTGTGATACAATGTCTGCTTGTGAGCCGATAGTGCCGTTAGTTGTCCATGCGTTAGCTTGGATTGTGTTAGCAGTAGTAATTACACTAGCGCGAACTGCTGTTAAACTACCGCTTACACCGTTATCCCAGAATGTAATACCTGCTGCAGATTTAGCCGCATTGTTTGTGGCACTCATTGTAACAACGCCTGTACCGTATTGTTCAATTGCTACAATTGTTGTACCTGCTGTGAATCCTGTATTAGCAGTCATACCAACATATAACCCTGCCACGCTTGAAACTGTAACGTTAGCGTTTGCTGGATATGCTGTTGTACCAGTAACTACAACGTTACCTGGTTTAACTAAACTAATAACAGGTGCTGTTGTATAGCCTGTGCCTGCTTCAGTGATTGATGTTGTGTCAATACGACCATTGGCTGTACTTATACCAACAGTAATTGTAGCGCGAGTGCCACCAATTGGACTAACTGCTACTGTAGCCGTTAAACCTTGTGAATAAGCTGAACCACGATTTGTTAATGTAATGCTTGATAGACCTTCACCACCAGCATCACTGTAGGTTAGACTGTCATTAACATTATCTGAACCAAAAAACTTTTTCTTAATAGGACGTCCCATTTGTTTCTCCTTTTATAATTAGCGTTCTAACGCCTACGCGGTGGGGACCGCATAAACTCTCATTCAAGAGCGAACAAAGTATTTATCGTATATTGACTTTTACTCTAAAAGATAGTACAATAGCACTTCGTTAGTTAAGGAGAGTATGATGACTTGGTATAATGCAAAATACAAAGGAATTAAGCCCGCTTTTAGAGGCGGAGATACAAACTATAACACTATTAATGCTACTAAGAAATATGTAGAGTATTTTTTAGACATACAAGATATGAACGACTTACTTAGAACTACTAAAAGTTTTGATATTAAGATGGATTTGTTATATTGTTTAGACAAAGCAGAAAGCAAGCGTGCGTGGAATTTTAAGCATCCTAACTTTTGTCAAACAGATGCTAACACGTTACTACAAGCTGTAAGAAATGCTAAACGTAAGGATGGTTACGATATTACAGAGCGGTTTGAATATTATGCGTAGCCAACAAAAAAGCCCCTTGCGGGGCTTTTTTTAATCGTACCTTTAAGGTTTTAATCTTATTGGAATGATAGGTTGCTTACACCAACTTCTTCTAAGTAGTCAGCTGCGTTACCTAGAGATGAAGCAGTGTTGCTTAACTCTACATAACCATAACGTGTCATGAAGCCTACTACTGGTTCAAAAGTAGCTGGATCAAGAACAACACCACTGCTCATTAATGGAACGTATGGGCAGTAGAACGCTGCAGCGTCAGCTTCTGAAGAACCTTTGTAACCTACTAATACTGGTGTGCTGTCTGAAGCATAACCATCAACGTAGATCTTCATAGCGCCATTCAATGTACCAACAAATTTAGTGTTTGTTGGAGCTTCAAATGTACCTTCTGTACTACGAGCAAAAGCTGAAGTAGTAGCAGATTGAAGAACTGTTAATGCTGCTGCAGATACAACAGCCCAGTTACCAGCGCCACGACGTGTACGTTGAGCGATCAAGTTAGCTGCGCGGTTAATTAAAACAGCAAGAGCAGCGTGCTCGTCACCTACGAATGTAGCAGTACCAGAAACAGTAGCTTGGTTGTAGCTATATGTTGAGTATGAAAGAGCACGTAGACTAGCTAAGATTTCTTGATCAATTTCAACAGTAATTTCTTGAGCCAAAGCTGCCATGATTTCTGCTTCAACATCTAAACCGTGCATAGATTGTGCGTCTTGAGCTGCCTCAAAAGTCCAACGTGCGCTTAGTTTACGTGTTTTAGCTTCAACAACTTGTTTCAAGATTTGAACGTTGATACGGTTACCTGGAACGCCTTCAAGTGAGCTAGTTGAAGTAGCTTTACCTGTTGATGCGCCTGAGTAAGCAGTAGCAATGCGGAATGGTGATAATGCTTCATCACCAGCTGTAGTAGCATCAGCACCTGAAGTACCTGCACTTACGCTATCAGCGTAACGTACACGTAATGTGTGGATTTGTGCTACTGGGCCAGTCATAGGTTGTACACCAACGATTTCGTTAGCGATAACTGTTGGCATAACACGACGAATTACCGGAAGGATTACGCGGTTTAGTGTAGCAACGTTACCTACTGCAGTTGCGCCACTAGATGCTGTTTCCATCAAGTGCTTCTTAGTGTTTTCTAAAATTACAGCCATTGTGGTTCTTTTCGAACCTTGTAGACCTTCTAACAGGGCGTCTTTGGTCTCGTTCCAACGGCCTTCTAATAGTTGGGTTGTCATTTCTTTATCTTCCTTTTATAAAAGTTTGTATTACTTTAGCCCTGCTAAACGCTTAATGTCAACAACATTGTTGTCGATTACTTGAGCGTCTGTTTTAGCAGATTTATCACCAGTTACTTCTACTTTACTTTCAGCAAGCATTGGCTTGTCGGCCTTTGGCTTAGCTGGAGAGTTATTTAGAACTGCTGGTAGATACTTATCGTAAGCAGATCTGAGTTTCTCAGTCTGTACGTTTTCGAGTAGACTGGTCATTATCGCAGCTTTCTCTTTATTTAGTGGTCCTAATAATTCTGTTAGTGTGTCCTTACGGCCAGCACTTTCAGTGATTACACGGATTTCTTTTTCTTTAGATTCAACTAAAGTTTCTTTTTCAGCTATTGCTTTTTTACTTTCAGCAATGATAGCGTCTTTCTTAGCTAACTGTGCTTGAAGTTTAGCAAATTCTTTGTTCTCATTTAAGTGAGTAACAGCAAATTCACTAGCAAACGCTTCAAATAGGCGACGACCAAACATGTTCTCACGAGCCGCTTGGATATCTTCTTTTAGTTGGGTCAATTCTGTCCCTAGATTGGTTGCCACTGCTTCCTTAACAAGACGAGCACTACGGCCAATAAAGTCTTGTTGTAGAGCTGCTAATTTAGTTTTAGCTTCTGCTACAAGTTTAACTTTAGTTGCGATAACATCTTTCTTGTCTTGGTCAAACTCTTTGATCTCTTCAGCTAGCGCACGGATAACAAATTTTTCTAACTTAGCAGTTGCTTCGTTTTGAATTTTGCGATCTGAACGTAGTTCTTTGATCTCTTCAGCTAGTTTAGTAACCATAAAGTTATTAAATTTGCCTGCGCTTTCAACCATGTGACGTTTAAAGTTCACACGATCTTCTGCTAGAGCTTGTTTCTCACTAGCGAACTCTTTAAGTTCGGCAGTAAGACTTTCAGTGACCATTTTGTCTAGAGCTTCAACCATTACTGTCTTGTCGTGATTGTAGCGACGAGCGAACTCTTCACGCAATTCAGCGCGAACAGTCTCACGTGCTTCATTAATTTGACTTTCCCAAGCTTCTGTAATAGCTTCTTGGGTAGCTTCATTAATGATGCCACTTTCTAACAATGGTTTGATAGCATCTAACATTGTGATCTCCTATTTAATTTTTAGATCTTTGATCAAGCGAGTAACTTGCTCTTTCAAATACTTCTGTACCTTTTGATCTGCGCTGGCTTCTTTTGCCATTTCGAATACCTTAGCACCACCACGCATATTCATCAGTCCTTCGTAAATCGCTGTTGGATACGCATTAGGTGCGCTTGGTTGCGCAACTACATCTACAGTGACTATTTCAAAATCACTGACTTTACCGTCACCTTCAACGTTGCCTGAGCCACGTGAACTAACGCCAAGTTTAACACCACTATCCAACATAGTCTGAACTAACTGACCCATTGGAGTAGGTAAAATCTTTAATTTGCCGAAGCCGTTAGGACCGTCCATCCACATATCTGTAATCATGTGACTTACGCGGTCTAGATTAATCTTCAAATCATCAGGGTGATCTACTTCGCCTAAGACGCTGTAGCCACCCTTGATTTGTTCCATAATGCTAGAAACGGCTTTACCAATCTCATTTACAGGATATACTCGCTCATTGTGATTTTTGACACCACCTTGAATGAATATACCTTTCATGTAAAGATCTTTACCTTTACCGTCGTGACGGTCTTCTGTTAGAACTTCCATTCTAGCAGCATCAAAGGTTAAGTTTTCTTTAAGATATAAAGCCATTATATTATCCTAATTAACGTGCTAACGGGCTTTTAGTAGCTACAGGCACTTTACCGTCTGTAGTTTGACCTTCGCCTGCTTTTGGTTTGTTTGCTGATGATAATGATTTAGTACCACCAGCTGTGTTTTGTACTTTACCAATTAAATCGCCTTTTGGTTTAACTGAACGATTAGGTGATTGGCCATCTGGGTTTTGATTTGCGCCGCCTTTAGCGATATTAGCAGATGAACCGCCCATATCAGTTTTACCAGCTACAATACCTTTAGTGTTAATTGTTGCTGATTTACCAGCACCAACTTCGCCACCTTCAGTTTTTTGACCTTGATCAGCTACTTTTTCAACGTATTCACGAACAATAGATTCTTCCAAATCTTCTTCTTCTTCGTCTTCTTCTGTATCACATTCTTCAGCTTCGTAGAATTCTTCTTGAGCAACTTCTTCGCCGCCCATATCGTTACCCATTTCGTCGCCACCGAACATGTCAGCGTGTTCTGGTTCGTTTTCTTCGCCGGCCATTAAAGCATCAAATTCAGCTTTAAGTTCGTCAAGTGCTGACTCTAAGTCAGTAATGCGTTCTTCATCACTGGCGTGTTCTTCTTCGTGTGAGTCTAAATCGCCGCTATCATCAAAGTCGTTATCTAATTCTGAACCTTCTTCAGATCCAAATTCTTCTTCGCCTTCTTCTTCTTCGCTAATGCCTTCTTCGTCGACTTGAATTTCGTCAACTAGACCTTTAACTTGGTTACCGCCAAGATTTTCATCTAGGTCTGTTTCGTCGATAAGGCTTTCGTAAATGTCACGTGATTTTTCAACAACGATGTTGTGGAATAATTCACGAGCCTTGTCAGAATCATCATTAATGATGAATTCAATTAACTGTTCGTACTTGTTCATGTGAACTCCTTAATATTAAGTTTATAATTGTCGATATACAATTATATAGATATATCTCTGTAATATTATTTACATATATAAGATAAAATTGTGGTTAAATGCGTTGTTTTTGATTCGTTTTGGGAGATAACTACATACCGGCAGTTGGTTCTGCCGGTGGTTCGTATTGAGTTTGAACTTTTTCTATCTTCTGTTCTTTTTCTAACTTGCGTACATCATTCATAATGCGTAGGCGATTTAACTGCGCTAGCGTTAATTTAGTTTTACGCAGGTCATTCAATGACACAGTCGTGTTGTCATCTTTCTCAGTGGAATAACCCGGCAATTCTTTGTCAAAAATTTCTAATAAGTTCATATTCTTATTTACCACAAGCTGTTAAGAACCGGCCAACGGCGCTGTAGTTGATGGCGCAACGCTACCCATGGCGCTTGGATTTGTGCCGGCGGCAGCCATCCCGGGCTCTGTTCCGGGTTCAGTTGGCATAGCTTGTTCTATATTACCTAGGTCAGTGTCAAGAGCTGCTGGAGTAACACCAACGGCACGTAGATTAGCTTCTTCCGTTCCTTGGTCAGTTTTGCCGCGCTCTTCTGCCCACATTTCGTCATTTTGCTGCATTTCTTCTTCACTTAGATCTAAGTAACGTTGTAGTAAGAAGCGTTTACTTAGATAGTTAATGGGTTCTAATGCTGTAAACGTAGCTATTCGTGTTTGATCAATCTCAGCTTGGCGATATTTGGCAAAGTTTTGTGGCTCGTTAAAGCGAAGTTCAAAGAGGCTACCGTCGATGTTTATACCTCTCCAGCGCATAAACATTTTAAATTCTGTATCTAACGGTTCTGCTATTAGAGTTTGTAAGCGTTTACAGTATTGGTTGAATCGCCATTCTTGAATTAATGCTGTTGTGGTGCGTCCGTCACTGTATGCTGCTGGACTGTCATCAGCTGTTGTTGGCAAATAGCTACTAGGAATGCGTAGACCACGGAATAGTTTATTAGTAAAAAAGCGTAAGTCTGTAATTTCACCCAGGTTGTTACCGCCCGGCAATACATCTACGCTAGATCCTCGACCGTCTGCAGTCACAGGAAAGAAGTAGTCTTCGTTTGTGCTTAATGGATTATAAGTAGCATCCATCATGTTCTGTCCGCCACCTGTTTGTGTAGGAATACGACGTTGATGAATTTCGTTTTTAATGCGATCAACAAAGGCCATAGCCATATGGCTAGGCATATTACCTACATCAATTTTAAATACACGACGTTCTGGAGCACGTTGTATACGGTAGATAATGATAGCGTCTTCTAATAGTTCCTTTTGTTTAAAAATCTTAAACACGCTTTCTAATACGCTGTTACCAAATGGCCAATTTATATCTAACCCTTCAGTTAAACTCATGTGTACTACATGTTCAGCATCAATGACTGCTTCGTTTTGCGCATGGCTAAAACGACTGCCGCCACTATAAGGAGTGTTTGGCTGGGTGTATGCTCCGCTAGGACCGCCAACTTGTGGGTGATTAACATACGTATCACTAGCCGCTACCGCTGTAGCAGTTAGATTTTGAAAGTTAATATTTAGGTCTTTAATCCAATATTGTTCAGGTTTCTTACCTTCTGCTTCATTAACAATAACTTTAGTTACTTTGTGCATCTCAGTCCAGTACATCTTGAATGTTTCTGGATCACGTAAGAATACTTGATCGCCATATTTGATAGTGTTGCGTACTAGTTTGAATAGGCGTTTATTTAATTGATTAAGAGTAACCCACTGTTGTAGTTGCTCTTTAATAATTTTAATTTCATTATCGGTTGGCTTTTCTTTGAAGTATAAATCAAATCCTGTGCCGTTTTCAATATTTGGCTGTGTCATAAACTCAGCAAGAATATCAAGGGCAGCATTAACTTCACTGTCCATATCCATTTGCTCGTACTGATTATAACGCTCGGTGCGATTTGGGTGCCCAATGTACACTTCGGGTAGTTGACTAGCAAAGTTGCGGTATCCCGGATCAATGCCTTGACTGACGCCGCGACCTGCTCCGCTAATGGGACTCATTTGTCCGCTTACGTTTGCTGTTTTAAAATGCTTTTTCCATGACATATGATTATCTCTAAGATACTATATTTAAGCCTTTACAGCGAGTTCTGTAGAATTCCTGATGTCATTCTATTATTTGTAGACATCGCATCTAATAGACTTCTCAATAACTGAGTTTGTTCTTGAAGTATACCGTTCATTTTGGGCATTTCTTCGGATGGCGGAGCACTACTAGGTATAATTTGTGTATCATTCCTTGATTCCATTCGATCAGTTGTTTTAGTTAAACTTGTTACTAGTTGTTCTAATGACTGTGCCGGTGATGTAATCGACGACATTTTATCTTTAAGGGTTGCTTGACTGTCAATGATGCCTATTAATTGTTCAGTGATATTGTTTGGCACAATAGACGACGGGCCTACTACTAATTCTGGACCTTGTTCACCTGTAATACCAATTTGGCCTGGTTTGATGTTGCCACCTTTAGCATATCCTTTAGTTTCCGCCGGCACTGCTGTAGCCGGTTTCCAATCAACTATTCGTCTACCAGCGCGGCCTGCTGTGACATAAACTGGCTCGTATCCTTGTTTGGCTGCTTCTTCAACTGATGGAAAATCATGCCCGACTACAGCACCACGGCCAGCTTTCACTTCCCCTCGTTCATTGGTGTTTTTACCAAGTATGTTTTTTGGCTTAGTATCAGTTTCTGTAGTTCCTGACTCTAATCCCATAGTCTTTTGAAAAGCTGAAAGATCTCCAGTTTTAGCAAACTCCGCTGCTCCTCGAAGCATTTTACTAGTAGTTTCAACTGTGGCTTTGACTATGTTAGCATAGTCTTTCATATACGTTCCAGTTAAAGTTTCCATAGCTACTTGAAACTTTTTAGTTTCTTCAGTAGCAGCTTGAAATCCGGTAGTCAACTCATCCGAGGCTGTTTGTTGTGATTCTGCTCGTTTAGCTGATGCTTCTGCAGCGCCTGGATCTAATAGGTATTTTTCTAAAGCGTTACCGATAGCAGCAAATTGTTCAGCGCCTTGTACTCCATACACTGCGGCTAAGTCAACTGCTTGTCCGTATCCTTCTCTAGCCGCACGATACTGTTTAGCATTTTCAGCAATAAAGTTTTGAGTTTCTGATGTGATATTTTTACTACCAGATTTAACAGCGCCTGAAATGCTGTCAATAATCTGCATAGCTTGTTTATTAGCCACAATACCCGGTATAGCCACTGCCCCGCCTACCATTTTTTGTACTAGAGCACGTTGATATTCTGGGCCCAATGTTTCTAATTGACTATAAGCCAATTTAAAAGCTTCAAGTTGATCGCCTGATAATGATGCCATCAATGAAGAACGCATACTTTCATCACGTGCTTTTTCCATAGCAGCTTTAGCATCTTTGCCTGTTATGTCACTCAGTACTTTTAAGTTAGTAGCATACTCTTGGGTACCTTTAGCCAATTGTGCTTCACTCATGCCGCGCAATCTACCCTCAGACTGACGCTGGGCGGCATATTGTGCTAAAATCTCACCTTGTTCTTCGTAACCGTAGCCCAACGCTAGTAGTTGATTACGCACTGAATTTGTTCCAGATGCCATTCCCTTAAGACCTTTGCTTAGTAGCAACGATCCTTCACTAGCACTTAACCCCATACCACGGATGTCTTCTCTTGAATTGCCGACAACTCTGCTAAAATCTGCTATACCTAGTCCGCTTTCGTTAGCTATAGTAGACATTTCAGTCATACCACCAGCAAAGCTAGCTCCTGCTTTAGTAAACGCAGATAATGCTTCTGTACGTTTTTGTAGTTCGGCCGCAAATACTTTATTACTTGCTTGTAATATAGTAACGCTGGCTTCTAATACTCCTTTAGATACTTTTCCAGCAGTGTCTGCTAGTCTAGCTGCTCCATCGCCGATAACAGGTATCATACCTAATAGGCCGCCAGCAATACCTTTAGTTGTGTCTATGGTTTTTTCAAGGCCTGCTTGTAGAAGTTCTAAACTGGTGTTAATAAGTTCTGAGCTAGCTTTGATGGGATTTTTAGCTAGATCATCATAGCTAGTTGCCCAATTAGCAGATACACTAGCTGCTGTTAAACTCAAATCCTTGCCAAAACTGTAGATATTTGAACTTAACGATGTAACTGCTTGTTTTAGTCCTTGACTAAATTTATCTGCTGACTCTCCAGCAGCATCTAGCGAATCACCAGTGCCATCAGCTTGCTCTGCTAGTTGATCGAGCTCAGATCCTAGTTTTTTAGATTTTTTAATTTCTTCTTCTTTGGCTTTAGCTAGTTTCTTTTCTTCAGTCTGTTTAGTTTTGTCTGATCGATTAACCGCATCCAGGATAGACTTCATGGTGCTTTCTTCAGCTGCACCTTCTACTGTTACTGGTCCATCTAACCCAGGAATTTCAATTTTAATAGCCATGATTTTTCCACTATAAATATTAGAATACTATTATCTTATTTATGGAGTTCAAATACCGATGGAAAACTCAACTGCTAATAATCCATTAGCCAAACACTTTCGCCAACCAGCGATTTATATAACTTTACCTAGTGGCGGTAAATTTTGGCCCGAGGGTTCAATCGACATTCCGTTAACTGGCGAAATTCCTGTATACCCAATGACTGTTAAAGACGAAATGCTACTCAAAACACCCGATGCCTTAATGAACGGTGCTAGCATTGTTAATATGATTCATAGTTGCTGTCCTAATATCACTAATGCCTGGGTATGTCCTGTTGTAGATTTAGATGCTATATTAATCGCTATTAGATTAGCCAGTTATGGTAACAGTATGGAGTTTACCAGCATTTGCCCGCACTGCCAAACAGTTAACGATAATGCTATTGATCTACGTGTGTTATTAGACAGCGTCAAGCCCGTAACTTACAACAGCACTGCTACTATACAAAATTTAGTATTTCATTTTAAACCGCAGAGTTTTGAAAACTTAAATCAAGTAAGCCAAGTGACGTTCGAGCAACAAAAGTTAGTTAGTTCAATAATTGACAGTGAGTTACCCGAAGATCAAAAAGCAGAACTATTTCGCGAAGGATTTGCCAAGCTGACTAATTTGAATTTAAACATGCTAGCTAGCTGTATTGATTCGATCGAAGCCGACGGACAGCATGTAGCCAATGCTGATCAAATCAAAGAATTCTTGGATAATGTAGACTTAAAAAGTTACGAAGACATTAAAACAAACGTACAGATGTTAGTTGACCAAAATAAAATAGCACCACTAACACTAACCTGTAGTAACTGCGAATCTACCTATCAAACAAACCTGGAGTTTAATCAATCAAATTTTTTCGTCTAAGGCTTTTGAAGCTGTCTGACGAGGAAATTATTAATCTACTAGACTCGTTAGAAAAAGACTCAAAAGCCCTAAGAGAAGAAGCGATACAGATATGTTGGTATATGCGCGGCTCAGTCAGCTATGACGATTCTATGTTGTTAACTGCCGAAGATCGAAAGATTATTTCAAAATTGATTAAAGATAATTTAGAAACAACTAAGAAAACTGGAATGCCGTTCTTTTAAGTCGTTATTGTCCTTAAAGTATATAATTAAGACTATTTGATATAGTCTTTTTTATTGGTTAACTACTTAAGATGTCTAACGACATCTGCTTTATCGCTTGCGCTCTAAAGCCTTTTCTTCTATTCTTTTTACTCTAATTTACTTTGATTTACTGTATGCTCTTCTAATGCTTTATCCAGATGTAAGTCATACTTCACCTATCCGAGGCAAAGTATAAGAGACACTTTATCCGAGTGCTTCCATCATACTAACTAAAAGAGATTATTTTCACTAACACGGAAGCGGTTGCCCTGTACTCCCTACTCTTGCTTCTTGCAACGGTAGCATCCATAGCCGTAGTTAGCCAACTATAGTATGCTTGCGGGTTGTATCTTTTTCACAGTGCCCACATCATTCGGTTTTTACACCTAGGTTTATATTGTTTCGATCGCTTTTTATAGCACAATACGGTTCTTGCCATCAAGTGTAAGGTCTAGTCCTTACGTTCCACCTGCGGCCATTACGCGAGCAGGATCTCCTCTTGATACAGCGCAGGCTGCAGCAGTGGCTAATATGTTACTTTGTAATCTTTAAATCTTTTACGGAATTTTTACCAAGTTTTAATTGAATAATGCCGTTGTAGTTGTTTTCACGCAACAAGACATCTTCCTTAAATTGGTAATAGGCTTCCAAGTAATTAGTTTCGCCTCTTGAGCTACACAGATGTATAATCTCACGAGTAAATTTCTCTTTGCCTAGTTGCTCAATATCTTCTATTAAGCGGTGTGATGAGCCCCAATAATCTTTCCAGTCTGTTTCTATGACTTCGTGTCGTTTATTTTTCTTGCCTTTTAGAGGTGGTCTCTTTTTGATGGTAGTAAAGTA